GGCTACCACTTGTTCTTCCTCTTGTGTATATAAAAAAACAAAAGTAATTAATTTAACTAATCAGGTGTTTGGACGATTAACGGTTATTTCTTCGGCAGGGCCGTCAAAAGACGGACACATGTTATGAAGATGTCGTTGTTCCTGTGGAAACGAAACTTACGTAGAAGGACGTTATTTAACACGTGGACGCACTTGTTCTTGTGGATCTTGTCCTGATTTACTTAAATCAGCAGGGAATAATTATATAAATAACTGATTATTGAATAAAAATATTAATTTTAAATCAGAGGTTCGTTTTGATGATTGTAAAAATAAAGTAACTTTACCATTTGATTTTGTATTATATGATCAAAATAATAATATTATTTGTTGTATTGAATATCAAGGCGTTCAACACTATACACCCACAGGTGGCTGATTTACCGCTGATGTTGTCAAACAACAACAAAAACGAGATCAAATTAAAAGTCAATATTGTAAACATAATAATATACCTTTATATATTATTAATTATCAAGATTTTCAAAAATTAGACGATATTTTACAAAAAATATTGGAGGAAAACAATTATGAAGACAAAAATAACTTTAAATACTAATACTAAATTAGTAGAAGCAATTCAAAATAGATTGAGATTAAATAATGGTTATTGTCCTTGTGCGTTAATTAAAAACGATGATACAAAATGTATGTGTAAAGAATTCAGAGAATCCATCGAAGAAGGTCCTTGTCACTGTGGATTATATATTAAAGAAAGGGTCAAAGACAATGCTTAAGTATTTTGACTCTGCTATAGTCTTTGCTGAATTTCCAGATGAAGTTTGTTTAGCAGTAAATATTACGAATTGTCCTGGAACCTGTGAAAAATGTTCTGAACCTTGGCTAAGAGAAAATATTGGAGTAGAATTAACTAATAATGATATTGATCAACTAATTAGTCAACATCCTGACATTACTATGTTTGGTTTAATGGGTGGAGATTCTGATCATTTAGATTGCTGTCGTATAGCTAATTATATTCACTCTACTTATCCTTATATTAAAGTGGGTATGTATAGTGGATTAGATTATTTAGATAGTAAATTATTAGATGTATTGGATGCATATAAAATTGGCCGTTTTATTTCACCAAAAGGACCTATAGAAGATTGATTTAAAACTAATAATGGAGTTTTGAATTTTCCTTGATCTAATCAATTATATTTTGAAAAAATTATAAAAGATGATCAAATTTATTGGCAAAACTCTACTTATAAGTTTAGAGATAAACCATTGGGCGATCCAAGTAAATATATTATTTAACCGTCTATTAGTTTTTTTACTAAAAACGATTTTGGTTATAAATTTGATCGAAGTCGGGGTATGTTATATAGGAGGAAATAGTTGTGATAGAAAATAAACAACCTACAATAACGTCTATTCATAAAATTAATTTAACTATGATTAATACATTATGTGGTCACTATATTACACAATGTAAATCAAGAGTAGACGCACAGCTTATCAAAGCTTTATCTAAAGATTTAATTACCATATTAGGTATTAAAGACGATAAAGATTATGGAGTTATTCCTATTGATAATATAAAATAATTTTAAATCACCTTGTATAGGTGATTTTTTCCCATTATAATGTTAATATATGAAAACAAAACTTAAAACAATAAAATACACAAAAAACAAAGTAATTAATACTATTATTATGATCATGATGTTTTTAACACCATGGTTTTATGTTTTTATTAATCAAGATTTACCACAATCTATATCGGTTACTTATTATACTAATACAGGTCCTTTATTTATTATAACTATGACTGGCACAGGATTCTTGTTATTAAGCGAAAATACAAGTAATATTTTTGAAACAATATTAAACGTTGTTATTTTCCTTGCTGATTTAGGTTTGGTTTGTAATCCTTGTCAACCAATTGATTTTAATGGCACTGGTGTTTACGGTGTTCTTAGTTTACCAATGCCACTATGCTCACAAATTCATAATATTTGTACGACTATATTCTTTATAGGATTATTTATTAAAATGGGAATATTTTTAAATCTTAAAACCAAACTTAAAAACTGTGTAATTTATGTAATGATAATAATGGTAACTATTTTATTATTATTGTGTTTATTATCGTCGTGGTTATCTGTGTGTCCTTATAAAACTTGGCTAATTGAAACTTTGTGTATTTCAAATATTGGAATTGGCTGGCTTTTATATATTAGTGCCATGGATAAAGAATAGTTTGAATATTATAATTTTTCCCATTATAATAATAATATATAAAATATTGAATAAAAGCTACATTTTATTCGGAAAGGTGAAAAAAGAGGAATAAAAGATTATGACAAGTAAAGAAGTGTTAAAATCTCAAGGACATTATGCTTTATATGAATTATTTACAGATGTTGCAAAATTAAGAAATAATACTCATCCAACAGACAATGAAAAAGAGTTATTTAATATTATTGAGAAAGATTTAGAAGAATATGAAATAGCAAAAAATCTAATTCACGAATTACGTATTATTTTGTATGGTGATGATGAAGACTGTAAAACTGATTTTGATATAATTAGAAAATGTCAATTGAAGATTCTTAACTATTTAGAAGATAAAGCAAAGAGATTAGGAACTGAAAAACTTGTTAGAGAAGTTTTAATTCAAATTGCTAAAATGATAGCAAGTGGAGAAATACCAAATGAAGTTTATGATAAATATTTAAGTGAAACACCAATAGGTTTTATGCCCGAAGAAGATTTAATTAAATATTTAACAAAAGATTTAAAGGAAGAATAATCATGACAAATTAAATTAGGATATTTTTATCCTATTTTTTATAAAGAGTTGTTTTTTGGAAAAATTACCATTATAATATATATAGAATAAAATTGCCTTTTTATTTGGTAATTTTATAGAAAGGAAGTACTACATGCTTATTAATGAAATGATCGGGCAAAACATCAAAGCTCGTGTTAAATTACATAATTATAGATATCCGCGTTCTGGTGTTCAAGAATCTGGTTTTGCGATAGTCATTTTTGATGTTGTTTCTGTTTTAGAAGGACAAATGCCTGAAGATTTTATTTATGGTAATAATGATGGTAAAATAGAATATCAACTTACTGCTGTTGGAACTATGCCTAAAATTGAACGTAATCAAGAATATGTTTTACAAGGTACTTGGGATATAGACAAAAAATGGGGACCTCAATGTAAAGTGGATTTTGTTAGAATGGATTATAATTTCAATTCTATAGATGATCAATGTAAGTTCTTTTCGTTCTTCATGACAGATAATCAAATTAAGTCTTTATTCGATATTTATGATGATCCAGCATCTTTGTTAGAAAATCAAGATATAGAATCTTTAACTAAAATTAAAGGTATTGGTCCAGCAACTGCTCGAAGAATGTGTGTAAAATATGAACAATGTAAGGATAAAGGACAGGCTTATATTCAATTAAAAGCTTTTGGTCTTACTAAAACAGCAATTGATCGTATTGTTGCGGCATACGGATCTCCAGATGAAGCGGCGGCACAAGTTAACGCTAATCCATATGTATTAATTAAACATGTTAGAGGTTTTGGCTGGTTAAAAGCTGATACGGCTGCTCGTGCTAGAGGTTTTGCTCGTAACTGTAAAGAAAGAGTAATGGCTTATATACAATACTATTTAGATATTCAAGCTGAAAGTGCTGGTAATATTTGGGTTACTATTGATGATTTAATGACCAATGTTATAAACGAATGTTCTCCTTTAACCAAAGATCAATTAAGCGTTTGGATTAAAGAAGTTACTGCATCACAAAATCGTTTTGAAGAACTTTATGTAAATTATTTACAAGATCCTGGTACTGAATTCCCATTATTAATGTATTGTCAAGAAGGACGTAAAATAGGCCTATCTTATTATCGTTTATTAGAACGTAAAATCGCAGATGAGCTTCAAAGATTACAAGAAGGTCCTCATAATTTACAATATGATAAACACATTTGTGAAAGTATGATCAATGAAGTTGAGGAAGAACAAGGATATGAATATACAGAAGAACAAATTAAAGCAATTTATGACATGCTTAATTCTAATGTTATTGTGTTAACTGGTTCAGCTGGTACAGGTAAAACCACCACACTTAAACCTGTTATTCGTATTTTAAGATATTATGGTATGTTTGTTAGTCAATGTGCCTTAGCTGGTCGTGCTTCAAGTTTATTAAGTGAAGTTACAGGTTTAGAAGGTAAAACTATTCATAGGTTATTGGGTTATATTCCTGAAACAGAAAAATTTGCACATTCTGCTACTAATCCATTAAAATCAGATGTTGTTATATTAGATGAAACTTCCATGGTTGGAGAAGAATTATTCTTATCATTATTAAAAGCAATTAAGACAGGATCAAAATTGATTATGTTAGGAGATATTAAACAATTACCTCCAATTAATGTTGGTAATATCTTAAATGACTGTATTCGTTCAGGATATATTACAGCTGATGTATTAACTCAAACCCATAGACAAGCATTAAAAAGTGGAATCGTATCTCAATCTGTAAAAGTATGCTCTGGAGAATCTTTGTGTAAAAATGATTTCTATGGAGAGGAAATTCGTGGAGAATTACAAGATTTTAAATTAATTGCGGCATATGATTTAACTGAAATTCAAATGAAAATAATTGAAGAATTTAGACGTTTATATTTCAAAGAACATATTGCATTAGATAAAATACAAATTATTATTCCAACTCGTGTTCGTGGAAACAACTCATGTAGAGTTATTAACAGCATGATTCAAGAAATTGTAAACCCTGGTTTTAGAAATGATAGTGCAGTAGTTGAATATAATGAAAATGGTTTCAAATATACTGTCACATACAAAGTAAATGATAGAATTATTGTTAATCGTAATAATTACCACGCATTAAATGTCGACGGAGATGAAGTTGCAATATTCAATGGTAATTTAGGAATAATTAAAAAGATTTACAAAGATCACATGATTATTGAACTACCTGATCAAGGAGAAGTTATTTTAGAAAGAGAAGATTGGTGGAATATTGGATTAGCTTATGCTATTACAGTACATAAACTTCAAGGATCACAAGCTCCTTATACAATTGTTGCAATAGATTCATCTTCTTATGCATTATTATCACGTGAATTAATTTATACAGCAATTACACGTGCTACCAAATATTGTACATTAATCACTCAACCAAAAATGTTAAATTTGGGAATAAAAATTAGTGCCATTAAACAAAAACAAACATGGTTACAACAAGAATTATTTAATTTATATATAAGAACTCAAGAAAGAGACATTAAATATGGTGAAAATAACTAGAAAGGAAAATAAAAATTATGAGTATATATGTTACTTCAGACTTACATTTTAATCACAAAAATATTTTACAAATGTGTCGTACTCAATTTGAAACTATTGAAGAGCACAATAATTATATTATTCAACAATATAATTCTGTAGTGAAAAAAGATGATTTAGTTTATATTTTAGGGGATATTGGTTTTACACCATATAATAAATTAACTCCTTTAATTAAACAATTAAATGGACGTAAAATATTAATCATTGGTAACCATGATCAAGGCAAAGATAATGAATATCTTGCTATGGGATTTATTGAAGTAATACGCCACCCTGTTTATTATAATAGTAATATTATATTAAGTCATTTTCCTGTTCGAGAGGGATATGACAATCCATGGATATATAATCTACATGGTCATTTACACAATAACGAACTGACTTTAAAAAATTATATTAATGTTAATATAGAATTAAATGATTATAAACCATTAGATTTAAAAGCATTGGCTGAGGAAATTGATGCAAAAACACCAAAATCGCGTTATCAATCTTTCGGTCAAGAATGGTTTTATGAGTATTATAAAAACAAATAAAGATAAGTATTTACTTGTCTTTTTGTTTTATTCCCATCATAATAATAATATAGAAAGAAGGAATAAAAATTATGAAAATTAATCATGTAACTACTGTTATTAGACAAACAATTACAAAAAAAGGAATCGTTTTTGAAGAAAGAAATTCTGTTAGCACAAGCTCAGTATATTTCAAAATCTATTCTAGTTCAAGAAAAGAATCATTATTATTTAGAATTGCTGATCATTATACTAAAGCTGATGTTATTACTTTAAGAATTGATCACAAATCTACAGAAAAAAGTGTCGAAAATTTTGTCATTAATCGTATTAATGATTTAAGAAAAAGATCTTTAAAAAATATTTTAGGAATGTAATTATGGGAAACAAAACAAACATTATTGAAGCTTCTGGTATAGTTGTTGAAATTTTACCAGGAGAAGTATTTAAAATTAAATTAGACGAAAATGACGTTATTATTTATGGTCATATTAGTGGTAAATTACGTATTAATCATATACGTATTTTACCTGGTGATCATGTCAGAGTGGAATTATCAGTATATGATTTAACGCAAGGTCGTATTATATACAGAGATAGATAAGGAGTTATATATGAAATTAAACACGAGTATTTTTTTAGATGGAGCTTCTAATACTCCTTTAGACGCAAGAGTACTACAAGCAATGTTGCCTTATTTAAATGAAAAATTTGTAGGGAATAGTTCTTCTACCCATGATCATGGAATTAGAGCATCAGAAGCAGTTGAAAATAGCAGACATAAAATTGCCTCGATTTTTGGTGTTGAAGATGATTCAATTATTTTTACGTCTGGTGCATCAGAATCTAATGCTATGGTTATTGAAGGATTGGGATTACACGAACTTAGTAAACCTATTAAACAAAGAAAAATGAATATTGTTGTTTCTGCTTATGAACACGATTCAATATTGTCAGCTTGTAAAATATTACAATCTATAGGTTTTAATATTACTTATATATATCCAGATAATAAAGGACATATTACTCCCGAAATAGTGGAAAAATCGCTTAAAAATGACACTTTATTAGTATGTATTATGGCGGTTAATAATGAAATAGGCACTATGAATAATATTTATGAATTGGGTGAAATTATTCATAAAAATAATTCTTTATTTTTATGTGATCTTACTCAAGCCATCAGTTATGGCGGTAGTAGTTTAGACGTTACTAATAGATATTATGGCGCAGATTATTATAGTTTTAGTGGACACAAAATATATGGTCCATTAGGAGTAGGATGTTTAATTCGTATTAATAATGCCCCAATTTATGGTATTATCGCACCAGGAGCACAAGAAAGGGGTTTACGTGGTGGAACATCTAATACACCAGGAATTGTTGGTTTAGGAGAAGCTATACAATTAATATCAGAAAATAGCTATAGTAAACATTATACAGCATTATATACATATCTTATGAGTCAGATACAATTATTACCAGATCCATTGAATAAAATTAGACCTACTGTAATTCCTGATCAATTAAATATTGTGAATTTAAATTGTTATCCATATTTACCAAGTTTTCAGTTAGCTAACAGTTTTGCTATGAATGGTATTAGCTGCAGTGCTGGATCTGCTTGTAATACTACTGGAGAATCAATAGTTGGTTCTCATGTGTTGCGTTCAATCAAAGTGCCAGAAGAAGAAATATCTTCTTGTATTCGATTATCATTTACTCGAGACACAACTACGCAAGATATTGATGCTTTTTTAGATACGTTGCTAATTTTATACAATGATAATTGTACAATGTTGTCTAATTTAGACTCTATAAACAATGAAGGATAAAATATGTTTGAGAAAACTAGAAGTGTATTAAATAAGATTTTTAAAGACATAACCAAGCTTAAAATAATTTGTGATATTATTTTGCAAGTTATTTTATTTGGATTATGTGTTTTTAACGTTATTTCTAATATTCATAATGTTATTAAACTTATCATCTATATTTGTATGCTTATATGTTCTATATTTTGGCTTATTTATTTAATTAATTTTTATTTAGGTAAATTGACTTCTGCTTACCAAAAAGCTAAGAAAAAAAATATTCAACACATAGTTAAATATTTAAGATTAGGATATAGATTCGTTTTAGTAATTTTAGCCTGTGTTGACATATTTAGCGGTGCTTTATCAGGATTTGCTTTGTTTGTGCCTATCTTTACAGTAAGTAGTTATATATTAAAAATTATAATTACTGTAATATCAGAATTAATAGCTTATTATATTAGCTTATTATCTTTAGCGATCGAAGAAGATTTAAAACCAATTACCAATACTATTGATAATATTAAACATCCTTTGTATGGTATTTCTAAAGCATTATCAAAAGATAAAAACGAAGATCGAGTAGTAGACGCCAAAACACAAGATAAATTAGATATTATTAATTCACTTGCTGATGAGTGGAAAATAAATGTAGAAAAGAAAAAACAAGAACGAAAAGAATTAAGAAAACAATTTATTAAAAAAGTTTTCGGTAAAAAAACGGAGGAGGAATAAATCATGTTAACTACTAATTATAAAGATATTAAATGCCCACATTGTGGTAAATCACATTTTTCTGTTTTTCATTCTTCAGTTGAATTAATTCCTTCAGTTTTCACTATTCATCCAGACCCAATTTATAAAGATGGAGTTTTACAAAATCCAGAAATATATGACCCAAAACCAGAGCATGAATTATGCACCTGTCAAGAATGTGGTAAAAAGTTTTGGTTGAATACAAGATATGAATGTGGTCAAGTTATTCAAAGTGTAGAAACTGAAGAAGAAAGAAAAACAAGATTAGATAATGAATGGAACAATTTATTTAATAAAAATAAAGAAGAACAAGAAATTCAAGAAGAAGTAGAAAAAGTTGCAGAAATTCTTGGAGCAAAATTACCAGAGAATGATGATACTAAAATAGAAGATATAAGTGGTATAACTAATTTAGAAGCTGACCAAGGAATATTAACTTATAGATCTGATGAACCAACAATGAGCTATGCTCTTGATGATAAAACTTCATTTGAAGAAATTAAATCAAAAGTAGATGATATGTGGATTAGACTTGAAAAAATTGAAGGAGTTTTAAATGACAGGTAAAGAATCATTGGAATATATATTAGAAAATTCAACATTTATGACAGCAAGAAACTGTAAGAAAAAATCTTTAATTCCTGAGTGTTGGGCGACTGTTATAAAATGTTTAGATGTGTTAGATTTAATTGTAAGTCGTATTTCTCAAATTGAAGCAAGTGATGAAAGAGATATTTATTATATGGATTTCTTTGGTAAAGATCGAGAAACAATAAAAAACTTTTTGAACCAAGATTTTGTATACGTTGCTAAAAAACTATTAAAAGAACACCCTGAAGCATTTGCAAAATTAGGTAAATAATAATAAGGAGGATATCATTAATGAATCAAGAAATTAATAAATTTGAATATATTTCTTCTGTCTCAGAATCTGAGAGAGAAACTTTTTCTCTTCCTACTCGTAGTAGTAAATATAGTGCTGGATATGATATTCATACTCCACAAGCTTTTGTATTAGAACCAGGAGAGAGCATTCAACTTAATTTAAAAATCAAAGCACGTATTAAATCTAACGAAGTATTGTTAATAGTGCCTCGTAGTAGTGTAGGATTTAAATATGGTATTCAACTTTGGAATACAACAGGAGTTATTGATAGTGATTATTATAATAATCCTGATAACGAAGGTTGTATTCATGCTAAATTAATAAACAATGGATTAAAAGTTTGGGAAGTAAATGTCAATGATCGTATTCTTCAAGCAATCTTCGTACGTTATGATATAACAGAAGATGATGAAGCTACTCAGCAACGAAATGGCGGAATTGGATCTACAGGAGTATAATATATGGTTAATTTATTACAAGAAACAATTAAAGTGTTATCTTATTACGATAAAACCTTAGAAGACATAGAATATGTTCAACTAGATGATGAATATTGTTTATCAGGTGATTTTGTTAAACTCGCTGAAACAATTAATTATGATGCTGGTTATGGTTTAGCTTATATTAATCAAAACTTGTTAATTATTGGAAATAACTGGTGGTTAGAACGTAGAGAATATGATGGCAGCGAATGGTGGGAATTTCAAACTTTTCCTCGTAAACCTCATATATATAATAAAACATTAAAAATAGAGGAAAGATAATTATGGCTACAAAAACTACAGAAACAACAAATAATTCACCACAAATTATAAATGACAACCACGAACAGTATTTTGTGGTTTTATATAGAAAAAATAAGGTAATAGAATTAAAACCTTATGACTCTAAAGAAAAATGTTTAGAAATATTAAACAAACTTCAAAACAATAAAGAACTATTTGCATTAGTTGAAGCTACTACTATTATTAAGCGTGATATGAGTAATTTCAAGGAAGGTTATATCTTTGGTTGTCCAAAAACTTATAACGTCTGTAAAAGTAAAAAATAAAAAATGGGATCCAGAAACTCTTTAATAATTTATTTAATATAAATTATTACATATAGTTAAAAAAGCTCTCTACGGGGCTAAAAATGCGTATTACGAGCATTGTAGGAGGAAAGATATGAGTAGATCTTATAAGAAAACACCAGTTATAAAAGATAATGGACAAAGTAAAAAGAAAAACAAACAATTAGCCAATCGTAAGGTTAGACGAAAATTAAAAGATATTAATTATGAATGTAGTCAAAATGGTGGTTATCAAAAAATTGTAAATAGCTGGGACATTGCTGATTACGTAAAGTATTGGTCTAAAGATGAAGCGATTCAACAGTGGAAGGAAAATCAATATGATTTACAAAAAAGATATTCTACTCTAGAATCGTGGTTATTATATTGGGAAAAAATTGTTAAGCGCAAATAATTTGCTTTTTGTGTTTATTCCCATTATAATAATTAATAAGGAGGATGTTCATTATGGAACACAACACTGAGTTTGATAAAAAATATCAGGTTATATTTGTAGATGAATATAATAATTGGTTTGAAGTTGGTTAGTTTAACGATCTAAGAGAAGCAGAACCACAAATCAATGAATATTTAAGAGACTATAAATTAGCACCTGAAGATGAAATGGATCCTGAAGGTACACCTAGATTCGGTGATGGTCCAGAAGATAACCAAGGAATCTTAAAAGAATACCCAGGAACGTTTGGTCCAGTATTTGACAGAATGATTGATGTCGAGGAAGGATATCTTCAAATTAGGGGTTTTGTTAGATATTAAATATATACTTATAAATACCCTAAAAATGCTCAATAAAATAACCATTTTATTCGGCATTAACAAAACATTGTTATATTTGCATCGTATTTAACTTAAATTATGATAAATACTGAAATGCATTTACATATCAACACACATATAAATATACGCTTAAATGCACAGGAGGAAATAACATTATGGCAAGTGTAACAGACAACAAGGTTTTAGATGAAGTTGAAGAAACTGTAGAAATTTCTATTGAAGATAAGAAAACTTTAGAAGATATTTTAAAAGCTTTTAAATTATTAAAGAACGCTGGTTTTGATTTTAGAAAATCTTTAACAACTACAGAATTAGAAGTCACTAAAGCATATATGGCATTAATAATGAATGATTTGATAAAATAGGAGAAGATTAAATGGATACATATATTAAATTTGATAATATAGATTTTTCACAATATCACCCAGGAAGATTAGAAGTTTTTTATCGTGATCTTGGAATTATGGATGTTTTAGAAAAAGCTGTAACTAAAGAAAAATTAGATCCACATTTAATTTGTGGAGCAGATCACATTTGTGCAAATCATAAAACTGTTGAAAAGATGAAGCAAATGATTATAGATACTTGGAAATATTATAGTATTGATAAAATGAGTGGAACTTATAAAAATCCTAATAAAGAATATGTAAGACATAAAAAAGCTTCTGGATTATCTAAAAATGATGAAGATAAAATCAGTTTTAATTTCTTAAATTGGGGACCTTATGAAAATAGTGGTATGCCTGACAACTCAATTTGGGTTAATTGTAATTTTGACAAAGAAAAAGAACAACAATCAAAAATAGGAGAAAAATAAAAGATTTATGGGATTAGATGCAGGATTTAAAACTCAACAAGGACAAAGATTATTTTATTTTCGTAAATTTTATGAATTAGATGATTATATTTGTCACACTTGTAAAATTGGTAAACATTTAGTTTTAGATGATAGTGGGACAGAAATTCCCAACGAAGGTTATGAATATATAGTTCCAAAAACATTTTGGGATAAAGTTTATAAAGAACTTAAACCTTTTTATTTAACTATTAATAAATATTCTGATAGAGTTATAGATGCACTTGATGAAGGTGAAGACAATGGAGAAGTTGAGAAAAAAGATATAAGCATTATTCAAGACTGTTTATATAACTTAGACTCTGACTTTGATGATGTACGTTCTTCTTTCTTCTTATTTAAATGTAGAAGATTATATGAATTTGCTGCATTTATGATAGAGAGTGAAATTGAAGAAGATATAATTTATTGGAGAAGTTATTAATATGGGAATGAATTATTTTTTACAAGAAAAGGATAAAAAACCTTTTGTTATTCCTTATTCTGGAGTCGGGCACAACCTAGAATTAATTTGTGTCGGACAAAAACTATTAAACCAACCATCTGTAGAAATAGATGTAAATAAATGTGTATGTGAGATAGAAAAATTACATATTGGTAAAAGTAGTGCTGGATGGAAATTTCTTTTATGCATTTATCCTTGTTTACAATTATATTCTTTAAAGGATTGGGAAAATATGTTTAACAATGAAAATTTTGTTATTGTTGATGAAGAAGACCAAATTATTCCTCCTTTACAAATGATGAGTATAATTTCTAAACGTGCACCAGCAGATAAACTCGAAGCACATAAATCACAACTATTTGATCCAAGAGATCAAGAAGGAATGGAAAAATTTCGTCCAGTAATAGTAACTTCTTTTACTACAGACGGAACATATGATTTAACATTGGAGTGGGATTTTGATTAAAATGAAAACAGACGATTATGAATATGAACAATATTATGACTATGATGAGTGTGACGATTATGGGTTTGAAAAACTAAAACATAACGCAAAACCAAAGCGTAAAGGTCATCAAAGTAAACATCAAGGAAATAAAAATAAATGGAACTATGATAATGATGATTTATACAGTATACCAACAATACCCGTAACCACTCAACATTATGTTAAACCAAAAGAGATAAAGCCAAAAGAAGTATTTACGCCTGTTGCAAATAACATGACAAATACAAATAATGTTAGTGTAAATGCAACAACAAATACATCAACAAAAACTTTTACACCAGGACCAAACAGTCATACTATTAAAAATGTTATTATCGATTTCGATCGTGTTATTAATATGGAAAAGGTATCTGGTCAACATAATAACATCATGACATATGGTATCAAATTTTATTTTAAAAGTAAAAACAACACCTGTCGTATTATTTGGTTTAACCGTAATGAACGTGAACGTGACAACACTTTCAATACCGAATATGGTTATTGGAAAACATTATCTTAGGAGGTCATAAAGAAATGATCAGAGTAACAAAAGAATTATTAAAAGACGGTTCTGTAGCTCCAACGGTAGATACCAAAAAAGATACTACCACTAAGACCGTTACAACACAAAATACAACTCCTACCACACCAACGTCAGAGCCTTATAGTAAGAAGAAGAAAGTCTGGTTCAGCATTTTGTTCTGGTTCTTAAACTTAACATGGGGCGCCATTCTTACAATCCCAGGATTACTCATTACAGGGTTCTTAATCTTGATTGGTAAACCTGCTTACAAGAACGGATGTAGCTATTATGTTGTTGTTGGAGGCAACTGGGGCGGAGCTGAAATCGGAGCTGTTTCTATCATTGGCGATTATCGTAAGAGTAGTTATTTAGCTCACATTAGGAAGCACGAATTTGGACACAGTGTTCAACAAATGCTCTTAGGTCCTTTCCAAATTTTCTTAGTCTTCATACCTTCAGCTATTCGTTATTGGTATGATAGATTGGATACCAAGCATGCTGCTGAAAGAGGTGTCGACTGGTATGACAGCATCTGGTTTGAAGGCACTGCAACTAAGTGGGGAACCATTTGGGTTGATCGCTTAGAAGGTGACAAAGTTAATACACTTAGACCACTTTGTGAGGGCAGAGACAAGAAACAAAACATCTCAAAACAACTTATAAACTTGTCTCAACAAATCGCGTCACTCGAGCCAGAGACCTATGATATCTCACCAGAGAATCATGATCAAGACACAGACAAAATAACAAAATAATTTGTAAAAGAGCGTATCTATACGGATGCGTCCTTTTTTTATTTTTTTCTTTATCTACGCGTAAGGGATGTAGAGCTCCATGCCGCTAGGCGTGGTATTGCTGTACATCCCGCTACGCGGTCTTACGCGACACTTCATCAATACCTTTGGAAAAACAAAAATCAAAAACTTCCCACCGTTAAAATGCGAATCTTCTGCGGTTTATATTTCTTTCTTTTTATTATATATATTTATATATATAATATTTCTTTCTTCTTTTATGTTACTTTTCTTCTTTCTTTTTCTTTCTTTATAAGGGGGATCTTCTAGAGCACGCGCACGCGCGCGAGGAAAATTTGTAAAAAAAGGGGTTATATGGAGCCTGCGGCAACATACTTATAGTCCCCCTACTTATTATAATAAAGATCCAAAGGAGCCTGCGGCAACACTACATCAGATCGGGTATAAAATAAAAACAATATAATAAGAACATAACCGATAGGGTATAATAGGAGTAGTATAAATTAACTAAAAACATAGTCGTAAAATTAGGTTAAAAAATAATCTAATAAAGAAGGATCAGGAAACAAGAAAAGAGTCAAGTTAAAGGAAAAGAAAAGTGATAGATAAAGATGGTAGATAAAGGGGAGATAAATTGGTAGGTAGAATTAGGTGAAAGGGGATATAAGATAAGATCCAGGACAAGATCCAGGACAGGTCAGAGCACAGTATATAACATTAGTACCTACGCACGCGCACGCGCACACGTAACGCACGCACGTATTATACGCGAGAAAGGAGGGTGAGAGAAAAAGAGGGAATAGGAGGAAAGAGCCTGGCCCCCCTCTCTCCTGAACTTGACTTCCTCCCCCATACCCATTATAATATATATAGGAGGATATTATATATATGCAACGTATACAACAATATCATGAATATACTACCCATGAGTATGGCCGCGCTTCTGTCCACGGAGTCGCTATCCAGATCAGTGAATTTTTAGAAGCTCATCCTAACATGCGTGTAGCCTCTGTTACCTCTCTTGGCGAGGCCTCTGTTTTAGTGGTCTACGACGAGGTGACCCCTTCCGCTAAAGCGGCTTGTTCAAGTGAGTTAGAGAAGGTGTCAGATCATCCAGCTGTAACTGTCGCTGATGACACCACCGCTGTAGATCTTTCGACCTGCTATGGTAAAGATGATGGAACCATTTTAGTAAGTGATACCGCCGATGTTACCGATACTACCGATGCGACATATCTATCCTTTGGTGGAGAACCAATTAGCGTTGCTCAAGCTGGCGCAATCATGAAACATCTTGTTAATGGTGATATTATTGATGACCCTCGTGATCCTAAAGATAGAGAGGTTGTCGATCATTCAGGAGCGACTAAGAAAAATGCTGCCGATTGGATAGCTCACCATCGTGCTGTATTAGAAAAAAAGAAAAAAGCAATTTTAGAAAAGGAACAATAAAAAATTATGATCAGTAAACAAACTTTTATTGAAGGTATCGATCTTATCGTTTGGGGGCTAAGGTCTGAAGAAAAATTTTGTGACTGTTTAGAAAAGCTTAGCGATGACGCTGGTTACTGTGACGCGTTTATTTATAATCGTCATAATAACATGATCGAAAAGCTAATGGTCTGTGGTATGGGTGAAGATAGCCCAGACGAAAGTGTTGTAGAAAAAATAGCTGACACTATTGAGTGGTGGATCTACGATACCGAGTGTGGAAAATCTCATGCCTGTATTTACAACCCAGACACAGAAGAAGTAGAAGTAGAAATTAAAGACGCGGGAATACTTTATGATTACTTGGTCAAAGAATACAACCTTCCTGTCTTTCTAAATAAAACAAGTAAAAAGAAAAAATAGGAGGATTGAATTCTATGGTAAGTTTAACAGGTGTGGTCGGTTTAGCCATGGGCTTTTTAATTACCATGGCCATTTCTCTCGCAAGAAAGAAAGCAAAGAAAACAAAGAAAACAAAGAAGACCCAAGCGAATATTTAGCAGCTAAAAATAAAGCTCTAGGGGTTCATGTCATAATTGGTGGCGTCTGTGATTTTGCAGCTACTATCATGACTATTATTTTATGTCTTAAAATTATTTTTGGTTAATTGAAACTAACAACCAAAGGAGAAACAAAAAATATGTGTATTAAATTTTTAAAGAAAATATTTGGCTGTAAAAAGAACGGGGGCGGATCATCTAAAGAAAATATTACCCCCGCTCCAATAATAACAGACGAAGAAAAAGAAAGTCATACTTTAGAAGTTAAAGAAGAAGATTATATCTCTCCTATCCCTCCTATCGTTTTAACAGAAGATAGTGAAGGAGCCGAGGTAGACGATGTCAACGACGGAAGCGTTAACGCCAGCTTTACAGGATTTGAAACAAGCATCCCTGGAACTTATACGATCGAAGTAGATATCGATGGAGATGCCGTTACAGATCAAACATATACAGTTACAGCAGAACAGATTAGTAAAACTGATGTAGATTCTTATAATGTTGACTATAATGGTGATGCTGTTGCAGACGCAGTAATTAAAGTTCAAAAAAAGAAAAGAAAATAAAACAATGGGATAAATTTGTAATAATAATAAATACCCATTATAATATTAATAGAGAGTAGAGACGGCAAGGTGTCGAATTCTCTTTCTATGAAAAAGTAAAAACAACAATTCAATCTTTAAAGGCGAGTACGACTAAACTTAAAACGCTAATTATAAAATTAGTCATAATAATCAAAGTAATTGTTGTTCATATCTTTATAGGTTAAATTTTTCATATTATTATCTCCTTTCTAAATATAAATAAAAGCAATAACTTCTTAGCTATTGCTCCTGGACATGGCCTTGCACGTGTTCAGGTTTTTTTTATGAAAAAAATTCCGCCCACACACTCCCCCCACCTCAGCGCATAAAAAAAAGAGGCCCCCGCCGAAAATAAAAAATAGGATCCTCTTCTTTTTTTAAAATTACAAAATAATTCCTATAAATACTTTTAAAATATAAATAAATATCTTATTAACTATAATTAATTGTATTTAACCAACAATAAATTATTTTGTTTTTTTCGCAACCTCGTTAATCTCTTTAGCTTCTTTGCTCTTTTCTAATTCGATATTAATTTGAGCTTGGATGTCTTCTCCTATTTGGGCCATGCTGTTTCTTGCTTCGTCGCCAGCTCCACCGTTGGCTCCAGCGCTCTTAGCTTTACTAGCTGCTTCAGCTTTATCAGCAATGTCCATTAGGACGAACCACTTAATCATTTCTCCAACCATAATAGTAATGGTGTAGATGATCGCGGCCCCTATAGTTAGGACAGGTAAACCAAATATAGCTCCAATTACCATTATAAAGAAAACAACCAAAGAATAAATTCTAAACATTGTTAGTTTAGTTGCTTTGCTTTTAGTAGGTTTTGCCATCTTAATAAAACCTCCTACTATTATTATAATGGGAATCATTGTATTTTGCAAGCGGAACATAAAAAAGGGCCCGCCCAAGAAAATAAAAATAAGCCCCGCCAGGTATATAAAAAAAGATCTCCCCACATAATCAACCTCGAAATAAGAAAAAAGCGCCCTACGAGGCTAAAAACAAGGTCAGCGACAGAAATACTAATAATAGGTATATTCTTCTTTTGGATAAATAGCTTTTATTATATAGCAACGCAGTTATTTACCTACATAGTAGATAATTATTAAGAAATTATATACTATGCTGTAAAAAATGCCGTCGCCGTAGAAAAAAAATTTTTTTACCCGATAGGGAAAAAAAAGAGGGGCCCGATAAAAAATAAGGGGGTGGCTAATTAAAAAAAGGGGTGCGCAGCAGAAAAAAAAGGGGGGACCCCTAAAATAGTTTAACGTCGTCGCGGACGAAAAAGATTACTAATAATAATTACATGATTAGATTAAATAATTACAAACCCAACCACACAATTATCATCGGAATAAAAAGTAACGCAAGTATTCCAAATATTTGCATACCTTTATTATCAGGATAATTCCTTTTAATTTCGTGAACTCCTACATAATAAAGCATACCGACTATAGCAAAAGTTAAAGCTACTAATCCCATATTGTTTTCACCTCCTTGTACAATAATGTTTGACACTTTTTAAAATTTTCCATTTTGATGTAAATCATAAAGAAAAATCAAAAATGCAAGTAGTAAACAGAATGCCATTTATATTAATCCTCCTTTCTAAACCCTCTTCACTAACGCTAATGGTAATATTGGTAAATATACCCATTCGGTTTTGTTACCAATTTTTACTTTAATTCTGTTTGTAGATCCTTCATATGCAGTATGATTAACAACATTAAGGTCTATTCTATAATCAATTTGTTTTTCTAACATTTGTTTAACAGTAGACAACGAATATTTTTCTATCCATTGATAAGGAATAACTACTGATGATCTAATAGACAACTGACCCAATATTTGATTAACAATATTTGGTTCTATTTTTATAGTAGTAAGTTTTTGTGATAAGTTTTTAATTTTTTGTTTCTCAAACAATTTTAACAAATTACTTACATTTTGTAAATATGTAGAAGATAAAACTATTTTACCATTGGATGTACCCTGAGATAAAATATTATCAATTTGTGTATAATAGGTTTTAAAATTACCTTTATTTAATTCATTAAAAACATTTTCTTCTTGTTGATCCCAAGAATATTTATTGTCATATGATAAATTATAATTATTTAAAATACGAACAATACTTGTAGGCAAAGTTTGATATACTTCACTTTCAGTCATATTAATATCCTCCTTGTAATGATGATAATGTGTCAATTACTTCTTTGTCGTTTTGTAATTTTTCAATAGCCTTTTTAATAATAAGTCTAATATTTTCACGACTACATCCATATTGTTGACTTATTTCTTCTAAAGTGCTTTCATGTCCTAATTGATTTAAATCATATTTTGCAACTAAAATATCAAATTCTTGTTGGGTTAATTTGGGTTGTAAAATATTAATAATAGTTTCATGAGTATCTAAACGATTAACATGCTCCTCTGGACTTTCGATAGTTGTATCCACAATTAAATCTCCAAGACTAACTTTTGAATCTTCATCATTGCTAATTGTATGATCTAATGAAATGCATTGACGATTCATAATTTCTAAACAGGTTTTAATTGTTTCAACACTATATGCACCAGCTAAACAATTTTCAATATCTTCAATTGTTGGGTCATTGCATAATATCTGTCTTAAATAATTTTTAACCTGATAAATTTTATAACAGTCGTTTTGTACACCTGTTGGAATAGTTATAATAGAATTGGTGTCTTGTATATATTTATGCACAGCTGCATCAATCCAATTATACGCATAGGTACTAAAACGTATACCTCGTGTTTCATCATATTGATTAACCGCAGAAATTAATCCAAGGTTGCCAGCAGAAATATAATCATTTCTATCTGTATCATTTGGATGATAGTGTTTTACAATATTTGCAACTAAACGTAAGTTACTGTTAATAAATTTTTCTCGAGCTTTTTCGTCCCCATTGTGCATACGACGTGCAAGTTCTTTTTCTTCTTCTGCTGAAAGAAGCGGATACTTACTAATTTCATAATAATAATCTGTCATTGAATTTGTCATAATTTATTTTCCTCCTTTATTTAAATTTGTATATAAAACAGGCAAGTCTTCTATATCTACGCATTCACTAATATTTAAACCAGTTCTATAATTAGCGTCTTGAATTAATTGTTGCCAATGTTTACCGTGACCTGTAATACGGTATCCATAATACACACTTAAATGTGCTAATTCATGTAATAGAATGGTTATTACTGCTTTTGGTGGTTCATTAATTAAAAATGAACTTAAAATAATAGTATTGGTATCATAATCAGTTTCACCAGCGACTTTTTGACTCTTGGTTAAACGCCAATGAATTGTGGAAGGAAGACCCCATTTCCAACGACGAACCATCATAGTGGTTTTATGAATCAAATTATTTAAATACCAATTATTAATTAATTTTCTTTTTTGCGACATAAGATTAAACCTCTCTAACCTTAACATGATATTTTGTTTTTAAATATTCGCACACAGTCTTTACATCATTTGGATGCCAAGCACAGTCAAAGATGTTCATATCTTCATAAAAATCATATACTTGTTGTGCTCCTAAAATAGGATCCAATTCATTAGCATCGTCTACTAATAATAAACAACCATCAGGAATAGATATAAGATTATTTTTAACATATTGTTTAGCATTGTCTGGAATATCGTTAATTAATTGATCTCCATTTTCATATACTGATAATTCTCCCATTTTTGCATCATATAATAAATCTTGTAAAAGATCTATTTCACGTTTAGTGTGATTACGAATAAGAAAATCATTATTCATTTTATCTGTAACATACTCTAAACAATCTCTGTCTTCTCCATTATCACATTGCCAAATTCCTGTAATACAAGAATTGTTTTGATAGTTTACACATTTTTTACAATCTTTCATATTATTTTCCTCCTTAATATACATATGTATCTTCAATATTATCGTTCTCGTCATATTTGATCATAATAATATCTAAATTTGCGTAATAGACTTTTAGTTGTCTATACCATTGATCAGCTTCTTCTTCTGTATTAAATCTTGGGCTTTCTATTAGTGCAATATTTTCTTCTCCAACCTCGGTTAAATCAATTGCAATAGCCCATGTATATTTTTCCATAATTATTCCTCCTTTTACCAATCAATCCAGGTTTCAATATGGTAGTCATCCTGGTATTCCATATCTTCTTGAAATTCTTTAGCTTCATCTTCTGTATTAAATGTCAGAATATCAGCCCAAGAATCATATAATGCGTCTCCTGTTTTATTACTTACTAAAATATAATATACAGTTCCATCATGTTTGTGCGCCATAATTTTATCCTCTTTGTATTATTTCCAGTATTTGGTCTTCAGCAATACCAATATTAACATTGTTTTCAATTGACCAATGTATTGATTCTGGATCTTTATTAATAATGGGTTCAATAACATTGACTGAATATAGATCCATTTCAATCATATTATCATTCTCATCAAAACCAGGAACACCATCGACAATATCCTTTAATACTACCTTAGCAATCGTGTTGTTGTATTTATAGCCTAAGTTTACTTTTAAAATATCGCCTATCTTTGTTATTATCTTTTGTTTCATATTATATATTACCTCCTATATAAAATTAAATCTGTACAATTATAAAAAATATTGTCCATTTCTTTTTCACATTTATTAATATTGTAAATGTTGTCTATAAAATATGCAAATTTATTATCTTCTTCAATTAAAATATAATCTAATAATATTTCTATTAATTGATCTTGTGTTTCTGGATGAATTTGTGTGGCATCCAGAGTTTGTAAATTTTTTAAAGCTTCATAAATGTTAATTATAAAATTCATACTTTATTTCCTCCTTTATAATTATTGTTCTGTTTGTACATTAGCTAATACAGCATCTAATTCTTCGTCTGTTAAAACATTTACTTTATCCATGTCCAAACATTCATCATAAATTAGTTTTTGCCATTTTCTTTGTTCGTTATAAATTTGAACTAATTGATTGATTTTTTCTTGTCTTGTCATATTCTTACTCCTTTCAATATTATAAATTAAAATAATTCTTTTGTCAAGAGAATTATCAGAAAAACTTATAAAATTAAGCTGAAACCATATTAATAACTTTTTCAACTATTTCTTCAATTAAAAAATCTTTATAAGAATTTTTAAGTAAGACCATACCACCATCATATTCTTCATTATCATAAACTTCTTGAATATCAAGATAGATGTCATAATAAATATAATCTACATATCCTTGTTGTATATCTTCTTTTAGCAGATTATCACCCGTACCTTCCGTAATATGAATAATTTGTTCATTAAATTTAATCCAAAAATCGCTTGGATTATTTTTATGTAATAATGTCCATTTCATATTGATTTACCTTTAACTAGTGATCATATACGGCAGTTGTTCTACCTGTTTTAGTATAACATCTTAAACAATGATCACAAGTAATATCATTACCATTGGCATCTTTAGCGTGCTTGCCTGTTTTAGTAACTGCTGGACAATGAGTGACGCCATTTAATCTTTTAAGATCTTCTTCTGATAAATTTTCTGGATAGTGATTAGAATCATCATATTCAAAAACATTAATCTTACCTTTATATTTAGACAAGAACGTATCTGCACAATGATGCCATTGAGAAACATTGATACAGAAGTTTGTAGCAGAACCGCCCTTTTCATCTAATAATTTACCTAACGCTTCTAAGTTTTTAGTATATAAACCAAAATGAACCTCTGGACAACTTTCTGCTAATGTATTCCAACGAAGTAATTCTTCGTAAGAAGTAATTTCTCCACTGACATTAATTCTAAACCAAGCCACTTTTAAATCTTTGCGATCTTGACTTTTATAATATTTAGAATTTTTAGTTTGAATAAAGTCTTTAATTTCTTTAAACAAGCGTTCAGGTTGTTCTCTTAAAAGAACAGTATTTTCACCCCATGCAGGAATAACTGCATTAGAATGAAGTTTTGCAGAATTAACTGCATAACAAGCACCGAAACAACCATCACATAAATGTGTACAGGTTCCTTCGACATTTGTTAATAATACGGAATTTTTTAAGACCAACATGTGATCTTTATTACCTGGTAAAGTACTAAAATTCCAAATAGTCTTACCAATTTTCGAATTTCCTTGGCTAAGGTGAAGTTTTGCTTCTTTTTTATTAATTACATATAATGCCATATATTTCCTCCTTTATAAATTAATAATAATCTCCATAATATGCACGTTCTGCCGCTTCTTCTGATAAAGCTTCTTCATATTCTTCATAAATGTTTTGATAAAGCTGATTATCACAGTCCCAGCGTTCTTCTATATCTTTTTTAATTTTTTCTAATAAAACATCAATAGTCTCAGATGCTATGGAGGTATTATATTCTTCTTCTAAATATTCTTGTAACCACTTTGACATATGTGAGTCAAAAGCTATTTTAATACCATGTATTTCTGTTTCCCAAAATTTTAGAATACCACCAGGAACATCTCCGTCACCAATAGCATCTAAATAGGTTTCACCATCAACATCAATTTCCATGTCAGTAAGTTCAAAACCTATAAACCACGCAAGTGGAAGATTGCACTGCTTAATATATTCTATGGTTTCTGGTGATAATAAGGATTCAGTGATATTACAACTTAAATAAATGTCCATATTTTTACCTCCTATTCTTCAACAATTTTCATTCCAAATACACCAGGAAAAAATTCACGATAACCTGTTGTAGATTCGTCTCCTGGTTTATGAGCATAAACTCTACCAGTACTTCCTGGGTGGTGACCTTTGGAATAACTTTCAATTACCCATTTTTCACCACGAAAGTCTGAATAAACTTCATTAAGCTTAATAGCTTTTTGTGTTTTTTCATCAATTAATTTAATCATAATGTTTTCCTCCTTTTATATTTTATACTAATTCATTAAACTTATTTCCATAATAATATTTCATTTTATTTCACCTCCTTAGTTAATTGTTCATATAATTCTTTGTAATCATCTTCTGAATAATTACCAACAAGTAAAGATTCCATTGGTTCCATATAGGCTTCAAAGAATCCTTCGTCAGCGTCACCATCGTCGGCATTTTCATAATCTTGTGGTCTATAACCTTCTCGATTATTTTCATTAAAGAATTTTTTAAATACTGAAATATTTTCCATAATAAATTCTTTAACTAAACATGGGGAATACCAATCGTTTCTTATTGTAACACATTTTATGTTTAATGCAAGCAATAACATGAATTTATCATAATAATCTTTGCATTGTTCCCAGTTTTCTTCACAACAGAAGAAGGTTCCCCAATCAAATGTATCATCACAAATATCTAAACCTTGTGTTTGCATAGCCGCATCATATAATCTTATTTCACTTCTTTCGACCTTTGTATTAATCATAGTTTTCCTCCTTATTTAAATTTTCTAAAATATCTTCACCAGAAGTTATACAATAAGCACCTTGCTTAATAAGTTCATTATTATAGGTGTTATCATCAATTGGATGAGGTACAACATAAATATCTTTACCATCAGCAACCGCATATTGTACAGTGATTAGAGTACCACTCTTTTCTTTGCACTCTGGAATTATAAGTAAATCACTAATACCAGCAATAATCCTGTCTCTCATAGGGAAGTGTTCTGGAGCAGGTTGTACCCCCAAAGGATATTCACTTAGAATTAATCCATTGTGGTCTAAAATATCGTCCACTAATCCTTTATTGTCTAACGGATAAACAATATCCAAACCATTACCAATTACAGCAATTGTTTCACCATGACGAGTTATGGTTGTTAAGTGAGCAATTGTATCTATTCCTTTTGCTAGTCCAGAAACAATAACAATATTATCACGAGTTAACTTACTAACTATGGTTTTACAGGCTATTTTTCCATATTCACTAACTTCTCTAGATCCTGATACTCCAATCAGATTTTTTCTTTTTAATAAATTTATATTACCTTTATAAAATAAGACAAAAGGTGGTTTTAAACTGTGCTTTAAAGACAAAGGATAGTCATCGTCTAATATGGTAATATAATTCAATTTACTATCATCTATATCTTCTGGCGGTTCTAGTTTTTGAGATATGTGATTATAAATTTGATCCCAATCTCCATTATAATAAACGGCTAAATTTAATAATAATTTTTTACTGTCCATATTAATATCCTCCTTTATAATATTTCTAAATTATCAGTATTAAAAATTAATTGTAAATTTTTATACTTAATTTCTGGATGTTTGTCAGATATCCATTTTGCGAACTCGTTAACAGATAAAAAATTACAATGAACATAATCTTTTTGCCATTCACGATCAATAATTCCCAAAGTGGTCCAGCGATCTTGAAAAATCTTTTTAGCTTGTTGAACATCTTCATAACGATCTTCAATAGTTAATTCTAAAGCTTCCAAATCATCTCCGTCAATATGATCAGCAGTTTTGGTTTTGAGCCATTCATATTCACTAGTTGCGGGGTTATATGATGAGTCCAATCTTTGTAAACAAGCTAATACTTTTTGTTTAAATTCTTGGCGGAGCTCTGGCGTAATATTGTCGACATAGCGTTCATCAGCACATCCGCCATTACCAGCTTGATATACGTCACAAATTTTGTGATCGTGATAATAAATATCACATTTCATCCCACCATCTTCGCCATATTCCATAGATGGGAATCTTTGTAAATTTCTAATTTCTAAACCCTCTTTAGTTTTAATATTTAAATCTTTAATATCTTTCATAATTATTCCTCCTTTTCTAATAATTGTAAGGTAAAAAGGCAACTGCATAATATTTACCAGCAATTTCTCTTTTAATATAGATATTTGATTTTAATTTATCTCTTAAATTTTCAGCTATCTTTCTTACATAATCAAGAGACCAATTACATTTATCTAACACTTCAAGTTCTGTATTTGTTCTAATATATCTTTTCATAATTCTATTCCTCCAAAAATTTTTTACCATTTAATAGTAATTTCTTGACAATAATATTTTAACCAAGATTCATTAGATCTAGATGACACTGAAAAACCCAAATCTTTTAATTTATTTAATGTCAACTCTAAAATTTGTGGGCCAACTTTACGTTGTATATCTCGTAAATCAACTTTTTTATATGTATAACTTTCATAGCCCTTTGGATTTTCTGGATTATTCCATCTGATTCCAGATGTGCGAAAAAGAGTTGAAGAGCACCCAGAAGCATAGCCCCAGAATTCTAGCTCTAAGGTTGTAGAACGTCTTAACAACGCTTCTTTTTCTGAACATCGTTTTTCTATATATTTGACATAATTATCTTTTTCTAATTCTTGTTTAAAATATTCTACTATTTCTTTAACAACAGTTTCGTTTGTATTATTTAATTCATTTGATTTGTTATTTAATGTGTCTGCTAAATTCATATTATTTTTCCTCCTTGTTTTCTTTTGCATATTCTGCGTCTAATTCATCCCAATATTCTGGGGATTCAAATTCATATTTAATACTAAAATCGCGTAAATCTCCATTACATTCAAACCACATACCGTGTTCGAACCCTCCACCAAAACCTGCACCAGGTTCATAATAGTAATAATTAAATTCTAAATGTGGATTATCCATAATTAGTTTCTTAATTGGATTTTCACATGGAGACCAAGCTGTACCAAACCAAATTTCTATTTCAGTACATTCGCTTTCTTCTATTTCTTCAATTGTTGGACCCTGAAGATCAAATGTGTTCCATTTTGTTCCCCAAAACGCAACGTGCCAATCATACCAATTAAACCATGGGCGTTCTTTGTCTTCGGCTAATCGATATTGTTTTGGGCATTCTTCAATTGTTAATGGTTCTGGTATGATTTTGTTTAAATCACAATAATCATATTGTTGGATAAACTTAATTAGATCTTTTGTGGAACCACGCACAATTAATCTATTTTCACAATAATTTGGCATATAGTTACCTCCTTTATAATGCTACGCGTCTATGAATAACGCGATAATTTGCTGGTTGGTTTTCTTGATAAGATTTTAAGTCGGATTTTAATTCAGACATTTCATCTTTTTCATACGTTACAAGGTCATCCCAACCATAACCATAATTACCTTGTAATACTGCAACTTCTTTTGTTTTAGCCATATTTTACACCTCCTTTTATTCTAGTGATGTCGTACTAGGTTCTGGTACGTTAGTTATCACCATGGTCGATAAATTTTGTAATGAATCAAAATATTGTTTATCTTTATAATAAACCCAAGTTTTAGCTTGATATTTACTTTTTAGCGCAACGGGTTTTGTTTTCCCATCGCGCTTTTTTTCCATAACATATTTTCCTGTTTTTATATTTTTAATATAATAGCAAAAATGATGTTGATATTCCCAACAATATTTATGATATCCCACTAATTGAAAATCTAAAACAACAGGAAATTGTTGAAGCATTCTATGAAAATCATTAGATTGTGGATCTATATGTGTTAATGGTGCACCAGTAACCGCTTCTTGATAAGTAGCGCCGCATGCAAATTTCATATTATTTTACCTCTTTTCTGACCATAATTATTTTTTCAATCCACGGTAATAATTGTTCTAAATCATTAATTTCTATACAATTAGGATGTGCATCTAATAGGTCGTCTTCGGCGTCTTCAATTGTTTTATAATCATAATGACCTTGACCCCAAGAACCAGTTGATAAATTGTAATACCAACCCCAAGCATATGGATGAATACCATCACCACGTTTAACAATAATATTAATATCACCAAGATTACCACTGCTTAAATCAATATACATCTTAATAATTTCCCATTGTTGATTTGTATGGGTAACAAATTCTGCATCAATAGCAGAAACAGATAATTTTTGTTCCATATATTTCCTCCTTTAAATAATATTAGATACTTCACAAGTATAATTGTGATCTTTAGTTATATAAGCAAACCACATACAATTATTCTTGTAGTATGTAAAACCAACTTGAAAACACCAACCATTATAGCCAGTGATTTTCATATCACGTCCATGATATTTTTCTCTTATTCTTTCACAATCACAATAAGCACAATACTTATCATTAGAATAATGAGAAGTATAACAATCATCTAAATCATATAAATTAGAATTTAAATAGGATTGATATACTTGTCCTAATCTTCTACGTATAGATCTGCTTGTTACATATTCCATAATTTTTATCTCCTACTAAGATTCAACAAAGTCTAAAGTGTCGGTAATATCATTATAATCATTTTTATAAAAATCATTATAATCTTTCCAATTAACAATTTCAATAATATCACCAGCCCACATACCAATTTTATCTTCATTGATGCCATAATAACAACCGCCGCCTTTACCATGACCAAGTGCGGTTAATAATGGTAACGGATGGATTGGCATAAAATATGAAACGTTGTTATGTTTTTGACACATATTTTTATAATAACGCGATAGAATAATTAATTCTTTTTTAGAATGATTAATAATATAAAGATACATATCAGTTAATGAAAAAGGCGAATCTTCGTCATCTTCAATTTCTGGACCGTTTTGACCAAAATCATCTGGATCGTTTTCTGGCCACGCTTGTCTCCACATAGTAGTTAAAACAGCTTTTTGATCATCTGAATAATTTTGTAAATCATCAGAATCTGTATAATCTCCAACCCAAGCTAAGTGTTGAGGATTGTTAAATAATAAAGAATCAATAGCCATAACGTAATGATTACCTATATAGCTATGCTCCATAATTTTGGACCCATTATCATAAGCCCATGATGATAATACGACACATTTATCATCATCTTTTTTCTTTAACGTCGCTCTAAAATATTCTCCCATAATATTACCTCCTAAGGACTAAACACCTTTTTCACAACTACTATCATCTTCTATATTATAAGATCCTTTTCCTATTAATACAAGATGATCTTCATATGCTGCGTAAATTTGATAATCAATTTTAGTAATCTTTTGAACACCAAAACCACTATCATTAGCACCAGCAATAATGCTTGATTTATTTAAATTACCGATTGATATATCATAGGGTTCCATCTCAATAGTTCCTTTTTCTTCATACCAATCAATAATATGAGCAGTACCTTTAATAATATATTTAGTTAAAGATAATTCAATAGTTTTTGCTAAACTATTTTCAAGTAATAATAAATTACCTTGATTTTTATCATCTATTTCTTTCCAACATGCCATTCTATATCTTTCTTCATCCCAACGATGATGAGGACAGTTATTACAACTGCCCTTTGGTTTTGTACAAATAATTGCCATAATTATACCTCGTTTATAAAACTTGTTTGTCTAAAGATAAAATGTTATTGATATCAATTGCAAAAATTGGAGTGTCTTCTGTATTACCCCAGTTATTAGACTTAGTAATATTTTGAATACTATTTGGAGCAATTTTAACCCCATTTTTATAATAACTTACAACAGTTTTATGTTTAGGACTGCGACTTTTAGTAATTCTTAAATAACTCTTGTCATTATGAGCAATAAGATATTGGTTTTCCCAAGTACCCCATGGTAACTCGTGGTCTAACTTGTTTATTTTACCAGTAACGGCATTCATTTCAATAACAGATGAAATGTGACTATATTTAACGCCCAAACGACACACTGTGGTTGTAATTTTTGTAATAACTGGAATATTACCATATTCAAATGTATAATTTGAGGTATTATGTTTTAAAGTACCTCTACACAACTTGGTAATAGCAACGGTGCTCATACCTGTTTCCGCAGCAGCTTCATCAATGGTGTTAAAACTTTTAATCAAATTTCCTTGTAAATCATATTGAACAACGGGTTTACTACCTTCTAATAGCTCTAGTTGTGTTTGCCAAGAAATATTTCTATAAACACCCTTCTTTTTAGACTCAATAATATTCATTAATTTTTCTTTTTGCATAAATTTACCTCCTTTATTAATCTTTAATTTTTTGTGCAAAAACACAATCACACCAATTACTTTTATAATAAGCAACAGGTTGTAATTTTAATGGTGTAATATCATTTTTACTAGCAATAGCTTTAACGATATCACGAGTTTGACCAACTTCTTGAACCTTTTCATTTAGTTCTAAAATTTGATCTTCAGTAAGATTACCCATACATATAATATGGTATAATTCATTACTGATAAATTTATCTTGAAGCCCTTGGATCTTTTGGGCCAAAGATTTCATTTCTATCCACTTGTTTGTGGTCCAAGAACTAAAAGATTTACTTTCTTCTGAAATGTATTGACCTTGATCAATTAAATCATTGATTTGATCAACAAGATAATTATAATTTTTTCTTTCCATACAACTACCTCCTCCGATTACATTCCAAAAATTTTCGGATTAACATTTCGATTGTATTCAGAATTATTTGCGAGAGTTTCGCAAAGATTCATTCTGTCATCATCAATATGTTTTTTATAATATTGATTACCTTTAGCAGTCAATACTCTAAATTCATAGTGATTTCCACTACATGGAGCATCATGATGCGTTTCATTTAAAACAAACACTCCATTATCATCGAACGACCATATTGGCCATATTGGGGTACTTTCGTCCATTATGATATTGCTGCAAGCATCTTTTAAACTACTATAGACCTTTCCACCACGTTGTGGACCCATCCAAGACATAAAATATCCTGTAACAACCACAGGCATGTCTTTTTCATTACCACATTCTGATAGAAAATTATGCCAATCTTCTTCTAAAAGATAACTTATTTCATCATATGCTTCGTCATCAGAAACATCTTCTATGTTACGATCATTGCCTTCAGCAATTCCTTGTTTAATTTCATCAAGATTGTAATCACTAGAATCTAATATAAAAACAATTTTATCCATATTTTCACCTCCTTATCTTTATGCGGCTCTAGGATGTTTTGCTTCCTGAGAGTCATATATCAAATCAAACTTTTTAGCCCAAGCTTGAAGTGCTATATCTTGTTTAGCGGTTACAGGTTTATTACTTGCTTGTAAAGCTTGAGTAACGTTTTGACCTACAACTTCAATAGTGACTTCTGAAATTTCTGGAGTTTCTTTATTTCTCATAAATAAGATATTACATCTTCCTTCAGTAAACTTATTAATATAAGAAGCTAAGCAATTAGCTTGTTGGTGTGCTTCTTCAATAAAGTCTTCTTTAGTTTGAGGAGCCAAGAAAGTATAATCTCCATCTTTCATAGTCCAAGTTAAACGATCTGTGTCTTTAACTTGTTTTTCAAACAACTCTTCATTTATTTGTTCTCTTCTTAATTCATACTTATCACTCATTTGATCGTGATGAGTTTGAAGATTTTTAGGATATTTTTCTTTAACATATCCATAAACTTTTTCTTGCATGTTTAAATCGTCTTTCCATGTTCGAATAAATTCTCTGAAACTGGTTCTATAACCAAATCTAATACCTGAATATAAACAATATTCTTTAAATTGATTATAATCTAATACAGATTTATGTCTGATAGAATTCTCGCGCTTATATTCTCTATAATAATACGATCCTTCTGGATCTTGTATGCTGTCAAGATTGTAAACTGTTAATTCTAACTCATCCATAAAATCTCTAACATTGTTTAAACCAAAAGTTTCGATTAGGTCATACAAACTACAAGGGCAATATGTTAACATACGTAGCCCTGCTTGTTTATCGTAATATTCACGAATCAATGGTTTAATTACTGGAAACTGACGTAAATTATCTTTAAGTCCTCTTAAATCAGCACTACTATTTCCATACCCTTCATCTGGTTTAAATTTAAATGAAGCATATTTACATATACCCATTTTAATAAATTCTTTATAATTCTTAATAAATTCCATCATAGGATTATAAAACTTTTTACCACTTCTAATAACTGGGGTCCAAAAATCTTCTATGGTTTGTTCCTCCATGCCAGAAGTAAAATCTGCATAGTTATCATCAGTTAATACTTCAATTGGATTATCTTCATTATTTAATAATCTAATAAAATAGCTGTCTTGAGAAACCATTACTACTAATTGTTTAACAGTTCTAGCAGTGGTTTTAGTAATAGTAAAATCTGGATAATTAGCTTCTATTTTAAAACCAATTTCTGGTTTTAATGCATTAGAAGAGGTGGTAGTTTTCTCTTCTTTTTGTTTTAGAAGTTCACCAACCTCTCCTGAATTAAGTAATTTAGCAATTTGTGCTAGAGTTTTTACATCTACATCTTTTTGCATTAATAATTCTTTTAATTCTTCTTTTGTCATATTTTTCCCTCCTTTATTAATTTTCATCAATTTTAAATTCACCAACACGGTTGCCATTATAATCAATAATAGCTCCATTGGTACGACCATTTTTAATTTGCTCTACTATGGTTTGTAGAGTTATAGCAACAGCTTCGAGACAAAGGTTTTCATCTTCATCTCTAAAAGCTGCATTACCAGTAGTAAATACTATAGTTACCATATTTATACCTCCTTATCTATTAGCGCATAAAGCACCATATTGTCCTTTAATAGATGTCTCAACAACACTATTTTTATGAGCCTTAGCCCATCTTAATAAAAATTGTACAATTTCAGGTGTTGGATTACAATTTTGTAAACCATGAACTTGTCTTACAGTCCCGTCATTTAAAATTTCCATAGTAAAATATGGAGTTTCAATATCATTTTTCTTACGAATAAATAATACATTAGTAGTACCATTTGCAATTGGTTCTACGAATCCACCTACACAATGATGTAATTCAGATCCTTCACGAGTTAAATTTGCAATTGATTTAGGAGGAATAATACAAAGATCTTCTTTTTCATCGATCCATTCCCAATCTTTAACTCTTTTAAGAGCTTTGTCAAAAGCAGCAGCTTTAGCAGCATCTTGATATCTTGTAATTATATCACTTATATAATCATGCAGATGTTGTAAGTGCTTGTCATCATTTGGTCTAACAAGATAAACTTTAGGATCCCAAAGATCTGGTCTGTTGATTCTTGTTGCTAATAATTCTAAACGCTCTCTCATATTGAGATAATCATTATAAGTTGTAGGATCGGAGAATTTTACCATGAATTTAATTTTATCTTTTGGAGATAATTTATCCATGATTTCTTTGACCCCTCCACGAGAGTAATCAGACAAATTATGAGAACCATAATAGTTTCTTCGATTTACCATAGCCTCTCTATTATTTTTAATAAAATTTAATACTAATTGAAACGTATCTAAATCTAAACAATTTAGATCTCCAATTATTTTACTTATATTATATAATGGTGGAATAACACTATCATCACTGAAACAATCTCCATCTGGATGATCAATCATTTGTTTATTAATTGATTCTTGACAAAAATTATTTACTAAACTTAATTGCTTATTAGATAGTAAAAATACTTCTTTCGCATTTTTACCCTTGGAATTAATTGCCATTTGTCCATGGTAATCGCCATAATATTTCTTTGTATTGCTTAAGTCTCTTAAACAATCAGCAGAAGTTAAACCTCCTACTAACAATATAGCAGCTAATAATCCAATATTGTTGGTTTTAATTAATTGTTCACACACAACATCTTTTTGGGAACATAATAAACTAAATCCAATACTAGACCAGGTATTAGGAGTAATTGCATCTTGAATTTTAATCCATTTATTAGAAGATGTACTAACCCAATTACTCGTATCATTATATCTGTAAATATGTTTAGTAATAAATAATACTTCTGGTTTTTGATCTAATAATAATTTAATATTAGTATTGTCCCAAACTTCATCAAATGATTTTAAATAAGTTATACTATGTGGAATAACATTATCATATTTTTGATGCCAATTATTATCATTATTGTTTTTAGTGGCAGTAGAAAATAATTTTGTAATAGTTCTTTCACTAGCGACACTACTAGTATAACAACCATGAGGATTTCCAGTAATTATTTTCTTTTTACCTGTGATGGTATTTAAAAGTAATAAATTCTTTTGATGACTTTGTCCTGATATTTGAGTAATCAAGATATATTCATTTTGTCTATCAAAATATAATTCTAATGTACGTTCTGGATATTGAATATTCAAAGAATTAATTAAATTGTCTAAATTAGTTTTTGCAGTTTGACTGCTTTGTGTTACACTTGTTCCGTTAGGACAGTATAATAAAGTTAATAGGTCTGTCCAATTGGTAATAACTTCTTTATCAGTTTTTGCAACATAATTGGCACTAATAGTTGGTTTGTCATATGAACTTAGTTGAAAAAATTCTTTTAACTTTTCTTGAGTTTCTGGAGCAAAATCAAGATCTTTATCATTTTTATCGTATGATTTAACACCAAAAACTTTGTTATTGGCCAAGTCTGGAATGTATCCATCATAAACCCCAACATATTTATTACCTTGTTTGCTTTTTACACGATAATATTCTGGAATTTCTTCGACATTTTTAACTATAAGAAAAACTTTGTGTCCATTCTGATCTAACTTTTTTAACATTTCAGCATTACGCTGAGAAGTAAGAGATTCATTGTCTCTTAATCTATTATAACGACTACCATTTGGAGAAATTACATATCTTACAATATCTCCATTAATATTAGTCATAGTTTTTAAAAAGACAGCAGTACCATCTTTAAAAATGACTAAACCACCGCCATAATATCCTGGTCCAGAATAAAGATGAGGATTTTGTTTATAATCTCCGACTCTATTTAGAACCATATAACGCTGTATTTCAATACAATTTTCATAAAATATAAAACTACAGCTTGTTAACGTCCAAAATCCTTGTGTTTGATGTATAACAATTGGATTCTTCAAATTTTTACAAACTCTTTGATTGAAATAGTCTGTACGAGACAAACGGCCAAAAGGTTCTTCGGATTTTTTGCTGCGATCAAACCTGTCTCCTTTACTGGTATAATAAATACCAGATTCTGTTACTAAAACAGTGTCTCTTTTTGTAATATCTATCATATTGTTGTTTCCTCCTTATATTATTGGACTCTAGTAAGTCCTCCTCCAAACGCTTGAACGCAAATGGTTCCATATTCTGAAAAGTCAGGAACACTTTTATTCCAAACATAAGCATATGGAAAGAATTTTGTTCCATTGGCTTCTAATTTATCATCTACTTCATCTTCTCTATATTTAGAAACGATGAGTAATGAATAACATTCGCCAAATTCAAATATTTCGTGAGTAGCGGCATATACCATGTCTCCTGTTCTTTCTTCATAAGCACAAATATAATCTTCTAATTCTTTTTCGCCGTTATCAGCGGTTGCATAATAACCACCGAATCTTTCAAAAAAGGTAATTACACCCTTTTCTTCAAAAGCTTTAATATATGGTTTATAAATATCCATTTGTTTTAATCTAATTAAAGCTAATGTTTTTTGTTCTTCTTTTGTTAATAATTCCATAATTTTAATTTCCTCCTTTATGAAATGTAACAAACAACAAATGAACCTAATTGGTTCTTCAATCGTCTGTATAAATAAAACGTTCTTTTTATTCTGGGAACGTTATAGACCAGAGAATATTTTTATAGAATATTCAAACTATTGATGAAAATTACCAATCTTCTTCTTCATCATCGTCATAGTCGTCGTAATCATCGTCGTAACAATCATCACAATCACAACTACAGGCAGCTCTTTCTTCAAGAATAGCAGTTTTTGCTTTTTCAACTAATAAAGCATCAATTGCTTCTTCTGGTAAAGTAATACCAGTTAATTCTTCTGGAAGGCAAGCAAGCTCTTCATTGTTAAGAGTGTAAATTTTATTAGTTTCATAACTAATCATTAATTTAACTCCTTCAACTTCAACTTCTTTGGATGGTTTAATACCAGCTTCAGTAGTTTTACAAGCAGTTTGAATATAAGACATTGTTTTATAAACATTTCCACCTGTGGCTTTTAAAGCTTCTCTTAAAAGCTTTTCACAGGCTTTCTTATCACTTTCGGTAACATAACCAAAAGCTAAAGCTTTACATGGTTCACCATCAATAACTGGTGTACAATATCCATATCCATTGCTTTGAAATTGGATGGTAAATTCAGTTTGATTGAGTTCACCTTCATGTGTGTTGATTTCAACACTAGTTGCAGTTGCAACTGCTTCTTCTGCGTCAACTAAGACTTTCTTTTCATTTTCCATATTAATACCTCCTATATTGTATCAGTTCTTGAAATTATCTCCGCTGCCTGGTCGAATGGATCGCCAGGATTTATTGCCTTATTCTATGGTAACTGACATAAACCCATATTAATATTAATTATTTAACGACGCTAATATTAAAACGTCTATATAATAACAGAGATATAATCCCTGGGGTTTTAATACCTATTGTATTGTAAAACCACTTTTAAGTATATCTACCAACTCCCAAACCATTAGTGTATCTGTTAAAATAGGACTATAGTTTTTACAAAACAATCCATCATCCTGTTTAATAAAATCAGTTTGATCGTTGTGATATTTCAATATTGTACCATTTGGTAATGCTTTAATTTCTTCTAATGTCATAGCTTTTCCTCCTTATTTTTAATTTAAACTTTGTAAAATTAATTCTATTGGTTCATAATTTTCTGTTGAACCTATCAAAGTAATAATACCATTTTCAATATGATAATTATAATTTGTTGTGGATAAAACATCAAAAGTTTGAATTGTTCTATTATTAATTAAAACCAAATCTTCTCCAATAATTTCAGACAATACTTCTTTTTCTCCACCACTACAATGATCAATAATATTATAATAAGCTATAATACTATTATTACTGTATACTAATAAAATATCATCACTATGCATAAAACATGAATTAATAGCATAATTATGTAAATCAAATGGATATATATCTTTTTGTTGATATACACCTGTAATTATATCAATTGTAGCAAACAATGTAGTAAAGACATTATATCCACTTTGATAATGTTTATGTTGATTGGTTAAATAAATTAATCCATTTTCAATTTTATATGGATGTTCATTAACGAATCCATCTTCTAAAAATCTATTTGGAATTTTAAGTTGATCAAATATGTCGGTAGTAGTTAAATCGCGCATTGTGAAATCTTCTTGCATTAATTTAAAACTATCATATGCGTTTCCGTCCCAGTGACCTAAAATCATTTCATGGGTATTAGTCATAAAAGGAATATTAGATACTGAACTAGTATTACAATTCTTTTCTTTTACAAAAACAAAGTGTTTTTCTGTATCTATTCTATCAATTTTATCATTCCAAATGTAATAGAACCCATATTTATCCTTCCAAATATCATAAACTATAACATTTGGATTTTGAATTACTGGAATGATTTTTAATTCATCATTTTCTAAAACAAAATCATAATAACTATTACTATTTGATTGTATTTGAACCAAACCATTATAGATATTATAAATGTGTTCTTTGATTGAATAAATTTTTCCAGTAGTATTGTTTATCAAATATGATTGTCTAGTGTTATCAGAATAATAATCACATAAATCATATAAATCTATTCCATCATCATTCATTCCTAAACTATGTCTTTGACTCATACCCATTGGTACAAATGACATAAATGTAAATTTAGTACCAACATAAAGTTTATCAATTTCAGAACTCAACTCCTCTTGAGTGATTTCAATTTGATCATCTGGATCAACTCCATTAACATCTCTAGAAATATTTGTAATAGTTTTAGTAAAAGTAATTTCTATTAATTGGTTGTTTTCAATTATTGGATCATCAGCAGTAATTTCTTCTGTTGATCCTACTAAAACATATCTTGGTAAAATTTCTTCTTCTGGAGTTTCTTCTTCGGATTCACTTTCATTACCCGATTCTGGTTCAACTTCTGCACTTAGTTTTTTAATTCCAAGTTGTTTCATACCTGATATATTAGCAGTTAATCCTTCTAGGGTATCCAAGGTTTCGATTGAAGCATTAGATACTGTAGTTGTATTAGCACTAACATGGTCTTTTATTGTACTAATGGTATTGATAATTGTGGTGGTGTTGCTTGGTGTACAACATACACTTATCATACTTAAACCTATTAAAGTACAAATAATTGAGTGTTGCAAAATTTTCTTTGCAATATTTGTGTTTGTATTATTTTTCTTATTCATATTCTTTCCTCCTTTTAATTACAATAACAAACAGATTTTAGTTAACGTCGACAATCCTAACCGACACAAGATTACCAACACTTTCTGTTATTCTTAGCTTTTTTCTTAGCTTTAATTGTTTTATCAAAGTTAATTTTTGCGTAATCTTTTTTACCGTAAGATTTTGCATTTTGTGCGGTTTTGGACCCAGATTTTCTGGTCTTTACAAAACCACCAACTTCATAATCTTCATAATCTTCATAATTAAAGTACATCATTGTTATTTCCTCCTATAGATGTATATAATTCTTTATATGGTAGAATTACACCACTTGCTATAACGGGCAGGTCCCAGTGTTGTTTCCAACACTAAAAAATATAATGTATAATAAACTAATTCCAGTAGTCTGCTTCAACAGTTTCATAAAAACCACCATCTTTTAACAGCTCTGTTTCTCCATATTCATTAATACGACTCAATGGTAGCATTAATGATTCATCTTCCTCATCATTAGATATAAGAGCAATCGATTCTCGATCAATATAAAATCTTATAACATCTTCTCCTAAAGTATATCCATTTATTTTATATACTTTGTATAAAAAACGCATAAATGCTTGATCAATTGAAACGGCTTGTACTATCATTTCAATATAATAAGCATTTTCATGATAGTCATAATAATAGCCATTATAGCTATATGACTGTAGTTCTTTTTTCATAGAATTCCTTTCTATTCGACAGGTTTTTCTTTCCATGGAATAAAAAATAAAATATTCTTTATTTCATTAAACAAAAACTTATTGAATTTTTTAAAGTCACCTGTAAACAATGTGACTATTTCGATTAATACCAATGCAAATAAAGCATACATACATGCTATTAACCATAGATAGAATAAAGTTTTCATTTTATTCTCCTTTCTTGTTTACGCTTAAAAGCGTATAAATGTCGTGCATTTTGTGAACAGCGTTTTGATAGTGTTGTTCAATTTCTTCTAGTTGCATAATGGCAACATTGATGCCTAGTGTAGTTAAATCTACATTAAGACATTCAGTTTGTAGGAAATCTGGATGTTCATCTTTTAGTGTAAGACTATTATAATCCTTAATTTCCTTAGATTGTGGGTAATTAACCCAGAGTTGAGCTTTTTCTGTGCCAAGTGTATTGGCTTTAATTGAAAAACCAAGCTCTTTTAATTTTTCAATCTTTTCTTTTAAAGTACACATGTTATATTTTTCCTCCTTTGTACTTATTGAGCTTTATTCGCTCATTAAAACCCTCAATATATTTTAATTGAAAGTTTTAATGAAGGAATAAATCCTTCATTTAAGCAATAAAATTATTAACTTCGGAATTATTTTGAAAACTCCAAAAGTTATTATTCCATATTAAATTTACTTCTAAATATTCGTTAGATTTAATTAGTGTTAAATCGGAGTGATTTTTATTTAAAACAAAATCAATATGGTTTTTGTTTAGCCACTCTATTAAACTTGCTAAACAACTTTCATTAAATACTCCATTAAAATGTCTAATTTACATTTTTCATTTCATTAAATGATTCTATTTTATTCTTATCTGGTCTCCGTCTCCACCCGACATAAAAAAAAGAAGGGTTCTCCCCTTCTATATCTCCTCGACTTCCCCTGTTACCTCTTCTAAGAATTCTGAAAGCAAAAGCATAATCATTCCTTCTTTACTGTATATTTCTTCTGAGTCATATTCTACCTTCCTTGGTAATTTAAATGTACGACCATAATATGTGACATTTGTAATATAGCGTTTTGATGATGTATTATTATCCTTCATAATCTTCCATCTCCGCTATTTCCATAGCTTCATTATATAACTCTTCAGGTGTAAGAAGAGAATAGTCTTCGTCATGATAAGATCCTATTTCCTCTCCATAAATATAAACTGTTAAATATCCGAAACGGTCAACAGAGTAAGTTACATCTGGGACATCATCTTCTAAATCAAACTCTGCATTTCTTTGTTGTGCGGTAAGATCAAAGATTTGTTGCTCCCAAGTTTTTTTCTTTTTTCTGCCCATATTATTTGGCCTCTTTTAATTTATCGATAATATGTTTAAGCATACTGTTTTCATCATCGCGTCTCCAACAATAATCTTGTAAATCGGAAATTTGATTATTTAAACCTTGAATACGACGTTGAGATTCTACCAATGCTGTTTGCTTGGTGGCAAGTTCTTCGACAAGCATTACTATAAGTTCTCTGTAATGTTGAATAGCAGCATAATCTTGATTGTAATCACTGCCGTTGCAACACTCGTTGCGTTGATATTTAGTGTCATCGTCGTCTATCAAGCCAAGTTCTTTGGCTAATTCATAATATTCATCATTCATATTATTTTTCTTCCTCCTGATTAATATATAAAGTTCCTGTTAATTCTTGAGAAGTGTGATGTCCTTCTTTGACAAGAATGAATTGAGAATAACTTCCGTAGTCGCAAGAAATAACCGAATCACTAAATAAGATGGAACGGGTATAGTGAGACGATGCTTGAAGTTTTGGATCTAAAATTAATAATGGATTAACGCGGTGAATATTTTCTTCATAAACATAAGAAACTTTTAAAACCGTGTCAACATAATCAACAGATCCCGAATACCATGCAACAGTATATTCTTTGAGTTCCGAAGATTCAAAATCTAAAAACTCGACTGATTTAAGTTGAACATTTTTCTCTGCCATAAATCGGATAACCTCCTTTGAGTATTATTTAAAACAAAACGTAATATACATTTATTGAAATAAAATGTAATTACAGTTATATAATATGCTAATTTTTAAAATAGAAAAGAATCAATAATATCTTCAACCTCTTGTTCTAAATCTTGTTTAGTCATTGAAGCGTATTTTTTCTTTTTAAATGTGCCAAGTAATTTACCATCTAAATAAACATAGAGTACACCATTTTCATCTACATAGTATTGACCTGGGCCTGTGCTGTCCAAATCAGCAAAACCGCCTGTATTAACATCTTGAGTAGAACAAAGTAGGCGACGAAGTTGAAATATTAACATAAATAATTATCCTCCTGTATATGTGCTTTGAAACCTATATTTAATTATTTTTTTATTTTTTGAATTATATATAAGTAGTAATTATAATATACACGCGCATCGCGTATATGTGTGCGTATATATACGTACGCGCATACGTAAATGAAAAGTTAATTTAATTAAATATCTGTACTTTGAACATTTACCAAACTAATACCCAATCTAACTAAATCACGAAAGATTGGATAATCATTTGCATCAACATAATCTATACAACGAATACCGACAGGACTTAAATATGCCCCTTCGTCTGCATCATAATAAATAAATGTTAAAACAATATAATTTGGTTCTTTGTCAGGATTAAAATGATTACAATTATATTCAATACTTAATCCTTCACAAACAGGAAGGGTAACGAATCCTTCCGCATTGTCGCTGATTTTAGTAATATTACAAATACGGAAAGGACCTCTAATTATATCGATAGTAGAACCCGATATCATAATTATTTACCTTCTTTTTTTACGGGATGATCAGCAGGTGCAACAGTTGGTTGAACTTCAACATAAGAATTAACAACTTGTTCAATTTGTGTTAAAGCATCTAAAGCACCAGCATAATAATCATAATTTTCTTTGGTACAATTACGATTACTAATAGAAGGGTAAATATTATTTCTTAAATTAGAAATAGTTTGTAATAAAGTTTCTTTTAATGTGGCCATATGTTTCTTCTCCTTTTATATGTTTAATTTAAAATATGCGAATCGACGCCATTATCATTTTCATGGTCGTCGTAATCACTGTGATTGGGATCAACAGGTTTATTAAAATGTTTGTCAATATTATCTTGAAAAATTTTTAATTCATCGGTTGAAAATTCATATCCTTTACTTTTTAACAAAGTTAGATATAATGGATCAAATTTTGTAATATCTAAAGACGTAATATACATTGGTTCTTCCTCGGGTGCAGCAAAAGAAAAATCTAACGGTACACAATTATAAAACATTCTCATCATTGATGCAACCTCTACGGCAGATAAATGCATTTTAGCAATACTGTAAATATTTTTTGGATCATCTGGGTCTAAACAAGAAGTTAGATATTCATTCCAAAGTTCAGAAGTGTAAGACGGAATCTTTGTGTCATCTTTAACATGTTGCACACACCAGCTTTTAAAATGATCATAATTATTATAATAAGTAAAACGACCGATAGCTTCTGTGGCTTCTTCTAATGAAGATACTACACATAATAATTTGTTAGAATTATGTGATGGAAAAATACCATAACAAATAACGCTGTCTTTTGCAACAGCAGATGTTTTACCACGCTTCTTGGCTTTTTTAATATTCGATTTTGGCTTACAACGAAACAATGTGGATAATAACAATTTAATTTTTACTAATGATATCATACTAATTTTTTCCTCCCACATTTTGAGTATCTATAATATATTTATAAATTATTTTAATAGTATTTGGAGTATAAGGTCCAAAATATATTTTTTCATCATCTTTTTGAGACTCTAATATATCATGACACCACTCCAAAGTAAAACAAGGAATTGGTTGCTTAGAACCCACTACTTCCATATTTAAATTATAATGGGAATGCAGGTAACTTGTCAATTGGTTTTGCTGAGTAGTGGACAAACGAGTAATATCTGCTAAATAGAATATAACTTTACGATCGTAATATACTCAATGAGATGAGTGAAAAAATTTACGATAATATACTGTAAACGCAATTAATAATTGTAAAATTTTAGAATCAAAATTATGTGCAGGAGAAGAATTATATAATTCTTGTGCAAAAGTTATTAATTGTTGTACATCACTATTATATAAAAATATTTGACCTTCATCGGACTGAGCGACATCTAAAAGACAGACGTCTAAAAATTTATCATAAAATTCAGGAGCTGTTAAACGATCATAAATTAAATTAGCTATTGGAGCAACAGAAGAAACTGGAAACGAATAATCTGTAGTAAGAACAGAAATAATATTATTAACGGTTTCTTCTTTAGAAGTGTTAGCAGTTAAATGATTGCGTACTAAACGATACATTTGTTGTCATTCAACTGGTTGTAGTTCAATAAGTTCTTTCATAATTATTCGCCTCCTTCATCATCATCTTCTTCAATATTTAAATCATCATCTTCCACGTTATTATAGTTTGATCAATTAAACATAGCTTCAATTAATCGATCTACCGCAATACTTGTGGTATCAGATACATCTTTTAAATAATATTTATTTCCTAAATATTCATATGTACCTTCTTCATTATCTTTAACAGGTGCAAAAGTTGGACCAGGAGGAATTAATTCAACAATCTTTTCTCCTATAATTTCCCAAGCAAATCCTCAGTTAAAATTAGACAATGTTTGAGATAGTTTGTGACAATAGAATAAGAACTCCTCATATGATAAACCAGTATCTAATAATTGGATTTGTAATTCTTTGATAATAGCATCATAGATATTAGAACGTAATTCAATATAGTCATCATCAAAAGTGTCCTTATTATATAATGCAGTTAAACGTTTAATTTGTTTTTTAGATGTGTAGGATGAATACATCTTTTTAACCTTTGCTAATTTAATTTCGTCAAAACTATTTTCATAATCTTTTTCATATGTTGGTAGTTTTGATATTTTATATTTCTTATTTCCTGTTTGAACATCTTTTGCAAATTTAATATCAAAATCAATTGATTCAAATTCACGACAGAGTCTATTCATGGTACAATCAGAAGTGATTAAAGGAGAATATTTTTGATAACGACGAATTAACATTTTTTCTTCTTCTGTTTGATTTTCTTTCTTTAATAACTTTTTAAATTTAATTCCAAACATATCACGACTGATTTGATTATAAGAATCTTCAAAACGTTTAAATTTTTGATTTAGTTCTGGATATAAATATCTAAAGAAATAAGGTTTTTTAGCAACAACAATAGCATTGTTTTTAATCTTTTTTAAACGGGTTTCAGCATCGTCTTCAGGATCTATTTTTTCAAATTTCTTTCATTCTGAAGGTAAGAATGGTTTATCTGCTCCTTTAATACGGTCAATTTCCTGTCCAACAATTTCACGTAATAATTTAATACGAGTCATGATGATATTATATTGATCTTCATGTCCTGGTTTATTAAAGATTGCAGCCATTGCATAAAGTATAGTTGCAGTATTAGAAAATCCACCAACTCCAGTACCAAAACCTTTCATAACTGTTTTTGTAATATTGTTAACCGTCATTTTTGCTGGAACGGCTAATCCTTTTTCATAAGTGATAATACTGTGATCTTTATGAGAACCTTTAATAAAATATTCATTATCAGTAGATAATACAATATCTCCATCAAAGTCAGCGTCTTCGGCTCTAAATACAGCAGTGTCGTATGTAGAAAAAACAATACCACTGTTTAAATAACGCAACCAATAATCTGCTTCGTCATTATGTAACAAAACTTTACTTGGATTATGTTCATGGACATCAATCATTGGGCTACGACATAAATCAACGATATCAGCATTTCTTTTATTTCAGAACGATGACCAAATAGTGTCTTTTGGAACAATACCAACTGGATCTAATCCCAAAGCAGCTTGACACTGAGCTACAGGATCGCTAACCATAAATTGATAATTTCCTTTGATTCATATTTTTCCTAATTTAGCATGATTAATAGATTCGGCAATATTTTTATAAATTTTATATTGAACATAACTATCTTGTAAAAAATCAACATTTTTCACAACAGCTTTCATTGCTGATGTTTGAGCAATACTGTACATTGAATCATAATCTACGTCATTGTCTTTTACACCAAATGAATATAATAATGTTGGTAATAATTCACCAGAACAAATTTGTTGAATTCAATTTACTGTAGGTTGAATTAATTGCTTAATATCTTCTTTACTCAACTCAAGAGATTGAATATATTGATAATTAGCTAAAACATATTCTTCATCTTGACGTTTGTTGTATCTAGCTACACCTCAATGAATTTCACCTTGTTTAGCATATTCACAATATTCTTGCCAACTATTATAATATTTATAAGTTTTAAATTGTGATTCGGAAAGTAAAACATCAATATCATTGATATTGTATTCTACACCCCAACGATCTCTAATGGTGAAGATATTATGTTTATGAGCATATTCTTTAAAATCAAATGTTGCTAAATTACCTTTAATAAAACAAGATCTTGCTACAAATGAACAAGGGGTATAAGATAAATTCATATCTTGTGCCCAAAGCTCAGCAAAATAAGGATCAATTAATCCTTGTCCATCAGCACAGTTTAATTCTAAGTCCATAATTCTTGGATCAATATATGATTTACCATTTTCATCTTTACAAATAAAATCCACTTTTTCGTTTGGTAAAGTACGATAAAAATCTTTTATTACACAAACTCTTGGTGTTCTTACCCAAAGAATAGAGGAAAAAGCTAATGCAAAATAAGCACTATACTTAGCTAAAACAAATTGAGAAGTTTTTTCATCTAATCCACAATTTAATCTTTTAACTAAAAAATCATACAATTCTTCATTTACAAAAGTAGCTGTGTTACGTCTAATTTGTCCAGACCCAGAACATAAATAAACATAATGAATTCCATTAACATTAAATCCATTGACACGAAATTTATGAAAGTCAGATTTTTTACCGTCTAAATAAACGTTAATAATATCTTTAACAAATAATTTTTCAGTAATCGCTCTATCTAAAATATGTGCTTCTTTATACTTACCTTGCTTTTTATAAATATGCATGGTACTACGTAATTGACTAATTTTATTAAAAAGTTTATTATGTTCTTGATAATTTCCATAGTAATATCTGATTTGTTGAAAAATTAGATTATCACCAATTGAAACAATATTTTCTTCTTTTTCTCCACGTGATATGGTATAATTTTCAATTTGACAATTGTTAGCAACTATAAACGAAGCAGGTAATTTAAAGACTTGATATAAGTTTTGACAAACTGCCATTGCTTTCCTCCTTAATTATTATCAATTGAAATTCAATCAGAATCTAATGCATCTAAATTTTCAGCATCATATTTTTTATAATATATTTCTGTGTGTTGTATCATAAAATCTATCATCTCAGATAATTCTTTGTCGTTTTTAACATAAAAAACATTATCATAAATATTATTATTTTTATAATTATTTAAAGGTGATATATTTAATAAAATAGTGTAATTGTTTTCTTCGAATGGTGTATTATTATTTAAAATAAAAATATATTCTTTGTCTGAACTAGCATCAATAATATTAATGTTTAATCAGGTATTTTGTAATTTTTGATTATATTTATTATTAATTTCATTTAACACGGTTTGTATTTCTTCTGGTGTAATCATAGTTACCAATCTCCTCAAAATTTATATTTTATATCATAATTTGTTTGATTTTTTAATTAACTATATAATATAGTTAACCTCATCTATTAATATTATATTGGGAAAAATTTTATTGTGCAAGTAAAATTGAATAAAAAGAAAGAAAAAAAAGAAAAGTAACAAAAGAAATAAATAAAGAAATAAAAAAACAACTCATACTTCGTATTCGTTGTAGTGCCTACGGCGTGGAGTGATTTTTTAAATAACTCATATATTCGTTATTATAAAAAATAACGTTATATTTGGTGGTGATTAATTATTATATAAAATATATAAATAATATTAAAGATAATAAAAAAATTTTTAATTATTTTAATAATAATTAGATAAAAAACCTAATGTTTAAAAAAAGAAAAATAAAAAAAAGAAAAAAATAAAAAACTATTTTATCTTGACATTCTTGTAAAAACCCATTATTATATTGGTGTATGATACTTGATTGGTATAGTTATTGTGAAACAGTTCACAGTACAAAAAAATTATTAACAAAAGATCCTGCTGATCACAAGAGTTTATTTAAGCAGGAAATTTTCTATGTTCGTTATTTAATTTATAAAAAACATTATACTAAATTACAATGTTATACAGAGTGGCGTAAAATTAAAAATGGAAGAGCAAATATTTTGAAAAAAGATCCCGATCAATTAGCTATAGAATTTTTTAATATTTATCAAGCCGCTAATAGGATAAATAGAATTCCTGGTCCTTTATCTGAAATTATAATTTTTAAAGATGAAGTAGATTATTTGAATTCTCTTCAAGTTCCTAAATGGATTAAAGAATTTTGGATGGCAGAGCTAATATATTATAAGTTTGCTACACAAATTTATAGTCAGGTAGAGTTAACACCAACAGTATTGTCTTGGTGTCTTAGACAGGTTACTGATTTAAAAGCTTCTAATAGAACATTTTTTGACCATCGAGATCAAATCGGAAAATACAATGCTCAGTTTGAAGTTATTAAAATTAACAATTTAAACAATCATGAATATAATATTATGACACCAAAATTTTTAAACACCGACAATAAAAGTCCTGTATTAATTATTAATAACTTAGATCAAATTAAGACAGGAATTAAATTAATTAAAGATAATTATGAAATTTGTGAAAATTGTGGTAAAAAATTTATTAAAAGTTCCAAGAGTCAAACACAATTATGCACAGGATGTTATAAAAAATATCGTCGAAAATACAAAACCGAAAAACAAAAAAAATATGACGATCAAAAAAGTCTTGAAAAAATCAGAGAAAATTAAGTTTTCTGGACAGCTAAATCATGTTTACTCTTTTATGGAAGAGGAGTAATAAAAATTGGTTTTATATTTATATAAAACCTTACGAAATGAAAAGAAAAAAGGATAAAAAGGAGAAATAAACAAATGACAAAAAAAGAATTTTTAGAGTATGTTGACTCTTTTGATAGAGATACTGGTGAATTTACTGAAGAAGAATTATATGCTATTGGAACACAATATAAGGAATTACCAGTTTCAGAAAAAAATTGGGAAGAATTGGTTAAAATACTTGGTGTTAATAAAACAGGTGAAAATTTTAGAACTTGGATTAAAAGCAGACAATATGCCGATGGAACAATTAAAAAGAATATTCAATTATTATCTGGTCAGACAGTTGAAGATTTAAGTTTTCCAGAAGCTGAAGAAAAAATTGAAGAAATTAAAAGAGATTTATACAAACAACAAGTAAAAACTAGAGATACTTGAAACGCTTATAGAAGAGATGTACGTAAAGATGCTCGTGAAGAAAATTTTTATGATATGTTTGCGGAAGCTGTTAAAACATATCCAGCATTACCTCAATATAAAACATTACCAGTTATTTCTACTGATAACGAGGCTGTAATGTTATTATCAGATATTCATTTGGGTATGGAAATTAATAATTTCTTTAATCATTATAATTTAGAAATTGCTAAAAAAAGATTTGATACTTATATTGATGAAGTTATTAAAATGTGTCAATTACATCAAGTTCGTAGATTAAATATTTGTAATCTTGGTGATTGTATTCACGGTATTATTAATGTTACTGGTAGAATTGAAGCCGAAATGAATGTAATTGATCAAGTTATGCAAGTTGCAGAAATGTTAGCTCAAGGATTAAATAAATTACAAAATGCAGCTTCTGAAGTTATTTACAGAAGCGTTACTGATAATCATAGTAGAGCTATGGCCAATTTCAAAGAAAATATGGAATCTGAAAATCTTAGTAGATTAATTGATTTTTATCTCAAGCCAAGATTAAAAGATACTTCTATTATTTTTGCTGAAGATAATTTAGATTACGATATTTCATTCTTTGAATTATTAAATGGTCAAAAGGTTATTTGTTCTCATGGTCACCGTGATAATATTAATGTAGCGGTACAAGGATACTTAGGTGCCACTAAACAATTTGTTGATTATATTTGTTTAGGACACTTCCACGAAAGCAAAATGAAATCGTTCCAAGGCGCTAAAGTAATTGTAAATGGTAGCGTTTGTGGTTCTGATTCTTATGCTCAATCTAAGAGATTATATGGTGATCCAGAACAAACTTTAATAATTATAGATAATAATTCAGTTATTATAGATAATGTTAAGCTAAATATTCAATAAAACAAAACCTCTCGATATCGAGGGGTTTTTATTATAAAAGGAAGTGAAAAGGTATGATAGAACAAGAAAAAGAAATAAATGAAAATATTGAAGTTGCTGAAGAATTAGAAGAAAACGTTACAGAAACACACATTGAGACGCCAGAACACCAAGAGTTTGCTCAATTATATTCTAAGAACAACGAGGATTTTGCTAAAGCTGTTTTTGAATATTGTTTTTTACACAACCTTTTCTTTCATGAAGTTTACGTTAATAAGATTATTAGTAGTGATATAGAAAATAAATTTTTTAATATGCCTGAATTATATATTGATATGATTAATAATGATTTTCGTTGTAATGGTTTAAATTTTTTTGATCAATTAAAGATTGAGAATTTTGAAAAAATTTATAGTGAAGATTTAAATTTATTAATGTTATCAGAAGATGATAAAAAAAACAGACAAGCATGTCTTGATATTATTGGCTATGATCCTTTTAAAGATGAAGCTATTGAAGATCGTCCACAATTATATAGAGATTTAACAGGTATGTTGACTGATGCAATGAGAAAAGATATTGCTAAGTCTAAAGCTGCTTTATCAATTGTTCGTTCATATCAAAATATTGAAAAATATCAACGTAAGGTTACTGAACTTACGTCTAGTGGTAAAGTTGATGAAGATACTCAAAAAACTTTAGATCAATATTTAAAAGTTATTGCCACCATACAAACCACTATTAACCAAACAGCAGAAAAAAATAATTTTACTGTTAGAGGTATTGGTTCTAATGGCAAGGGTATGTTGTCAGATGTTATGAATCAAATAGAAGACATGGGAATTGATGAGGGTATTACAAATTTTTATGATATTGAAACCTCTAAATCTATTGAAGAAGTTGCTAATATTAGTTTTAAAGCTCAATTAAATCAATTAAATTTATCTAAAACTGATTATGTAGAGATTTTATCTGCTCAAGCACAAGCTGTTAAAGAAGCACAAAAGACAGCAGCCAAAGCAAATGAAGCATTACGATTAGCTAAAGAAAAAATTACTAAACAAGAATTGTTAATTGAACTTGAAAAAGATTATCGTAAAAAAGGAATATCAGAAGAAGAAATTACAGAGTTTATTGGTAGAGAATATAAATTATATGATGGAGAAGAATAATTATGATTAGTATTTATAAACGTAAAATTAATAATAATTTAACCATACGTGATTATGACTCTATGAAGAAATATATTCGACTTATACAATGGGGACGTAAGAATCCTGTACAATTTATAGAAAAAATTTTTGGTATCACTTTAATGGATTATCAAAAATGATTAATTGCAGAGTCTTGGACCAAAGAGTATGTTGTTTGAGCTTGTAGTCGTAATGCTGGTAAATCATTTTTAATTGGTTTGTTTATTATGGCTCGTAATTTGTTATTTCCAAAATTACAAACTCAAATTATTTCTGAAAACTGACAAACTTGTAATGATACTTTTTTAACAATGGAAAAAATTGCCACAAACAATATCAAAACCATTATTAATGACAATACTGTATTTATTGATGAATTATATAAAACTAAATCTGATTCAGACGGATTTATTCACGATGCCAAAGGTGGAAACAAGTGTAAATTATCAAACGGATCATCTATTTCGGCAATTGCTGGATCATCTAGATCTGCCAGAGGCCGAAGATCAAACTTAAATGTTTATGATGAAGCTGGTTTTATTGGTAAAGATACTTTTGATATTACTGAACCTTATATGGGTCAATCTTCAGAATTTAAATTAGGTTCTTCTTATGATCCAGAAGTTTACCCAAGAGAAATACCTAATATTCGTTTGTATATTGGTTCAGCATCTGATACTAATTCATTGTTTTATGAAAAATACAAAGAAGGGGTTAAACAAATGTTAGCTGGAAGTAATAAATATTTTGTTGCTGACATTAGTTGTGAAATTCCTAAACATCCTACTGTTAAAGGAAAAGAAGCCAAACCTTTGCTTTCTCAAGAAGAAATTGATCGTAAGATGAGAGAAAATGAAATTGTCGCTATGAGAGAATATTACAATATTTTTGATCATTTTGATTTAGAAGATTCTATTGTAACTCGTTCTGACATTTTTACAAATACTGAAACATTTGTTCCAGCAATTACTTGGGGTGGTAAAAAACATAAATATATTATTTCATATGACCCAGCATCTAAAAACGATAACGCGCCTGTACTAGTTACAGATATGTTTAAAAATGAAGATGGAGAAATTTGTGGTCGCTGTGTCCATATGGAGAATTTGATTGTTACTTATGGTGATGGATCTAAACGCCCCATGAGAATTGATGAACAAGTTCAGAGATTACGAGAAATGATATATGAATATAATGGTCGAGAAAATATTGCACCATATGAAAATGTTGTTGTCTTATTAGATTTTGGTGTTGGTGGACAAGCTAGTTCTATTTGTCAAGAGTTATGTAAAGATTGGACCGATAGTAAAGGAAAGGTTCATCCAGGAATTTATGATGAAGAAAATGAATTTAGCAGATTATGGGCTGAAAAATTTCCTCATGCAGTTCCAGGGTGTCTAAAAATGGTTGAGCCACGTAAATTTAGAAATGATTTATTTACATCTGCAAAAACATTGGTTCCAATGGGTGCTATTAAATTTTCACCAAAATGCCCAAAATATGATATTTTGGTTTTAGATGATGGTACTGAAAGAAAATTAGGTAAATCTGAACTAAACTCTTTAATTCAGATGGATTTAATGAAAGAAGAAATAGCTTCAATTGTTAGAATCAAAAACCCAACTGGTAATATCACTTTTCAGTTACCACCAGAAAAACGTGGTAAAATGCATGATGACCGTTGTTATGTTTTTGTATTAGCATGTTGATGGATTCATCAACAGAGAACTAATGAAACTTTTGGAGATGATGGTGTAGGTTTAGATTATAGTAAATTAATCGGTGCTACTCCTGTTAGGTCTCAAGTTTCTAATGATGATCCTTGATTAAAAGGATTATCGGGAAATAAATCTACTATTAAAAGGAGTCCGTTCCAGGGTAAATCTCCATTTAGTAGATAAATTTCATTTTAATAATTTCAGTATAAAAAATATACTGTTATTATATATTATTAATATCATTGATGTACAGATGATATCGCTTTTTATTGTAAAAAATAAAAAGAATAGAATATATGTTGCCCTTAAATATTTATTATTTTTGGGCAACAGTGTAATATTATTAATTAATTGATTAAAACAAATGAGAGTAGTTGTTTGTTTTACTGAATTAATTAATATATTTAAGAAAGTAAAAAGGAGTAGAGATATGATTTGTTGTAAAATTATTTTTGATTATCAAAATCCTCAAGGGGATTTTAAATTATTATTAGAAAAATTAGGATCTTATGGTGATGTTCTATGAGATCAACATACTTTATATTTTAGTGACACATCTGGCAATATAACTGAACAACAAATTGTATCGGTTATACAAAGCTGTAAATATAGTAAAATTTTTATTGACAGTTATGATCGTAACAATCAACCAAATTATGAAAACGATTATGTGATGGGATGACTTACAGATCATTTAATGAAAATTTCTTATAATTTATGTGAGCAAGCTAGTCAAAAAACTTTTCAAGACATATCTAAAGGATTAGACATTTTAAATGAACAATTAGATAAACAATTAAGTGAACAAAAAAACAACATTTAAAATAGATCAATACTATAGGAGGTTACAATATGGAAAATGAACAAGAAAAGAAAAAAGTTGGACGTCCAAAAAATAACCCAATAGTTCAAGAAGTCGTCGATGAAAAAAATCAAGATCGTTTAGATATGGAAAAACGATCTCAAGAAGAATATATCACTATTGATGATTTGGGAAAACGTTGGAGTGCTACTTTTCAAAAAATTGCTGCATTAGATCAAACTACTGGTATTGGTACTGTAGCAACACAATGAAATAAATTAAATCCATTTTTACAAAATCAAAGAATTAAAAATTTATATAGTACAGCACGTACTTATAACAAAGCTAATATTAGTGAATTTTTAGCTAATCCAGCTAATTTTGAAAAAGAGTTACGTAGTCTTAGCTGGGCTAATAGTAGTAGTCAACAAATTTATTATAATATTTTAAGACGTGCTAGTGATATTCCATTATATAATTATTATTTAATACCAGAATTATTAGATATAGAAGAATATAATGATAAAGATTTTCAATCTGAAGATAGACTAATTCATGAATGGGTTGAAACTTTTAATATTCCTAATACTTTTAAAACAATGGCTTTAGAAATTAAGAGAGAGGGAAAGTCTAGCTATTTATTACGAAATAAATTTATTGGAGAAGGTAAAAACAAACATGTTGGTTTTACTACTTTACAAAAGTTACCAAGTGATTGAGTAAAAATTACTGGTAAATCACAATTAGGTTTTACCATCTCATTTGATATGATGTATTTTCTTAACATTGCTAATTCACCAGCAGATTTTGGTGATTTTATGGTCAAAGCTTGAGCTGATATGGTAAATAAAGGTATTGTTACTAATACTGACAACCAAGGAAAATGAGAATTTAATTCTGGTAAAGCTGCAAATTATAGTTTTAATTATGGTAATAATAATTATGCTTCTACGATTGAAATTATGAAGAAAGGTCGTAAGATGAACTACATGTTCTGGTTAAAATTACCTTTTGATATTTGTTATACTTTTGGAAGTGATAATTCACAACCTTGGGTAGCGCCAGATACTATGGGATTAATGTTGAAATTACAAGAATTAACTGACTATGGACAATTAGCTGGTTTAATAGCTAGCACACCTTTAACTGCTGTATTAACTGGAGAAATTGAAACAATTGATAATCCAAGAGCTGGTAAAAATGAATCAGTATATAGTCCAGAAGTATTACAAGGATATATGACTCAATTTAATCAAGCCACATCAACAAATGTTGAAGCCTGGTTATGGCCAGCAAAAAATATTAAATTACAACAATTATCTTCAGATGTTAATTCATCTGAAATAATTTCTTCAGCAACTGAAAATTTTGTTTCTACAGCTGGAGAAGGTGGTTTAACTATTACTACTGAAAAACCTAACGTTGCACAAGTTACTGTTACAAAACAATTAGCTGCGGCACAACAAAATTATGTTACTTTACAATTTGAAAATGTTTTAAATTATATTATTAAACATAAATTAGGTTTTTCTTATGCATGAAAAATTAAAATTTGAGGAGATGTTTTTAATCACGAAAGCGATCGTAAATTTTTAAAAGAAGTTGTCGCTAATGGTAATATTGCATTATTACCAAAACTAATGTCCGCAGAAGGAATTTCTATTCGAGATACTAAAGCAATGACGGAGTATATCAAAACATTTGATTTTTATAAAGATTTTATGACTTATACTCAAACAACTCAAATTGCTCAAAAAGAAGAAGATGAAGCACAAGGAGCGGTTGGAAGACCTGGTTTAGACGATGAAGAAATAGACAATGATGCAACAGCTGCATCTAAAGAAGCTGGTACTAATACTAGTGATAATCGTGACCAGGAGTAATGGGGGTATAAATATGAGAATGACAGAAGAAACTTATAATAAGTTAAATTTATTAATGGCCGAATGTTTTGATGGAAATGCGGTAATTGATAATTTGGCATATAATTTAGATTTTTATTATTTTAATGAAATTGCTGATATTGTACATCATCAAATTGCACACATATTACCTGAATGGGCTGATATGATTAGTAATAAAATGTTAGAATTATCTGCAAGACCAATTAGATTAGACATTGGTGGTTATCAAGATGATATATCAAATTTAACTGAAATTTTTACTATTTTGTATAATACAATAAGAAAAATTTTAGAAGATACAAGGTCATTAATCGCCACAGCAGATATGAACGGTGACGATGAAGTTAGAATTTTTGCAGAAAGTTTTTTAGAAAAAGTGAGTTCCTATGTAAAACAAGGAGAAGAGTGGGTTAATTCTTCAAAAACATTAACTCCTGCTGAAATGAATATACACATTAAACAGTATACTCATTTTATTAAATTGTAAAACTATGGAAGCTAGTCAAATTATTTCACTAGTTATAAGCATTTTATCTTTTTTCGGAATAGGCACTATATTTGCCCAATTTTGAAAAGATAAATATGAAAAAAAACAACAAGAAACTCAACAAGCTAAAGAACAACAAAAAAGACAAAAACAAGAAGAAATGCGTGAAGTAATTCATCAAGAAAATGTTGAGATTATCAAACGTATTGAAAAAATTGAAAGAAATACAGATTTGTCTCTTGAAGCTGATGTATTAGCTTTAAGATGTAATATGAAAGCTATTATGGAAAGATGTAAACACCAAGGTTATTCAGACATTGGAGATAAATCAACTATGAAACAATTAAGGAAAAAATATGAAGAACTTGGTGGTAATGAATTTAAAAATTACGTTGATCATTGGTGTAATTTAGTAAAAACATTACCAGATAGTAAAGAAGAAGGAGGAAAATAATCATGGAAACTAAAAAATTATATTTTGATATTGATGCTAGTACCATAGATATTAAGCCTCTATTACGTAAAGATTTTTTAGAGTTGTCAATGAAAGCTATCAGTAGTGCAAATCCTAATAGAAACAATTCTTGGTTTACTAGAGAATCTATGGAAAAATCTATTGACACCTTTAGAAACAAACCAATTTTAGGTTATTTTGAAAACGGAGATTTTGTTAGTCACAACGGTGAATGAACCAGTGATTCCGAAACTCAAATGGAATATTGGGACACATTAGGTAAAAAAGGAGAAAGAATTTTAGGACTTATTCGTAGTGAAGATGAAGTTAAAATCGTTGAAGATAAAAACGGATTATCTTGAATTTGTCTTTCTTGTGCTTTATGAACTCAATATAGTTTTAAACAAGTTAAGCGTTTATTAAAAGATGCAAAACGAGCAAAGCAAACAGGTGAAGCTACTAAAAATGTTTCGGTAGAAGTAGATATCACTGATTATGAAATGCTTGAAAACGGCGTTATGAAAATTAACGCGTTTAATTTAATCGGTATTACTATTCTTGGTTCTAGAAATGGTGTAAAAGTAGAACCAGGTATTGAAGATGCTGAATTATCTGTTGTTGATATCATGGGTAGAGAATTATATGAAAGACAGGCAAATAGTATAAGACTTGCTTATGAAAGATTAGACAACAAAGTACAAAAGGAGGAATTTTCTCAAATGGATAACGAATTAAAAACAGAAAACATTGAACAACCAGTTGTTCCAGAAAATTCTGATGTCATTGTTAACGATGTTATAGTAGAAGAACCAAAAGAAGAAAACATTGTTATCGAAGAAGCTGAATCCACAGAACCTGTTTCTGAAGAACCAAAAGCAGAAGAAGTTATCATGGAAGAAAAAACTGAATCAATTGAAAATGTTGAAACAGATAATTCTGTAAACGATTCAGAAAACGTTCCAGAAGAATCTACAGTTATTGTAGAAGAAAAAACTGAAGAAATTAATGAACATCTAGAAGAAAACAACGATTGTCATTGTGAAGAACATGATGAAAATCCCGATGAAGAAGAAAAAGATGACGAAGATGAAGATGAAGATGAAGAAGAAATAGAAGAACCAAAAGAAGAGGAACATGAAGAAGAAGAAATTTGCCCTGGATGTGGTAAAAATCCTTGTGAATGTGAAAAACATACTTGCGAAGAGCAAGTAGATTCTGTTGATTCTATTGAAGTCATTAATTGGGAAGAAAAATATGGTATTCTAGAGCAAGAATTTAACACTTTAAAAGAACAATATGAAAATGTTGTTAAAGATTTAAGTATTTATAAAAAAGCTGAATTTTTAAGTCATGCTAAAGAATTATTAATTCAATCAAAGATTACTGAAAAAGCTGTTGAAGATTTTTACACAGCATGTGAACAAGATGAAATTACTAATTTAGATGATTTAAAAGTTAAAGTTGCTTTGTATATGCTTGATAAAACTATTAAAATTGAAGAAGTTGGTTTTGAAACTTCTGCAATTATTACACCAGACACTAAATCTGCTTTTGAAACAAACAAAGGCAAAGAAGCAAAGAAGACAAATTGGTCCACTTTGCAAGAATATATTGGTAAATAAAAAAGATCTTTTATTTAATTTGCATTTTTTATAAAAACCCAATATAATATTATTATATTAGAGCTAGGAACTCGTTAAACTCATCTCGTATATTTTATTTATACGTATATTTATGGATTAAAACATTAATTATATTAATTATTATTTTTTATAGAGCCGAACTATAAAAAATTTTGTATTATATATAATAATGATTTTAATATTTTTAAAAAATTTTTTAAAAGGAGAAACAATTATGGCATATGTTTTTAAAAGAGGCAAAATGGCTAGTGGCGTTTTAGATGTCATGTTAGCTAATGCTGTTTGTACAAGCGGTGTAAAAGATGGTTCTTTACTAGTTCTTGGAAACTTAGCTTCAGATACTACTTACAGTGCTACAGGTGTTGAATATGACACTTATGTTGCTACTGCTCCAGCTGCAGCAACAAACGAAGTTGTTATTTGTGATTATGCTGGAATTTCAGAAGGCATTATTTCAGGTAACGAATATAAAATGGGAAATAAATTATATGATTTAGAAGTACCAGCAGGTGAAATCTTCAGAGTTAGAAGATTAGGATTACATGATAAATTCTGGTTAGGCGAACATAACTTTGTTGGAAATTCTCCAGTTGTTGGCGAATATGCAACTGCAACTGCAGGTGACTGCAGACATACTCCAGCTGCATCATTACCAGCATCAGGTTATGCAGTTAAAATTTTATTATCAGAAGATTTAACAGCAGGTATGGCTTCAAAAGGATTAATTTATCTTTGCGAAGTTGTCCAATTATAATTAGGGAGGGCTTAGAGTTATGAAAAAATATTTTGGATACACAAAAAGCTCTGATGAAGTTTTTAATTCATTAGTTGAAAATACCCTTGAATTAGCTAGAGAAGCTCACGAAGGTAAAAAATCAGCAAATTATGCTGAAAAGAATTCTGACTTACTTGTTGCTATGGGTAAGAAAGCTATTGAAGGTACTAGATTTGAAGCTGATTTTGAAGCTGAAGGTTTAGCTATCTACAATAAGCCAATGGTAAAATCTAACACCACAGTTAGAGAAAACTTCAACGCAGTTATTGCACAAGTTGTTACTGCAATAGTTCCTGAAGTTGTCAACGATACTTTCTCACAATTTATCGCTGAAGTTCACCAAGTTGGTTATGGTGAAACTGCAAGATTCATTATTGAATCTAACGATTTATTCAAAGTCAATTCTAAAGCTGAAGGCGTTAGAAAAGGCGTTGATCAACCTATGTTTGATGATGAAATTACTGTAAATGCAAAACCAGTCACAGTCGATTAACCTGTTTACTGTCAAGTAAACTAACCAGTCGGCATATACAGAAATGTGTATGTAGTGCTAAGAGTTATTAGTCTTAGCCAACACTATCTTAATTGCTGGAAATCCCTAAAGCTATATAAACTACAACGTAAAACCTATTATTAGGTTTAAGCGTGAATGTTACGAAAGTAGAAAAAATTATATAGATGGCGCATGGTCAAATCCTAAACGCATATCCAATCATAAAATGGGAAATCAGCATCCAAGCTCGAAAGAGAAGGTTCAACGACTATCTCCCGTGAGGAGAGTAGGATCAAGTGATCCGAAAGAGATAGGCCTTAACGTGTCATGACGAAGGATATAATATAGTCTATGCTTATATGAGAATATAAGAAGTTCACTAAAGAACTGTGTGAAAAATAACGAATTCACATGAATTATGAAATATTTGAATATATGAATAAATAATCTTTATATATATTACAATTAAAAATAAAATAAACCCACTATAAAATGAAATATAGTAGTGGGACAGCAGGTTCGAAACTGTTTTCAATGACTTATCTAGTTGAATTACCACTATTATTATATTTACCTGATAAACAGTCTGCTGGAGAAAATAAACGTATGCATGATTTAGGTTATCACAAACTTTGTGATTGTGGTACAAAAACTTGGGTGTATACTAAATATTGCAATTAATAACAATAATTAATTGTAGTATATATAAAGATTATTAAATATATTCAAAATTTCTCAGTGTTGTATTGATTGGTACCCATTTGCTGCTGGAATTTTCGACATGGGTAACTTTGCCCTAAAGATCGGTAGATCTTTCATGGCATACATTTTCTTAAAGGCTGTTAGAGGTATGACAGCTGCAACTAGTGCTTATGGTGCTGCTTATACTGTTGCTGGTGTTACACCAACTTTATTTGGTACTTTAAGAGAAAGAGTATCAGCTGCTAATGGTGGTATGAATGTTATTGCCATTGGTACTGCTGTTGCTTTAAGCCAATGTTCATTAGGTGGAAACTATCAAGTTGAAATTGGTGAAGAAATGAACAAAGTTGGATACTTAGATCAATATCTTGGTGTTCCATTAATTGGTTTAAAGAACGTTTTAGTTCCAGGAACTACTAACACTACTGCTCAACTAGCTTTACCAGATGACAAGATTTATATGATTCCTGTCGGTGGAAGCAGACCAGTTAAGATCGTCTTCGAAGGCGACGAAGTTAGCGTTATGTTCAACCCAGAAACTACTTCTGACAAGAGATATGGATTATCTGTTGAATTAAGAGTTGGTGTTGAAGCTGTCTTAGGTGCGAAGTACGGAACTATCACTTTATAATTTGTAAAATTATAAAAAACCCGTTATAATATAAATAAGTGGGACAGTGGGTTGCAAACCATTTCTAAATACCTATATTATTTAGATTACCACTTTTTTAAAAATCTATATAGGAGAGGAAAATACAATGATAACCGTTGATAAAGAAGACATAGTAGAATATTATATTAATCAAAACCATTCAGTCCAACAAACAGCTGAACATTTTAATATTAATTGTAAAACTTTTTTTGGATGGCTACACAGATTAAATATTCACAAAGACAAAACATTAAGTCAACAAAATGCACAAAAAGCATTAAAAGATAAGCACATTATGGAAAATAATCATCCAACTAAAGATGAATTATATCAATATTATATTGTTCAAAATCATTCTGAAACAGAATGTTGTCAATATTTTTCAGTATCACGTTCGTCTATTCAACGTAGGATTAAAAAGTATCAATTAAATAAAGATACACAACAAATTCAAAAATGTACCCAACATACTGTTTTAAATAAATATGGTTATAATTTTGTTTTACAAGATCCACAAATACAAAAAATAAATAAAGCACGACTACAAGAAAAATACGGTGTACAAAATATTGCACAGCAATATATTCAACATTTAGATATATGGAATGATAAAGATAAATTTGTAAAATTTTTAAAACAGCAAAATGTAAAAATGACAGCAGTAAGTTTGGGTAGATATTTTAATGCTCATATAAGTACTTGTTTGAGAAAAATCCATAGTTTGGGGTTAGAAAATCTTATTGATATTAAGCCTGCTACATCGCAATATGAACAAGAAATTATTGATTTATTACATAATGAGTTTAATATTGATAATATTATTCAAAATGATAGAACAGTATTAAATGGGAAAGAAATTGATATTTATTTACCAGATTATAATTTTGGAATTGAATTTAATGGTGAATATTGGCATTCAGAAATTGGTCACCCTCATTATGCTGAAAGAAATGGTAGATCCACTTATCACCAACAAAAATCTTTAGAGGCAGAACAAAAGAATGTTTTTTTATTTCATATTTTTGAACATGAATGGTGTGAACCATTTACAACTGTAAATCCTAAATTTACAAATAGTCGTAAAAAAATTATTAGTCGTTTAAGATCAATATTACATTATAATGAAAAGACTATAGGTGCTCGTCAATGTGTAATAAAAGAATTAAGTTATGATGAAAAAACACAATTTCTAGATTGTAATCATTTTCAAGGTAATGATATATCTAGTAATTATTATTTAGGATTATTTTATCAAAATGAGTTGGTTAGTTGTATGACTTTTGGTAAATCTAAATACAAAAAATATACCTGGGAACTAAGTAGATTTTGTAATAAAGAAAATTATCAAATTCTTGGTGGTGCCTCAAAGTTACTTAAATATTTTGTAGATAATAAAATGTGTAAAAATGATATTTTAGTTTCTTACAGTGATATTACTAAAACTAGTGGAAATTTATATAAAACATTGGGTTTTACTAATACTCAAATTAATGATCCTAATTATTGGTGGGTTAATTTTAATACTGGTGATGTAAGAACTAGATATCAAGAACAAGCTGCTGGTGAAGTAGCGCGTATGCATAATAAAGGATATTATAGAATCTGTGATTGTGGTACAAAGACATGGATTTTGAAAAAATAAATATAATATTGTACTATGCCTTCTTTATTGAAGGTGTTTTTAATTAAAAGGAAACAAAAGGAGAAAAAAATTATGGCTGAAACAAAAAATACTACTGCAGTAAAAACTGCAACTACTAAAACTACTACATCTACTAAAGAAAAACAATTAGAAGAACAAGTTGCTCAATTAATGGAACAAGTTAAAATTTTAACTTCTGCATTAAATGCAACTGCACAATCTAGCAATGTTGTAACTACTCCAACAGCAGTTAACAGTAATTCAGATGTTTCTTTAGTTTATATGTCTGATAGTTTAGGTGTTATTCGTTATGGTAATGGCATTGAATTAAATTGCACTAGATTTGGTGAAGAATTTGTCATTACTCGTTCTGCTTTCGATGAAATCGTTGGAAGATATAGAAAGTGGTTCGATGCTGGTATGTTAGCTGTCTCATATAAAAATGTTGATGTAGCTGCTGCTAAAGGTGTTAGAACTGATAAAGAATATGCTTTAAGTGCGGAAAAATTACATGATTTAGGTAAAATATCTGTTCAAGATATTGAAAAATTATGGGAAGAAAACCCTACTGAAGCACATAGATTAAGTATTGTTACTTATTTTAAGAGAAAATTTATTGAAGGTAAAGAATCTGGATTCCGTGATAGAAGCAGAGTCGATTGCTTAAATAGATTAACTAACGGTGGATTTGCTCAAGAAAGCAGAGAATTAGGTGGAGATTATAAAATCAGACCTACTAATATGAACGATTAATAATAGTATTATAAAAGATAGATTATATAACTTAAATAACTCTTGTTAAGTAGGGGGTAGAGCAAATGATTTATTTTTATGATATTTTCGAACGCGCTTTCAATTTATTTGATGACCCCGACATAAGTCGTAAATATTTTTGTGACCAAGCAGGTTTTCAACATGATATGTTGGATTATTTAATTAATGGCAAAAATAAATTTACTTTCCCTACAGCTATTACAGATAAATTGGTTATTTGTGATGAACCTGAGGGACGACAAGAAATTATTGAGGGTGAAGGCACAAATACTTATGTACTAGTTACTACGCCAAAAGAGGGATCGGGTTTCACTTATCGAATTGGTGAAGAATTAGTTCAAGGACAATATATTCCAGAAACTAATTCAGTGGTTTTTCCACGCACTATTGAAGTTGGTCAAACCTGTTCTGTAACGTGGTACTATGCTGGTGCGTTTTCAGCGGACTTTTCTAATTGTTTACGTTCTGATTTTCCTATAGATGCAATAATAGAAAAAGTAATTACTATATTAGCATACGGATTATTATCAGCATGAGGAGATAAGGAAGTAGGCAGAGTATTAGAAGTTCGTAATATATTAACTGATACAGATTTTAATATGTATTCGCCAGCGAATTCGGCAAAAGCAAAAGTAGAGTGGCGAGATAAGATGAATGAAAACATGGATACCTTGATTTCGGAGTTAAATTGACGAATCATGGCTACTCCTAGAGGAGGAACTCGTTTTGGAAAATAAAGAATGTTTAGATACAGAAATCAGTTCAGTCTCAATTCGTTTCTCTCTAGAAGAAGAAAAGGAATGATATATTAATTTACGTGGACAATTAATTAAATTATTGTATATGATCGAAGCGGAACAAAAGGGCGAGTGTACAGCAGATTTATGATTTTATGGATTTATGCACGAACTTACATCATCAAATTCGCTTTGTCAAAATAAATTAACAAAAGTTGTTGTAAAAATTTTTGGTTTATTTGAAGACAATAAATATAAAACCATGTCTCACGAACAAATTAAACGTCAAATCATGGAATCGAGAGGAATTGTTGACCATTTAATTAAAGAAATGGAAAAAGAAAAATAAGTAGTACAGGGGGAAGAGCTAATATGGCACGTAAAGTTATCGATGTTACTCGTTCTGTTGATAAATACGACATATTATCACAGACACCTAATAACTACAATTCTCAAAATTATTATTTAAAAGAATTACAAGATAAAGTTAACGCTGAATGGAATTATCGTCCAAACAGAGTTACGGTTGAATATGAACATATTTGGGGCAGTCAGCAATATTCCCCACTCGAAGTTGTTGTACAAACTGTAAAATCAGAAAAAGGTACAGTAATTTCGGATGATTGTAAAAGTTTGGTTTTTAGAGATATTTCTGAAGACAGATTTAAAATTGGTAGTAAATTTAGATTTGCTCCTAATTTTAACAATCGTGCTGATCAAGTTCTTGGAGTCGATATTAAAAAGAATGTTGATGATATTGATGAATATGAAGATGTTTATATGGAGAATGATGGTACATTAGTTGAAGATCTCATTCCTGTAAAATATCGTACTAATATTAAATATAAAAATGTATGGTTAGTTACAAATACTAATACAGCTAAGATGACTTCTAATGTCATCATCCAACGTTGTAATGGTACTCTTGGTAGTACTTATAAAGACAGCCAAGGAATTTCACACAGACATTATGAACCTGTTATTCAAGGCCAAGATGTTTCTAGTACCGCTTTGCGTTACAGTGAAACTGCTGTATTACCACAATCTCAGTTATTGATAATTTGTCAACATAATGAAACTACCAAAAACTATTTTATAAACCAACGTTTTATTATTGGATATGATAAAGTTTATAGAATTACTGCAATTAATAAATTTTATAGTAATTCTACTTATGATCCTGAAAATGTTGGATTAATGCGTATATATTTAGAATTAACAGAGGCTTCACCTTATGATGATTTTAAGAAACGCATTGCTTATCAAAAAACACCTGAAGTTATTATTGATACTGATGATAATTTAGCCGCACTTAGTATTAAATTTACTAAGCCAGATAAAATTCCTACAACTTTAACTGAAGAACCTATTACATTTGTTCCTGTTTTATATGATGAAGATACTAAAAAAGAATATAATGGTAGTAAGGTTGAGTTAGAGTATGTATTAGAAAATTTACCAGAATCTATTGACCCTAGTATTTATATTAATTGTCAAGATAATGGTGATAATACATTCACTTTATCAAGAAAACGTATATATTTAAATGGAAGTTTAAAATTAACATTTAAAGTATTAGCAACAAATTCACCTTCAGGGGAAGATATAAGTGTAACATTTACTATGTTAACACGTGGATAATCAAGGGGGTATGTAACTATGGCTAATAACGAACCTTATGATTATAGTGAATTTAGTGAATTCAATCGATTTCAAAATATCGATGGAATAGAATGAAAAGTGATTGATCATTTGGTTAAGTCTAAATCCAAACACGCAGATTTACTTTGGAAAATTTTAAAATATGATACATTAGATGCATTAAGCAAACCTAGTGTGCCAGAAAATGAACGAAGAGAATTAGTGTGCACTGACAATGGCGACCAAACAACAAAAAGACTATTTATGTCTCCAATTATGGATGATGCGCTCACACAACAATGTAGCTTTGTCCGTATTTATGTTGAAGATATTTTTCCTATAGATCACTTAAAAGCTACAGTTGGTGTTACGGTTGAGGCGATTACACATCAAAAGGTATCTTTAGTCACAGGAGATGGAGATCCATTTCTTAATCCTAAAGCTAATCCTAATGATTATGCTGCCGATGATCAAAGCTCCATTGTTGTGTGATACAAAAATCGTTTAACAGTTTTGTTAAAATGTATTTTAGCAGAATTAAACGGTTTGTACTTGGATGGTATCGGATACTTACAATTAAATGATAAATTGCAATGATATAATGATAATAATACACCAAATAGTGGTAAATCATTTGATGGTGGATATTTACGTTATGATTCATTCTCAGAAGCTTTTTATAGATATCGAGTTACTTTTGGTATGGTAATGGCTGGAATGTCTAGTAATTCAGATATAGGTTATTAGAAGGAGGCTTTACTTATGGCAGAAGTAGAAGGATTTGATAAATATAAAGGTTTACCGCAAGATATTGCGGAAGAAATACGTGGTTATGAAACTACTTATTTCAAAACTGATAAACCAATTCCATTTTGTGGATTGTTAATTTATCCAGTTACCGTAGAAGACTATGAAATTTTTTCTAGTTGTTCTACTTGTCTTACATTAAAAAAGAATGAAGATCCGAAAGGAATCGTGATGTCACATTTAGATTATTTAATATCTAAAACTCAAGATCCTCAAGAAGGATCTTTATGATCATATAAAATTCAGAAATTATTTGAAATTATATTTCATATTAAAAATGGATTAAAATGTAAGGGTTGTGGTCAAATTATTGAATATTCTAGTAATGAATTTAAAAAATTTATTCATGATATTCAAGAGGCCCAACAAAATAATACTCCTATTCAAACACTTCAATGTCCAGGGTGTAAAGGAGAAGATTTTTTAGAAATGATTAAAATTTTTAAAGATGAAACAACCAATAAATATTCTTTATTGATTGATGGACATATAATTACTAAACAAGATTTTGATAGATTAAGACAAATTATATTATTTCAAAATTTTCCAGACTATCAAGATGATTCATGGGTTGATCCAGAAGTTAAGAAGGATTACGAAGAACGTGTACGTCTTGAAGCCCAGAAAAATGATACTCATGCAACTATTGAAAAAAAGATTGTATGTTTATCAATAGCAACTAATTATAAATTTGAAGATATTTATCGAATGAGTATTAGGAAATTTACAATGGCTTTAGCCACTGTAGATGATTTGATTAATTATAAAATTACTCGACAAGCTATGATGAGTGGTTTTGTGTCTTTTCCAAAAGATTATAAACCAGAACACTGGATTTATAAACCAGACAAAGATATGTATGGTGATGGATATAAGAGCACAGATCAAGTTCACAATGATATGAGTAATTTATAATAAATAAATATTAAAAAGGAGAAAAAATTATGGCAAAATATTTTTTAGGTTCTGTTGGTAAAGCAGAAGCTTTCCGTTTTAATGGTGAATCATTAGAATTAGCTTTTGTCTCTAAAACTTTAACAGATTCAGGTTTAAATATTTCTACAACCAAAGACGATATCCGTGGTGGAGAAGGTGCTCCTATTCAATTCAGCTTCTACCATGATCCAAATGTTGAAATTACATTAACAGATATTCAATGGAAGAAAGAATATTTAACAGCACAATTAGGTGCCAAATTTGATAAGGAAAGAGTTTCTTATCAAACTAAAGAAATTACTCTTAACGCAGCAGGAAAAATTACTGTTGCAGAAGCAAAACCATTACCTATCTCTTGTGGAGATAGCGACATTGCTGCTTTATGGGCTGCTAAAGCAGGTACTGAAGATTGGTTTATTGTTGATCCAGAAGAAGACTACGCTGTAGGAAAATACTGTGTACGTTATTTAGGAGATGACGACAGAGCAGAAGTTGCTGAAATTACTTCAACAATCATTCCTGAAGAATTATTCTTAATCATCACTGCTCCTATTTTTGCTGGTGATGCTTGTGCTGCTTCTAACGGAAGAGCTGCTGGACACATCACATTTGAAGTTCCAAGATTCTTATTAAATGGTGGACAAGAATTCTCAATGAACATGAGTTCTAATCAAACTATGTCATTAGCAGGTATTGCCTTAGCCTCTGAATCTGCAGAATGTGAAGCTAACGGTGGTAAATTATTAAGAGTTATCGAAGTTATTTACGATCGTAAATATTCTGATGGTGTTGAACAAATCATGGCTGACCCAGATTGTTTACACGAAGGATATGTTCCAGAAATTTATGGTATTAAGAAAGATGGTAGTGTTACTAAGATGGATAACAAAGATTTAACTTTCACTCCAGCTTTAACTAGTGGTAAATTTGCTACAGGAAACTATACTATTGCTTTCGGATTAGTTGATTCTATTCAAGTTACTGTTGAATAAATAAATTAGGATAGTTACTTATGTGTAAATATGTTCAAGGTAACGGTACAACATGATATACATGCTCTTTATTTAAAAAGAAGTGCAAATATCAACAATATTGTACTGTAAAACACCAATATGTATTAGACAAGTGTAAGAACTGTCCCGCTTATAAACCTAATAAATAAACGTTTGGGCTTGGGTATATCCCAAGCTCATTTGTTTATTTTCTACACAAGGTTATCAAGCGAGTTAAATAATTTTGTGTAGAAAGTAAATAAATAGGAGGAAACTATAATGTTTATATTATCAATAGAGAACATTTCAAATATTTGCACTTTAATTGGTTTAATTGTTGGTTTAGTTGGTGCTATTGCTGCATTAATTCCAACACTTATTAAACTTGGTAAAGCATTAAAAGAAATTATTAACGATAAAAATTGGACTAAGATTAAAGAAATTGCAGATGCTGCAATGAAAGTTGCAGAAGAAACTGGCGCTAGCGGAGCTGATAAATTAACTATGGTTATTGCTTCTGTTAAAGCAGGTTGCGAAAAATGTGATATTATATTAGATGAAAATTTAGTAAATAATTTAATCACTTATATTAATAATACTATTGCATGGTTTAATAGTATGAAAGAAATTACAGAACAAACAGAAGGAGAATAACTATTATGACATTAGCAGAATTGTTAAAAAAACAAAAACTATATGAGGATCAACACAAAGAAAAAAAGCCTATTAAGGAACCAAAAAAGAAAATAGAGCCAAAAGTTGAAGAAAAACCAATAGATATAGAGGAAAGTAAAAAGGAAGAAGAAAAAAATATAGATGATAAACCTGTGAAAAAGGAACCAAAAAAGAAAGTTGAAAAACCTGAATCACGTGTTTATATGGTAACAGAAGATATTGATCACGTTAATGAAGAAAAAGTAGAAGAAGATCACTTTGAATTTTAGTTTACCATTTCCTCTCGCCTAAGGGCGGGAGGATTTTTATTTATTACAGGAGGGCGATTTTATGGATAAAATCAGAGAAAATAAAGCTGCTGATGAACTTGTAACTATTATTCGTGAAATCGTTCAAGAGCAGTTAAATCAAAAAGATACAACCGTATTAGGCGAGGTTATTCAAAACAAAGGCAATAATCATGTCGATGTCTATATTTATCCTGATCGTGAGACAGTGGTACATAATATATTAAATAGTAGTGGATATAATTTATTACCAGGAGATTTTGTTCATATTTATAAGGTTGGAAATCAAATTTCAAAAGCTTTTATTATTAGTAAAATTGTTCCATATACTGGTATTATTAATAACACAATTAATCCAGTTGGAAACTCTAATACTGTTATATCTATAACTTCTGATTATTGGATTAGTTGAGAGAACAATCAATGGATGTTAAATATATCTCCAAAATTAATTAATAATATAACTAATTCTACTAATGTAGAATTTGGTATTATTCGTTATTTGACATCACAAACACACCAAGGTAACAAATATCGTAATTATAATAAAAAAGGTTATACTAAAACCAAAATAATTAATTTTGTTAGTAATCAAAAACAGACACGTCCACGTGCTCAAGATTGGGTTGGCGGGACCTTTAAGAACATTGTTATAGATGTTGTATCAGGAATATATAAACTGAATATTACTGATTATATTAATAATTTAATTTATTATGATATAGGCAGTACTCGTAAAAGATCTTGGATTAATAAGAATTCACGTGCGCGATATAATACTTATTTAAAACAGGGATATTGATATCGTAAATATGGATTTTGATTTAAAATTAACAATGGTAGAGAATATGTTGAAAATCAAAAAATTTTTGAAATTAGAAATTTTGATCAAAAAGTATTAAAACATATAACTGATTATGATAATTATATAATCGAGAATAATAATAATCTTGAACAAAATATAATTATCAAATTGATTAAAAGATAATTATTAAAGAAAGAATATTTTGTAAGCGCGCCAGGCGTCGGCCAGTAGTAGTCATTTTTGTTTTCACACATGAGGGGTGGGGTTTAAATTATATTCTTTCTTAATATTATTATATATGAAATAAAAGGAGCATTTTATTTATGGAGATTAAATTTAAAAAAAATATTGATCAATATAAATATTTAGTTATGTTTGATTTAGCCAGTAAAATTACTGGTGTCTGTTTATGAGATATTCAAAATCATAAACCTATAGAAACACAAATATTAAAAGTTACAGGAAAATACGAATTACCTGTTGCAGAATTATTTGAATTAATTCATAATTATTTTGGTTATTTACAACACGAATATCATATTGATTTAAAAGATGTTCTTGTTGGAAAAGAAGCTATGCCAAGTCAATTGCATGGCGGATCATCTACTGTACAAACATTTATTGCACTTTCACGTAGTCACAGTATTTTAGATAATTATTTATATCAACATAATATTGATTGTTATGATTATAAAGGTGTCGCTCCAATTACAACACATGCTTATTATAAGCAACTAGCAAATCTTGATAGTAAAGCTAAAGTAGATAAAGAAATGATTAGACAATATTTGTATAATTTATATAATTTGACTACAATTACATTAGATGAATCAGATGCTATATTTTTAGCGAAGACTTTATTAGAAGTTAAATGAAATCGAGATTTAGACGAAGCAATTCGCGAAGAAAAAAGACACCGTAAAACATTAAAAGCGGCTCATGCGATTAATTTATCAGAAGAAGAAATAAAACGTCTTAAATCGCTTAAAAATGCGTTTTAAGAGCATATTATAATTTACAGGAGGCCAGTTTATGGGACGTAGTACAGTATATAATGATAATTTGACTCAAAATTGGTCAAATGTATCACAACAAAATAAAAGATTAGTTAAAGACTTTTTACAATATTGTAAATCCAATGATAAAAGTCCACAAACTCTTCATCAATATGAAGAGTGACTTAAAGTTTTCTTTTGTTGAAATTTTCAAGAAAACGAAGATAAATTTTTTATTGATTTAAAAAAGAGAGATTTTGTTTATTATTTTGGATGATGTAGAGAGTTAGGAATGAGTGCAAATCGTATTGCCGCACTTAAGTCTGTTCTTAGTAGTTTATCATCTGAAATTGAATTATTATATGAAGATTTATATCCTAATTTTCATAATCAACTTAGAGGATTAGAACCTGTACATATTACTACTGTTCGTGAAAAAACAGTTTTATCAACAGAAGAAATTAATAACATTCTACAAACATTGGTAGAAAAGAAAGAATATCAATTAGCTTGTTATTTAGCATTGTTGTGTGCTTCTGGTGCTCGAAAAGCAGAAATGCTACAAATGCGACCTGATTTTTTCACTGAAAGCCACGAAGTTTTCGATGGATATATGTATTGCACTCCACCTATTAGATCTAAAGGAAGGGGAAAACAAGGAAAAATTATTAAAAAATATGTGATTAAAGAATTTTTTAAACCTTTTTTTGATTTATGAATGGAAGAACGTGAAAAAGAAAATATTACATTGTCGAATTTATTTGTAACTAAAAAAGATGGTCAATACGTGGAAGCTACCACATCAACAGCTAATAGTTTTGCTGCAAAAATTTCGAAAATGTTTAATATAGATTATTATAACCACTCTGGTAGACATTATTTTTGTACATTATTAAAATCAATGAATTTACCAGATGATGTTATAGTACAAATTTTTAGTTGAAGTGACGGATCCATGGTTAAAATTTATGATGATACGCCAGTCGAAGAAAAATTAAATAAATTTTTTATGCAATTTAAAAAGGAAGAAATAAAAGGAGAATAGATATGGAAGAAAAAATTTTATTATCAGAGATATTATCTTTAGCTGTTCAAATGAGAACCAATCCTTCTGATGAAACAGCTAAACAATTAGATTCTATTATTAATAAGTTAATAGTACGTACATACATACCTACCGCTAGCAAAGGGACAATAGCTGCTGCGATTATTGATTTAGTTGTTACACAACCTGAGCTTGATGCTATTACTGGAAGTATGCAATTATATATTGGTAAATATTTTTATGGAATTCTAGGTTATTTAGTTAATTGTGAAGACGATGTTAGTGTAAAACCAATTACTACAGGTGTAGTTGATAATATGTTTTCTTCTGGTTTAATTGATTATGTTTTAAGATTTTGTAATAATGATTTCCAAAAACTAGAACATATGATTGATGATTGTATGAATTTTAATAATATATTACGATTATTAGAATCTTGTTCTTATTTTAATAATGATAATTTAAATAAATATGAACAATTAATAAAGGATTTCCAAGAAACATTAACAGAACCTAAATTAAAATATTTAAATGATTTATTTATTAATCAATCAGATGATTTTAAGCAATTAAAGCAGTTATTAAGTGAAACTGCAATGGATAGAGTAAATAATATTGAATTAGATTCTGTTAAAAAATAAAATATAATTTAAGGAGATTTTATATGATTTACCTCGGACCAATACAAAATTATGCTCCGAAAAAAGCGAAATATATTAGTTATCTATCACGTAAAATGGTAGATTCTTATGCGCAATTAAAATATGAAGTTTATCAAAATAAAAATAATACGCAGATTAAAGAATTTGTAATTATTTGGTTTTGAGTTGACGACGGAGTATATTATTCTCATGTAATTCAATGAAACGAAAAGCATAATCATTGTATTAAGCACAAAGTTCATGAAATTATAACTGGAACAAATGATAATGATGAAAAAATATACGCATTTGTTAAAAGGAATTGAAAGAAGATTTGGTAAAAAAAGGTAAAAACAAACAAGAAGGAAAACTTGTAAAAACCATTTATGTTGATTTAATTTAATGGAAGAATAGTTGTTCAGTAAACAATGCACATTGGTTCGATTCCAATAATCAACGCCATTATAAAAAAAATACACTTGACAGTTTTTTAATTACCCAATATAATATTAATGTAACCGTTAAAAGGTTAAAATATTTATCAATACTTTTACTTATCGAAATGAGTTTGATCAACTATGTTAATTGATAAGAGAGAACGCTGTAGAGTTGACACTACACTGGTATGAAAATTCGTATCAGATAAAAACAGAGGTTCGGATATGAGAAGAGTAATTATCTTCCTAAAAGATTAGTTCAAAGATAAATATTATATAGGGGCTTAGTGTAGTGGTAGCACACGAGACTTCAAATCTCGGGTAACAGCGTCCAAAGCTGCGGGTGTGGGTTCGATTCCTACAGCCCCTGCCATATATTTAAACAGTATAAATTTAAATATATTAGATCTCGGTGTAAACCAGACAATCTGGCCGAGAGTTACAAAGTAATGGATAGGTTTAGAGGATACCCTAAACTGAAAACCAAGATTATTATAGTGATATAATATGAGAAGATACCAACTAGTATCAACAACGGGTAACGTGCTAATATAATATCGGAGATAAAACCTAAATCCAACGCTCTCGTAATAACTCGTCCATATGCTCATACCAGGTGGTGCTGATGGTCAACATATGGAAAAACCAACAAGAGAGAATGCCTTGATGTCTAGTAAGTAGACTATAAGTTGGGATAAGGACAAGTAGCTGAATGGCGGTTCGTATGAAAAAGTACATATTTCAAAATCTGAAAGTCGGTGAAAGTTAGAGGTACCCAGTCCTCTCGATGGTAAAAAGGGCAAGAAGCTTTATGGTCGCAACTTAAAGCTCAGACTTGTTCTATTCGTAGTTTAACAATCAGATATTATAAGTGGTAAGACGAAGGTCTCTAATACATTTAAATTTATACTGTTAAAGAGCAGTTTAAGATATGGTTTTGGCAGGATTCAGTTAAGACATCTGCAGTAAATCTTAATGGTTGGTTCAACTCCAACAAAAACCACTTATTCGGGTTCGGGATATGTCCATAAGCATATCAGCTCGTTAGTCCTAAGGAGAAAAACAAAGTTATGGATGAAAACAAAATTTTAACAGCAGTTGAAGCTCGTACATTAGTACAAAAATCAACAACATTAAGAAATCGTATTTACAAGTTTATTAATGAAGAAGCTCGTGAAGGTAGAACAACTCTTGAATATGGTCTTACTTATGAAGATTTTAATTTAAGACAAAGTTTAATCGCAGATTTAAGATCTAATGGTTACACTGTAGATTTAATTATTGAAGAACCATTTGATAGCGGTTTTGCTATGATGAAAATTTCTTGGGCAGAATAATAAATAATAGTAATAAATATCGACAAGATCTCTAAGATGAGATCTTGTTTTTATATCTAAGGAGGTAATTCTTATGAGTAAAAAAATTAAATTAAATGAAATGAAAAATGTGGATCGTAAATTAGAAACTCCACTATTTGGAAGAAATGCTTATGTGCAATTATCTCCAATATCACAATTTCTATATGATATTACAATTGATTGTGTAGATTATGATTATGCTAATAATTATTTTAAGCAACGTCAGGTTCCAATCAATAATAGTGGTTGTAGTGTAGTTTGTACCGATAATTTTACTGGCAGAGATTTAGATTGGTTTTACAATTGAGATTGTGAATTTTGGGTTCACACACCAGCATGTGATGGACGTTATGCCTCAAATGGTACAGCTAGTTCTGTTCCTGGTCTTACTAAACAAATGGTAGAAAGCGGGCAATATTTATCTGCTTACAATATTTTACCATTTTTTATGGTAGATGGTATTAATGAATATGGTGTTTATTGTAGTACTAATGTTGTTCCTGAAGAAAAAGGTAATACTACTATAACTATACCTACTGAATCAAAGACAGCAGAAATTTCTATGAATATGGTAGTACGTTATGTTTTAGATCATTATAAAACCGCTCAAGAAGCTGTTGAAGATTTACAAAAACATATAGCAATTTATAAAACCACTGGTTTAAAAAAAGTTGGATATGATGCTCATTATGAAATTCGTGATACACAACATAAATATGTAGTAGAAATTATTGATAATCAAGTTCAATATCAAGAACAACCTTATATTACTAATTTTCATTGTATAGGTGTTACTACTAATAGTGATGGAAAAGTTTACACTCCAGCCACTCAAGATGATAGTCACAATGCATATATTACTAATCATATTACCAAGCACGGTAGTGGACTAGAAAGATGAAATGTAATAGTTGATAATTACAATACAGCGGATAATAAAGAAAACATGGTTGCTTTAATGAAAGATTCTCTTAATTATAAAAAAGCATATAGTACTTTTGAAGAAGTATCTGACCCATTTTGGAATACAGAATTTGTAGGGGTTAACTCTCATGGAGATTTATGTGTAGATAGTCCAGAGGCTGATTATGATTATATTAAACAATACACTGGACAGTTGTTTATTAATAGAAATAGAAATCAAGATAAAATTGGTACTTGACATACCACTCACACTTGTATTTATGATCACATAGAACATAAAACATATTTTTATGATTCTAGCGAAGATGGTGTTGAACATATAATTACTTGAGATTTTTAAAATTTTCCATTATAATAATATTAGATAAAAATAGGTGAAAACATACATAACTTAACAATAGACCCTATAATAGTATAAGATGGTAAGAGGCTTGTACTGATAGTTATGACGAAAGTATAATTCAAGATGGAGATTAGATCCTCGTTCAATTATATCACATCGGTGAAAAGGGTTTCCCTATATTAGGTAGACAAACACCGTAAGAAACATCTATTATTTGGTGAACTGTTGAAGGTTTTAAATGTAAGTTAGGTTGACGTGCTTACAGCCAAATCATGGGGATGCGTAGATCGTCTGTTATATTCATGTATAACAAAAACAAGAGGGGCAGCTCCTCTTCATCTCCACCAAAAAGCTGACCGACAAAAGTCATTAAACTGCTCCATACATACTTTCATGCGATGGTTAATTGAGAAGAGAAAGCGAAGTTAGAAGATTAAAATATCATTCTTCAAATTAGGTACTTTGGATAATTAAAAGCCTATATTTCATTATATGTAATAAAAATAGGATTTTATTACAATCATTAATCAACAGGAGGATTTAACAATGAAATATTATAGTGAAAAAGTAAAAAAACTTTTTGATTCTGAAAAAGAATTAGAAACAGCAGAAAAAGAATTTGATGCTAAAGAATTAGAAGAAAAGAAAAAATTAGAAGCTAAAAAAGCTAGAGCAACTGAAGTAGAAGATGCCTATAAACATTCTATTGAAGTTAGAAAAGAAGCGCAAAAATTAATTGATGAAGCTGATAATGCTTATTATGATTTAAGAGATGCTTTTGTTAAAGATTATGGTTCTTTCCATATGACATACAAAGATTCTAGCGAAAAACCAGTTACATTATCTTCTTTTTTTGATATTTTTGATAAATTTTGGTTTTAATTATTAAAGTGGTGTTCCGCTACCATTAAAGGCGAATTATGATGATGAATTAAAATTGGTGAAAACAACCAACCATTTCTCAGGTAGAGATAGACTGAATCGTTAGCGAAGGATAGGTCGAGAACAAGTGTGATAGCATGCATACCAGAGGACCGAATGAGGGTGCATGTGCTGGCTAGAGGCAGAGAGCCCTGAAGAATATGCCGATGAGGAACTTGCAACTAACTTTGATATTTTATGTGGTTGAGAACAAGTTTAGGTAGATGCTGAATTCCACGTTATAGCGAGATTACAAAATCACGTGCGAACCCATAAAGCAGCCAAAAATATCTCAATTCTTCTGAATGATCGTTGACGGTCTATAATAGATAGGACTTATAGAAGAGAGATTCAGCCAAGAGGTGTTTGTGAGAAGGAAAACTCACCCTATCAAATAAACCTCTCAAATTGGAGCAAAGTAGTGACCACTTACGGCATAGCGGAATGGACTGCTGTATAAAAGGTCGGTGTTATTCCTACCCGCTTTCATGGCAATGCAAAAAGGAATTACGTTTTAATATATCGCAGGGTAGAGTAGTGGTTACTCAGTGGGCCCATAACCCACTCAGGCGAGTTCAATTCTCACCCCTGCAACCAATTATTATTATTTTTCCAAAGGAAAGATAATGAATATTAATTTTTTGTGGAAAAATAATAATTATTTAAATAATTATTAATATAATATAAGTCGCTTAAATAAAAGCGGCTTTTTATTTAGTAAAATAGGGGGTATAGACCATGAAAGAAAAAATAATTGAATATACAAACCTTAGTGATATTGATTTTAGTAAAAATAGCACGTTATACAAAGATATTAGTAGTATGGATAAGAAAGTCCGTGCTTTTGACGCTAGATCCAATGAAATTAATGATAAAATAAGTAAAGAAATATTCAGAGACGCTTTAGTAAGTGGTGGTAACAATAGTATTTTAGATTCTTTACATGGTATAGAAAACCTATGTCGTAGTAACGGAATTCAAACTAAAGTAACAGTAACAAACGATGGAATTAGTTTAGTGGCTTATGATGAAAATAATCAAGTTGTACCAGTTATCTCTTATATGGCTGGTTCAGATGGATTAGTAATTCGTGATAATTTAGTAGTATTAGATTCTTTGTATTATAGTCAAAATAATGCCACTGGTAAATCTCAATTAATTAATGGAACAGTTGCTTATTTAAATGAGTTTAATAAAATTTTAAAAACTAATTGAAGTAAGTTAAAATCACAAAAACAAGATTTTAGTTCTATTTTACAGTTTGCTCGTAATGAAGCTAATAAACAAATTCCTATAACTAATCAAGGAACTTATAAATTTGTTGGTAATTCTGGAAAAGAGATTTTATCAAACTTAAAAAAACAAAAAAATGTTTTTAAAAACAAGAGTAAGAGTTTCGATGTTGATCCTAGTGCGTTTTGAGAAAATATTATTTATGACACTGTTAGAAAATCGGTAGCTCCTGGGGTTACTTCACAAGATCAATCTTGAGCACAAAAAGAACGTGAAATTCGTCCAATAATAGAAAAACTTGCTAAAGAAGCTTCTAAACTACCTTCTGTAAAACAAGCAACTCGATTATTTAGTGAAGATTATGATATTAGAAAATTAATTACTAAAGACAGTAATCTAAAAGCTAAGATTATGGAAGCGGTTAGATTTTTTTCTGAAATTACTTGAAATCAATCTAATATGTCTGAAGCTGATGCCCATAAAGGTAAAGTGGCAATATTTGGCGATAGTAGAACTGGTATTTCTGGTCAAGAATCAATTACTAAAAAAGATCAAGGTAGTTCATATTTAAAACGAACTAAAGCTGGTCAACACAATACTTATGCACATGTAGCTGGTGGTATTTTAACTTCTAAAACAGGTTTTAAAGGTAATTCTGCAGATTATGATTTATTTACTATTGCTCCTGTTGAATCTGAAGCAATTTCTGAAGGTATGAATAATATGTTTAAAGCAGCCGTAGAACACGAAAAGGTTGCTCGTGAAAACATTAAAAAATACGGAGAAAATATCAAACACAAGGCAGAATTAATTAAAATATTAAAAAATAAACTTGATACTATTAAAAAAGATGACTATAGTGATTTAGAACATGAAATGATTTCTCAAATTATGGAAATTTATGAAAATTATCGCACTGTTCATGATACAGGTAATAATCAAGTGCAATTTGATACTCCTGAAGAATTTAGAGATTATTTAGTTAATGAAGCTAATAAACGTTTTGCTCAAAAAGTAAAACAACGCAAAACTTATAATAAAGAAAGAAAGAAATCTTTAACTAGTGAAATTGCTGATATTAAAGTTGCAAACACAGACGCTAAATATAAACAAGCAGCAGCTAAAGCTTATCATAAAATTAATGAAGAATCTGTAGAAGATTTTGCTTTAGACAAATTGCGCAAACAATATCATATGGATTTTAATCCTAATAAGCCTCATTCTGATGTGTTGGATGATCAAATCATTATAGTTAAAGAAGCATTAGCTGAAATACAAACACAATTAATGCAACAACAAGTTTTTACAGAAAAAGATATTAAAAAAGCTATGAAAGCTGGAAATTATCAAATTTCTGAAGAAGCTGTGTTGGCTAAAATAAACGAACAACGAAAACAGCAAGGTTTAGATCCTGTTTCTATGAAAGACCTAAAAGTTGGACTTAATAAAGAAAAAGGTGTATTTACAGCACAATATACTGAAGATTTTATTATCAAAGAAGGAACTAAATTATTAAATTATTTAGGTAGAGAACGTTGATCTTCTTCAAGTTTACCAGCAGATGTAATGAAATCTGTCTTAAAAGCACAAGCACGATTAATTGCTTCTGTTAAATCTGGTACTAATGATGTTAATGACACTAAATATCAAAAAGAATTTGCAAAAGCCAATTCTATGTATTTTGATTCCAATGATAATCTTAAAGTTGCAGGCGTTAGTGGAATTAGTTCATCTATTAAAGGTGAAAAATTTTATGGTTGAAGCCAAGGTGTTATGTCCTATGCTTTAGGTGAATTGTTTAATCAAAGTTATAAAAAGAATATTTCTAATGGTCAAGAAAAAGCAGTAGCTAAGTCTGAAGCTATTAATAAAGTTCGTGAAAAATGAAATGAATCTGTAGATAAACTAGTCGCACAAGGACAATTAACTACAGAACAAGGTGAAAAATTTAAACAATTAGTTACAGGTGTTAATGAAAAAACTGGAAAAGTAAATTTTAATACTGATTCAAAAATTACAGATTTTGTTAATAAAAATTTAGTACATTACGTCAAGTTAATTAATACTGTTTACAAAGATAATACAGGCCGTAAACTTGGTACTTATAAAAATAATAAAAATGAAGGAGAAGTTTTTGAACTTGATCCTTATGCTTTATATGATATAGGTATTAATCCGTCTATAGTTGCCGAGGGAGATTGGGATCCACATAAGAGAGTTTCAATGGCTCATAATGAAAGACAAATTAAAGAAAGAGAAAATGAACGTTTAGCAGCTATGGGTAAAGACGTCACTGTTGAAAGAGCTATGCTTGATGTTCAATATGAACAAGCTATTGAAAAAAATACTAAATATCAAAATAAATTAAAAGCTGTTAGAGACGCAGTTACTAATAATTTTAATGCTGATAGAATTGATGTTGAAGACAAAGATAAAGATATCACAGCTATTGTAAATTTAGCTGATTTAAATAATGCTAAAAATGTTGAAAGAGATGTTATTGACCCTGCTACATTTAATTCTAAAGATTTTACTCAAACTAAAGAGGGTATTATTTGGACAGCACAACAAAATAAATATCAAGAATTATTAAATGAGTTTATTGATCCAAATAAAATTAAAGAAATTGAAGAATTGCGTAAAGCTAAAAAATATAAAAAAGCAAAAGAATTAGAGGTACTAGAACAACAAAGAGTACAAAAAGCCGTATTAGATAAATATAAAGTTGAAAGTGCCAAAGATATTAAAATTGCTGGAAAAACTAATATTCAAGGATATTTAAATAAGAGTGTATCTGGATTAGATTATGATGCTATGACAGGAGAGCTTTTAGATCTTGCTGGATACGATATAGAACAAGATGAAAATGGCAATTATCGTATTAACAACACAGCAGACTATGAATATAATCGTAGTATTCTGAGATCTTATGAAAACGCTCTTAAAGAAGATATTTTAGAAGATAGACAAGCAAAATTTGGAACTGGAATTTATAAAGCTGGTCTTGAACGTGAGCGAGCTTACGTAGAGAAAAAAGGTTCGGAATTTGAAAAATTTGCTAAAAAAGAAAGAACACATAGTAAATTTTTAAAAACTAAAGATTTAAATAATGCTGAAAAAGATACATTATATACTAGTAAGAGTGATATTAATGAAATGATTTCTCAACGAGAGAATGAAACTGATGAGGAATATAATAAACTTATTAAAGGTATATACAAAGATACTTTAGGTGTTAATAATGCTCCAAGAAGAAAACAAAATGAAACTCTTCAAGATTATAATACTCGTATTAAAGATAGTGTATTAAAAGCTATTATAGAAGACGATAAAGATCTTATCATGGATGTCACTAGAGATCCTAATAATACAGCTATGGCTGGTATGAAAGTTAAAATTAAACATTTAACTGGTATAGGCGAAGGTGTAGTTGGAGGAGATCCAGCTTTAATTAAATTTCTTAAAGGTGACTATGATGGTGATAGATTAGGTTTAGCTTTAGATGCTGATGGTAATATTATTGGTGCTGTTCGTATGACTCAAAAACAAGTTGACGAACATATGCTAAAAGAAAGAATATTAGCGGAAGAAGATGCTGAAGTATTACGTTTTATTACCAATCAAAAAGGTGGAAGTACTTTACCGTCTGCCAGCACAGCTATTAAAATAGACAAAAATGGTAAAAAATATATTGAAAATACTACGTTAGATGTAGCTGATTTAACAGGACTTGAACGTAATGCTTCAACACAATTATTATCATTTGAAGCAAAACAAAATAAGGATGACTATGTTGGACTATATTCTAATTTTAGAACTAGTGCAACTACTGGATTAGAAGAAAAATTTGGAAAAGGTTTAGGTAAAACAGTAAATACTGCTAAAACTGGATTAGCTATTGAAGCCTTATCTTTATTATTGGCTCGTCCAGAACAAGCTGCAATTTCTTCTAAACACTTGAAAAATTTAGCAGCCACTGATCCTGAATTATTTAAACAGTGATTTGAATGAGAAGAAAATGAAAATGGTGAACTTATTCATAAAAAAGATGAAAATGGCAATGTTATTTTCAAACAAGCTTATTTAGATCGTTATGAAAAATTAGCTAAAGATTTAAAGAATTCTGATAATTGAAACAGTGAAACTCAAAGAGAAGCATTATTACAAGAAATGGTTAATCTTGGAATGATTGAAGGTAGTGGTAAATTTACTGACGATCAATTCTTTGGTGAATTTTGAAAACTTGCTAATACTGAATTAGGACGTAAAGGTTTAACTGGTATTAACAAACGTTATAATAAATTATACGGAAAAGATGGTAAATTAAAAGCTGGTGCTGATTTAAGTATCATGGATCTTGATTTTATCAGAGATATGTTAAATTGGTTATCAGTTCAAAGTGCAGAACTTGCTCCTAATGAAACATTGGGACATATAGTAACTACTGGTAGACAATCTGCTCTTGATAAACAACGTGTTTATGATCAAAAAAATTTAATTGAAAAACCAACTGAAAAACAAATCAAAGAACACAAAGAATCCTTGGGTAAAGATGTCGAAGTAGAAATTCTTAAATCTATTAATTTATTAATTGATACTATTAGACAGTCTAGTGGAGTCATTGCTCAAGCAGCAGGTATTAGTGGTGGTAATGGAAATCGTTTTGCTTATAATATTTCTAATATTACAGATAATAATAAGAGAAATGTTTTAGCTGCTGCATCCAGAGCTGGTGGCTATACTAATAAAATTACACCTACTGAGATTGCTCGAGTGAATGCTCGTAGTGGGGATAAAATTTATAGTAATTGAGATGAAATAATTAAAATTTTAGAAGATCCTACTGTAGATGTTAAAGAGAAACAACGTATTATTGGTCAAATGTCCGATGCTGACAAAAATTGGGCATTAGCCACTCGTCGTGGTAAATTAGTTCACCAATTTAGTGAAGATCAACGTTTAATTGAAAAATATAATTTAACTAACGTAGATCCAAATAAATGAAATGAAACATTAATTAATCAATTTAAAAACACCAATGATATCAATGAAAGAAAAGAAATTTCTCAATTTTTAGGTATTTTAAACAAAAAATCTGACGAATTAAATCATGAAAATGGTGGTTTTGTAAAACAATATAAAGAATTTAGTGAATTAAGTAAAATTTTAGATATCAAAGATACAGATTGATTATCTAAAATTATAGCATCAGCTCAAATTTTAAATAAAATGTCTTCCAATGAAACAGTTATTGGTAAAGAAGTTGGTATGCATAATTATATTAATGTTAATGGTGAAGATACTGTTGAACATGGATATATTGACCAAATTACCAGAGCGGCTGTTAAGAAGGCCCAAACAGATATTAATGGTGAAAAATATGAAGTAGATGCTAATCGTTATACAATGGAAGATTTAAAAACTACTTCTGGAACAGGGGTTGATCTTTCATTAAAAGACGCAGAACAAGTTCTTCGTTATATTAATTATGGTAGTCAGGCTAATAAACAGTTTAAAGAGGAATTAGGTGGACTTGCAAAAGTTCCTACCACAGCCAAAGAGTTAAAAGATTTTTTAGCCAATGAAAAAGATTTAAATAAATATGCTGCAATTCGTCAATTTGTTGATGATATTGAAGAAAATGGTGGGGTACTTACTGACGATCAAGTTCAAATGTTAGCAGATAAAAATGCTATTTTTGAAGGACGTATTAAAAAAGTAGATACTCAAACAAATGAAGCTGCATCGTATCGTATTGGTGCAAGTCAAGCTAAAGAACTTATTCAAAGATCACAAAACGGAGAAGATATTAGTGGATTTTTAGGTAATTTTGTTGAAGAAAGACAATTTTATCAAGCTGGTAATTCTGTTTCTGAACTTAAAGAAGAAATTACTTTATTAAAACAAAAATATGAATTACAGTTAAAAATTAATAAAGCTTTATTAGAAGGAAAAGATAATGAAGCTGCTGTTCTACAAGAACAAGAAAAAGAAGTTGATCTAAAACTTAAAGAAGCTCAGAAATCAACTAATAAAATTGCTGACACCACAGAAAGAAAAAAATATGTTCGCGATACTCGTAAGGAGATTGAAGAACAATTACAAAAAGAAAATGATCAAGCTTTAAAGTTGTTACAAGCTCAAAAGAATGATAAACAAAAAGCTGGTCCTAATAAAAATATATTAGCTCGTTTGAGCACGGGATTTGATGAGGGAATTACTCAACGTTTGAATCGTGCATTTAGTGGTTATGCTATTTTTGCTAAACTTACTCAAGGGATCCAAACCGTTAAAAAGAATGTTATTGATTTAGATAAAGTTTTGACTAATCTTCGTATTGTCACTCAACAAAATGAAGAAAGTACTCGAAACTTGATTAAGGGGTATTCAGAACTTGCAGGAGAATTAGGTGTGTCAACAACAGCTGTTGCTACAGCTGGACAAGAATGGCTAAGACAAGGCTATGATATAGCAGAAACCAACAAATTAATTGAAGCTTCAACTAAATTAAGTATTTTAGGTATGATGTCTTCTGCTGATGCTGTTAAATCATTAACCAGTGCAATGAAAGGATTTAAAATGGAATCCTCAGAAGCAATAGATATAGTAGATAAATTAACCAAATTAGATGTTAATGCTGCTACTACTGCTGGTGAAATTGCTAGTGCATTATCAGAATTTGCAAACGCTGCAAGTTTAGGTGGCTTAAATATTGATCAAGCTTCAGCAATGGCAACTACTATCATGGATGTTACTCAAAATAGTGGTTCTCAAGCTGGTAATGCTCTGAAAATGATGTTATCAAGATTTGGTAATGTTAAATCTGGTGCCTATTCAACTCTTAATATTTCTGGCGATGCAGATACGGAAAGTGCTAGTCTAAACGATGTAGAAAAGGTTTTAAAGAATATTGGTGTATCATTAAGATCATCAAATTTAGAATTCCGTTCATTTAGCGAAGTTTTAGATGAAATTAGTGAAAAATGGGTTAATTTAGATAATGTTAGTAAGAATGCAATTGCAACTGCTTTTGCTGGAACAAGACAACGTGAATCTTTCCTTGTCTTGATGGAAAACTATGATAAATATCAACAATTACTAAAAGTATCTGAAAGTGCCGCTGGAACTTCTGAAGAAAAAATTAAATCTTATCAAGAATCTATTGCTGCTTTACAAGAAGAAATAAAAGCCGCATGGGAAAATTTAGCTAATAATAAATCTATTTCTGACTTCTTAAAACTTATACTTAGTACTACAACCCAACTTATTAAATGATTACCGTGAATAGTTAATATATTAAAACCATTATTAGCTACTAAAACAATTAGTATCGCTTCCAACTTTTTTGGTAATGGGTTAAAAAATGGATTTTCTGGTTTATTTAAAAATGTTACTGCTACACAAAAGAATACAACAGCAATTGAAAAATTAACTACAACTTTAGAAAATACTTCGAACACTTCTGGAAACGGCGTATATAGTCGTAATAATATTGCAGTTGGTGCTGCGGGTATTACATCTACAGGTGCATTAACTTATGGTAATAAATCTGTCGGTCTTGGTGATGATGGTAAGTATTATTATTTAAAGAACGATGGTTCTTTATCTAAAAGATCAGTTAGTGCTGCGGGACAAAAAGAAATTCAACAAACCGCAGAAAATAATAAAAAGCTTAAAAAAGCTGGTAGTTGAAGAAATAAAACGGGTGGTGAAAAAGTTGCTGCTGGTGCAGCTGCTGGATTATTAGCTGGGTTAACAGCTGATACCGATACCAAAGATATATATGGTACAGGAGACACAACCGTTAATTCTACATTACAAACTATAGATAAAGTTGCTACTGGTGCGGTAACTGGTATAGCTACAGCAATTGGCGGACCTATTGTTGGGGGTATTGCTAATATATTAATGGAAGTTGCTACAAAATATGCAATGCCATGATTAGAAAAAATTTTCTTCAAACGCGATTTTGAATTAAAACTTTTAAATAAAAGTATTAATGAAGCAAAAGAAAATATTGAAAAAATTAATAATATTCAAAACTCTTTAAATACTTTAGTAGAATTATCAAATAAAAACATTTTAATTGGTGAAGATTATACCAAAGCTGTTGATGAATTCAATAAAATATCTGCAGCACTGGTTGATGACCCTAAAACACTTAGTGTTTGAAATGAAATTTTACATAATACAGATGATTTATTAGATGGTGTAGATAATGAAACGCTTTCTTTGTCTACTTTACGAGAAGCTTATTTAACTGGTAGTGCTCAAGAGAGAGCTGAAATAGCTACTGCTTTACGTGCATCATCAGAATTAGTTGAAGCTAGAGAATTCCAACGAACTTATTCGGCAAAAATGTATGAAGTTAATGAAACTATTAATAGTGCTCGTCAATATGATGCTGAATTTTTAGAGAAAAACGGAGTTTTAGATCAATATAAACAATATGCTAAAAATAAATATGCACAAATGAGTGATGCCGAAATTATTAAACAATTTGGCAGTGTTGCAAGCGAATTAAAGTATGGAATAAATTGACTTGGTGGTTGGACAAATTTTAACACTAATAAAATGACTTCTTTAGACGTTGTTGCTCAGGAAGTTAGAAAATATTTAGAAGATAATGTTGATAAAACTTTCCAAGACAATTTTAACTCTGATGTTCATTTACGCGAAGAATTATCTACTTTATTAAATGAAAGTGTTCTTGTTGATTATTGAAACCAAACTATTGAAAGTTTAACTAAACAATTGGAACAAGGTGAAAATGTTAGTGAAGAACTACGCAAAGCTAATAACGAACTAAACAAAGTTCAAAATGCTATTAATTTAAAACAAAACTATACAGATGAAATTAATTATAAATATGCTCAAGCAGCATTATCTGCTTCTGGTTTAGAAAATTTAACTCAAGCACAATTAAATAATATGGGTTATAAAGATAAACTTAATAAAATTGCAGAAAATATGGAGTCTTATGGTTATTCTGTTTATAATTCTGATGGTGTGTTATCAGCTCAAGCTCAAACATATATTGAAAATGCTATTAGAAGTAATAGTAAAATATATGGATCTGTTAGTGGTCAAGTCTATTCATTAGCTGAAGTTTTAAACAAAGATAATGAAAATTTATTTAGAAATTATCAAGAAATTCTATGGCAGTGATCAGAAGCTTTGGGTGTAAGTGTTGATGAATTAGATGATTTAAAAGATACTTTAGGAGATATTACCTTAGCTCAAGTTTTAAAAACTCCAGACGAAACACGTCAAAATATTTCTGAACTAACTTCTATGTTCACATCTATTTCTTCTTCTACTGGTATTACCGCTGAAAATATAGAGAACATTATTACAAAGTTCCCACAATTATTACCTTATGCAAGTAGTGTTGGTGATTTAATTGGGGGGTTAACCAAAGGCATAGAACAGTATAGTAAATTATATGCATATCAGATCACTAATCAAATTTTAAATAGTGAATCTGTACTTTCAGATATTCAAAAAAATATGAGAGAGGGTACTGTAGATGTTGATATAAGTGAAGATGATCAAAAACAATTATATGAAACATTGTTATCTAACTATTCATTTGGTAATGGAAGTGTTTTAAATGATATGCTTGGTTTAATATGGGGTAATGCTGAAGAAAACGGTATAAGTGAGGAAAATCAAGAAAAATTACGAACTATTGTAGAATCTTATTTACCAGATATAGAAAATACGCTTGAGCGAGATTCTATTAAGCAACAAATAGATTATCAACAAAAATTATTTGATCAACAAATTAATAATTTACAAGAACAAAAAGAAATGTTAGATAATATAAATCATCAACGTGAGTATGAAAATAAATTAATCGAAGCTAAACTCAAATTAGAAAATTCTCAAAAAGAAAAGAAAAGAGTTTGAAGATCTGGAGTTGGTTGGACTTATGAAGCTGATCAAAACAGTATTTTAGAAGCCCAAAAACAATTAGAAGATGTTGAAAATGAAAAGAACGTCTCTAAAATTGATCAAGAAATTCAATTATTGAATTCACAAAAAGAGTTATTAGCTAATATTGCTAGTAGTGAAGAATTTGAAAATATGCGAGATTCGTGAAAAGGTTGGTCTGAACAAATGAAGCTTTATAATGAAGATCAAGAAACCATAATCACTAATTTATCAACTTTATATAGTTCAATTAGCAAAATTTCTACTAAGGATATAGCTGAAGACATAGCTGATGCTGGAGTAAATAATGCTGATGAAAAATTAAATACATTAGATACTTTATATAATACAGCTCAATCTTATATAACTGGCGAAAATAAAAATGCTCCAACTACAGTAACTGCTTCCCAAGAATATGCAGATTGAGAAAATAATCGAAATAATGCTCTAACAGCTTATCAAACAAAAGCCAATGAGTATAAGAACGTTATTACTCAAGATTGACAAACCAAACACTCAGATCATGCAGCCATTATGAAAGCTTCTCAGCTTCATAATCAACAAGATACTATCATGATTGATGGAAAAGCCTATACTGTTGGCAATCAACCATTAAGTGACACAGATCCTTACTATCAATGAGTACAAGATGACCTTCGCGCAGGCGAAAAAGGCCCTCAAGACAGTAATGGTAAGGGTAAAGGTAAGTATGTTAAAGTATTTGATCCAAAAACAAGTACAGAGACAAACGAAGATGGAATATTAAATTATTCTCGAAGTAAAAGTAAAACATATGGAGAGGTTAATGGTTCTGATGATAAAAAAGATTATAGTAGTTTAGTGTTATCAGATGTGGCAGCAAGTTTGAGTGATGGTACTATTTTAAGTAGTGAAAGTGGAACCGTAGAATATGTTATGGTTATGAACCATCAACTTAGACAATTAGATCCGAAGGCCAAAGGAACTTTAGATTTAAATAGTCATGGCGTTTTATTGAATGAATTAGGAACAGAAGCAATTGTAACACCTCAAGGTACAATTACAGCTCTTCCTTCTCACTCAGGTATTGTGCCAGCTGATATTACTCGTAATTTATGAGAATTAGGAGAAATTTCTCCTACACTTACACATTTGCTTGATCATTTGAATAATCAAATGGTTCCTGGAAAGAGTGTATTTGGTAATGATGAATCATTTAATATTAATACTATTAATATGACAGTTAATGCTGATAATAGTTTTGATGCTCAAAAATTTATTGAGAGTGTTAGACAACGCGCAGCTTTAACAAAACATAATCGTTAAAAAAAGAAATACAAGGATGGTGGTAATATGATTAAAGATTATTATATTTATGATGGTACAACTTTATTAGGATTGTTGTATATTCCCGTTGGAGTAAGTTCAGATAAAATTATTCCTTCGTTTATTACAACACTTGGTAAAGGATGTTTTAAAAATCAAAATTTTTCTACTATCATTATACCACCATCCATAAAAATTATTGAAGATAATGTTTTTGAAAATTGTAAATTTTTAACATCACTAGAAATTCCATCTACAGTTGAAACTGTTGGAAATAATATTTGTTGTAATTGTAACAAATTACAAACTTTTAAATATTCATCCACAACACAAATGGGTAAATTTATTTTACAAAATTGTTATATGTTAAAAGAGTTAATCATTAATGATGAAAATTTTCGTGTTTGATATCACAATTCTGAAAAAGTATTCGGAATAGGTGTTTTAGATTATGTTACAGATAATGGATATAAAATTTATAAAGGACACTGAAGTATTGAAGAATTATTAGGTTGGGGATTACCAGTCGGTAAAGAAAATTTAATTTATTTTGTAGAATATAATAATAAAGTTTGGTATGATCCTTCTTTAGAACAAGCTTATAAAGGATGTCAATATCTTAATAGTAATATGTCGATTTGTGATTTTTTTCATAAAAAATTTTTACCTATGGATACAATCACATGATCGGAATTTTCTATTATATTGGGCATTTGTTCGCAAGGAAAACCATTCTGAGATTTAATGTGTCATAAAGATTTAAATACTAACAATGATAATATTTCTGTAAATGACTTAATCAAAGTTTTACAAAAACATCAATTTTTATCTCCTATATTGTTAAGATGAGTAGAAGTGTTACAACATAAAAATGAATGTTTTACAAAGTTTACAGATATTAGTTATGAAAATATAAATTTATCTCAATATTTTCAATTATAATTTAGAGCGAGATAGTTAATTCTATCTCCTCTAATATGAAATTTTATTTTTACTTAAAATATCTATATATTATATTAGTGGTAAAAATCGTTAGTAACTAACCTTATACGGTAAATTACTTGATAAAATTTCCACTATTAATATCAAGATGTTTTAATTAGACTATAGATATTTTAATTAAATATATAATTTATATTATAGACTCAATAAAAGAGTCATTTTATTATACGCTTAAGGGCAAGGAGGAAAAAATTATGGCAGTTTATAAACCAACATATTGTTACCCTTTTTTAAACACAATTGATATTCGTTTAGGTATAACACAAGATAATAATCTTCCTTGCGAATTTTTAAAATGTAAAGTAGATTCATCTAATATAAATATTACGGGTTATAAAATTAGATTATTAGATGGTAATAACAACCAAATTTTCCCTATAGCTAACAATGGTGAAGGATATATTTCTTCCGTTGATGGATTATCAGGTGAAAGTGGTAGCGCTATTGTACCATTTGATAGACAAGGAATAAATTCTGGATTAAACGGAACATATTTACAAATACCTTTTTTCCAAAATTATAATCACCCAATATATTTTAAACATCCTAAAAACGAACAATCTGCTGCTGCTTATAGTTCTCATAATGCTATATATTATCGAGGAGATTATGTGGTTGATTATGTTATAGGTTTCGACTCAGAAGATCGACAAAGCGGTGATGACGCAGCAAATCCAAATAATTGGGTAGTTAGTCCTACAGATAATAATATACTTTACTATAAACCAAGTGTTGAAAGTGAAACTCCTTTTGATAATTTTCAAATTAATGGAGACACTCCTATTTTAGGTCAAACTATTTTATACATAGGTCCGATATCAAATGAAGAAACATCAGAAACCCCTAATAATGAATACAATGGGGTTTATCGTTTGGGTAAAACCACTTATGAGGATAAAATTATTGTTACTTTAACCAAAGTATTTAATTTATTTCACGCTGTTGGTAAATGAAGTATTATTAATACCAGTACTTCTATTACTCCAAAAGAAGGGGTGCTTTGGAACGATTTACGTGTTGAACAAACAATTGGTCTAGACACTGGTTTAGGACAATTGCAACAATGAACATCTGGTGCATGAGCACCTGTACCTGTAGAAGATTTTTTCCAAGTTACAGACAACGTATTTACCCCTGATCGTCGTTGAAATCCACCTTCTGGTGCTATTTGGGCTAATAAAAATAATCTTTCAGAAAACAATGATGCTTTTCGTTGGCAATATAAAAAATATTCTTCTGGATATGAATATATTACTGTTTTAAAAGGTTATATGCACAATACTATATTTAAATCATCTGGAAGTAATATGGTTAAAGATTCAACAATAGTCATGTGGGTAGATTCTGAAGGCAATGACTTGCCAGGAATTGCTTCTGATTTACGTAGTTATAAATGAGAAATAACTTTATATCAAGGCAATTATGAACCTGGTCACGAATCTAATTATAGAAGTATTCAATATACTAATATTAATCCACAATATTTAGACATGGTATTAACCAGTGGAACTATTTTAGGTTCAAGACCATCTCGTATTCAAATTGCTAGTTCAAACGAGGATAATGCAATTTTACCTGGTAACAATAAAGATACTTTAGTATTACAAACACGTTATATGCAATTGTATAATTTTGCACCTACAGACAATAATCCTGAAAATTTATCTAATATTGGTAACAGGTTTTATGTATCATCTTATGATTCTGCCTATGGACATGTTTATCCATTAGAAGGTAGTATTGATGGTAATATTTTATCGAACATTACTTCTCCTGGTAACGGAAGATGTCAATTTTTCAAGCATTCAAATGATCCAACTGCTATTTTAGATGGCGAAATTGTAGATTATTGTATTGATATTGATAATAAAAACATTGTCTTTAAAGGATGAGAAGATCAAAGTGTTACTAGTGCTCGTTTAGTACCTGTTAATCCTAATGATGCAACTTCTCCTGATGTTACTTTATCTACTTATGGTTTAGGTTATACAGTTAAAACAGGCGATCGTGTTTTACTTATTAATCAAACTAATCCAGAACAAAATGGAGTTTATAGAGTTAATATTGAAAAAACTGGTTCTGGATCGGCTGTTACTGATTATACAGGATGATCTAGAGATGCTTCTTACGACTCATGGGGCAAGTATTTAGGAGCGATTATTTATGATCGCTATACTCATAAAAATTATGAATCTTTAGCTAATTCTGGTGGCACTTTATGAAATCCTAAAGCACAAGGTAGTGGAGATTCTTATTTATTCTTCTCTGAAGAAAAACCTATTATCTTGTTTAATGATAAAATTAAAACTGTTGTTACTTTTCTAGGAACTTTAAAAGAACCTACTATTGACAGTATAAAAGTTCAAACTGGAAATAGATTATTAATTAATGAAAATGGCCAATGAAAAATTTATACCGCAACAGTAAATGAATCTATAACACCAAGTACTGTTGATTGAACTGAAGATCAAAGTGCAAAAATTACTAATACTGATTATATTCAAATTACCGATGGTCGAGTATATGGTCATAATATTGTTCAAAATGGTGTTGTTACAGACGCTTTAAGTACAGCATGTGTATTACAAAATACAGTAAACTATACTTATATTTCACCTTATATTAGTATTACTAAAAACATGTATTTAAAAATAATTGGACATAATATTGATTATGCTAATAAAACACCAAGTGCATGGTTAAAAATTAATGATATTGATACTAAGATATGAAGAATTAAACACGATACATTGTCTCAACCATTATTATCATATAGTAATGAAGATAATAATATACCTTATAAATATGAAGTTCGTTCATATTTTAAAGTTTCAGATGAGAACCCAGTATATTTTTATGAGACACCATATTTAACTATAGAAATCAATGGTAAAAACGGTGAGTTGTTAACTGGTACTACTTATGGACCTTTATTAACTGCTGAGCAATTAGATACTTATGCAGTTCTTGAAGGTGGAGAAATATATAATCCTTTTTATACTATTATTTATTTATCAAAAGCAAATGTTAATGGTCGAGCTGTTCGTTTAACTGCTCATTATACTCAGTTTGAATCAATTTCTTGGGAAAATTATCGCTGAGTTTTATTAGATTCTAATGGTAATATTTTACAAGATACAGGTAAACGCTATGATAAAAATATGGAAGTTATTTTCTATGGTTTATCTAATGATCATGTTAATTCAAATAATAATTATTATAGTGTTATTTATGTAGAAGACAACGCAGGTAATATATTACGTTATACTTTGAAATTAGTAATTACGCCTCCACAAAATACTGGAGACAATCTTGTACCATTTACAGCATGTTTTGATCAAGCTACTCATTCAGTTAAATTAAATTATCAAGATTATTATTTAACTTTACCTACTGTAAAAGATAGTGAAAAAGCTTTTATTAATGATCAAAGCGAATTATTTAGACAAGATAAAAGTATTATTTATGAAACAGATAAAATTTTAGATAATGATGTGTCATATATGAAAATTACTCATTATCAAGCTGATACTGGAGTTCCTATTTATTTTGGAAATTTAGGTGAAGATTATCAAAGTTCATATAATACTTCATTGGGTCTTGCTAATTTTAAAGGAATTAATTATCAATATGGTTTTGTAAGAAATGAATATACTATTGACCCAAATTATGTTTTAACTTTATCAGGCGATGATAATGGTCAATTATATTATCAAACTGAAATTGAGCTCAATGATAATTATTGTGGTCAAATTTTTGATTTATCAATAGATAAAAGTGAAAACAGTCCAACTAAATTACATTTAATTACATTTTTACCTGATAATTTTAGTGATGATGTTAATAACGAATTAAATTCTTTGAGAAATCAAATTGGGTTATTTGTAGACACTACTGAAGCTGATAATATTACAATTGATTTTGATCGTGCTCAATATAGCAACGATTTAAATTTATTTAATATTAATACTGAAGATGCTGTTCCATATTATTATTTACAACCATCAACTGCTACAGTTAATATAGAAAAAGGTGAATTTTTACATTATAACTTAAGTGATTTTGATTCTAGTGATGAAATTATTAAAAATAAAAATTTATACATTTTGGGTCAAAATGATAGTAAATTTAATTCTGAAATATTAAATGGACAAACTTTTAGTAATATTAATATATATAATAGTGCTACTAAATTTTTTGGAAATTTAAATTTAATTTGTGAAAATGACGTACCTGATAATTATTTTATATTAAACAATAATAATAAAAATATATCTAATATAAGTACAAATGCTCCTTCATATTGAATGGAAAATAATAAATATATTATTATGGATTCAAATCAATATATGGGTCAAAATAATAACGATAATATTTTCCTAAATTATGAAGTTACTGATACAGATGGAAATATATGGCCAAGCTCTAATGAAGAAAACTATTATTGGAATGAAAATAGTGAAACAATTACACCTAATCTTAATGCACCTAGTATTAAAAAATTTTTATTAAATTCTAATAAAGATGAGACTAGCGTTGTTCAAATGATACCTTATGCTCGTCATAATGGTTTGCATAATAAAACAATAAGTTTTATAGTAAAACTTTATGATGTTCGACAAATTTGTAATTTATTAGATGCTGGTACTTGCGATATTGTTTATGAAAACAATAAATTTATAATTAGCGATGCTAGCAATAATAAAGAATTAGGTGTTTGTATTATACAAATTAATATATAAGGAGGACAAGAATAATGGCAAATATGCGAAAAGTTAAATTAACATTATCTAATGTTTCTTCTAGTATGTATCACGATGGTCAACTTAAAAGTTTATATAATTATTTATGAAACGATGCTGATGCTGACCAAATTATTAGTGGAATCACAAATTCGAATGGTAAGTATATAAAAAATACTAATTACGAATCATTGATTTCACAATCATCTAATAAAAGTCCTATTATATTAAATTATCAAAAAGACGAAGCACATAATATTGATTTATATGGTGGCTATGTTCAAAATAATTATAATACTGGCATGTATATGAGTTATTATCGTCGTGAATATGATAAATATACTTATGACGGTAATAACTTTGAAGAATATAAAGGTGAATGAGAACCAGTAGCAGTTAAATTTTCTAATGGATATTTTAGAGATTTTAATATTAAAAACGATCATATTTATCAATATATTGCTTATAATCACATTAGTTTAGAACCTAATGTGATAGAAACAGATGTTATACAAATTTTTGCTAATAATATAGATCCTCAACAATCAGCTTTGTTTGGAGAGCCTGTGTTTTGCAAATGAAATGAATGAAGTATTATTGAATTGTTACCTGTCGAGAATCCTATCGATGCTCCAATAGTTAAAAAAGCTTATAAAGCTAATTTAGATCAACTATGATTATTTAAATACGATCTTCAAGTTGGACCTCAAACTCAGAATATTTCTCGAAATGATATTCAAACATTAGGTCAATTTAATAAATTAGGTTATAGTGAACAGAATTTTATTTCTGGGGATGTAACCGCATTAATGGGTTCAGAAATTGTTGCTTGAAATAAACAAGTATATACTGAGCGACTATGGCGTAGTCGTGAGAATCCATTATCTACCAATGAAAAAGTAAAAATGTTAGAACAATGAAGAAAACTTGTTGCTTCTAAAAATCCTAAATTATTAAAAGATATGAAGGGACAAAGTTGAATTGTTCAAATCGTTGGTAGTTCAAATACGCCAAAAAATGGTTATTATCAACAACCAGATTCAATAAGTTTTCAATGAAAGCAAATAGAGTCTTTAGATCACGTAATTATTTATGGAGATTCTGTTGATATTCCTAAATCTGGATGTTCTAATTCAAAAAAATATACTTCTTTTTATCGCAATCCTTCCTGTTGTCAAAAATAAAGAAGTTAATATAAAACAGGAATATTTTTAAATATAAAAATAAGATGGATAGAAAGTTTGCGATTAGAAATAAAAGGTTTAGAATTTAATAAGGAGGATACTTATGGACAATATAATATTACACCATGGTTTTGATGCTAAAACAAAAATTACGATGGCCAGTGGTTCTCGTAAGAATATTGAAAATTTAGTTGTTGGTGATAAAATTAAATCTTATGATATTCAAACTGGTGAAAACTCCATTGGTGAAGTAATGAATGTCACACGACAAATATGTCCAAATGTAGTCAAGTTTGTTTTTGAGTCTAAAGAATTAATAGGATGTAGAGACACTTTGTTTAGAATAGATGAACAATGAAAACAAATAGAAATTGGCGATTTGGAATTAAAAGAAATTATTATTTTAGAAGAACAAGAACTAATTGAGTTAACTGTTGAGCCTAACCATAATTATTATGTAAATGGTTTGTTGGTTCATAATAGTGGCGAACCATCTCCAAACGATGTTGTCAGTAAAAAAATTCAATTAAAAAATCGTAGTGGAGAAATTTTATTTCCAACTACAAAATTAGAATTAGTTGAAGGTTTATTATCAGCTTTGACAGGAAAACAACCTACATTAGATTTTCAAACACCTTATACTCAAGTAGGTAGTAAAAATAAAATACCTCAAATTACGACTAATAATTTAGGACAAGTTACTAGTATTACTGAAATAGAAATTGAAGGTGGGGGTGGTGGTACTCCTAGTAGTTATCTTAAAAATGCTTTTGTCAATCAAAGCGATAATTCTTTAGTTGTAGTTAAGCAAGATGACTCATCAGTTACATTTATTCCTACAGATACTAATACTATTACTACTCTTGTAGAAGGCAATGATATTAAAATTGTTGATTCTGGAACAGATGGAAATCATAATTATACCATTGGTACTGTTGGTCTTGGTACTTTTGCTAAAAAAAGTAGTTTAGCTAGTACTGAACTTACCGATACCAATAATTTAATACGTAAGAACGATAATGTTTCGGAATTGACTAACGATGCTGGATATTTATCTAGTGTTTCAAAAACCGATATTGGTTTAGGTAATGTTGAAAATAAATCAAGTACCACTATTAGAAGTGAAATTACTTCACAAAACGTTATTGATGCTTTAGGATACACACCTTTAGAGGTACATAATCCAATTGATAATGAATTAAAAAGTGATTCTGTTAATGCTGTTCAAAATAGAATTATTAAAAGTGAATTAGATGGTATTAGAGAAATTGCCTCTGGCAAATCAAAGAATTATGTTATTTCTGATGAAGATAATATTACTGGAGAAGAGACTGATGAAGGTTATATTAATGTAACGGCTATTACAGGTATTGGTTCTTCTTATGCTGAATTATCTCAAAAATTAAAAATAGGAGATAATATTTATGTCACTAATATTTTACAACCTGATTTTTGGGTTTCTCAAATTAACTCAAGTATTAGTTTACACGTTTTAGAAATTGCTAAACAAAGTGTTAGTGGAGTTACAGTTAATGGTCGTAATGTTGTTGGATCAGATAATATTGCTGCTATTACTGGTTTAATTGAAACTGTTCAAGCCACAGGTGGTGCTCATATTGGAGATAAAGGTACACCATCAGTTTCTTTAACCACTTCTGGAGGAGTTGCTACTCTTACATTTAATTATTTAAAAGGTGAAGATGGTGCTCAAGGAAATGCTGGAACAATTACTAGTGCTACAGCTACTGTAGATTACAACGATGGTACACCAAGTGCCGATGTTACATTAGGTGGTACTCCAGAAGCACGTACAATGCAATTTAATTTTCATAACATTAGTAAAAATATTGGTGTTTCTGTTAATGATGAAGTTTTAAATTTAACAGCGGGCAGCCATTTAGAAGGTATTGTGGTTCCAGCTACAACAACTGCTGGACGAGTATTAATGTCTACAACTACCAGTGGTGCTGCTGTATGAGGTTCGGTTGGAGGAGGAAATATTATTTCTGGTAGTGGTGCTCCTAGTGGAACTCCAAGCCCAGCTGTATATCCAACTATTTATATTGACACTACTAATAAAGTTTTATATTATTGTATATCTGGAAGTACTTGAGTTGCTTTAGGTGCACACTGGTTGGCATAATATAATATAGATTAGGAGGTGCAAATATATGAGTAAAATTATTGTTAGTTATTATAATAATATTCGAACCAAAATTCTTAATGAATTGCAACGAAGAACTAGTCTATATAATGTTGGATTAGATCTTACTATGCCTCCCCAAGCCGTAGACAATACTAAATTGACTTTTTTACAAGGTCAGTTAAACAATAAATTAACCCAGGTTGCTACAGTTCCAGGAATTACAAATGATCCTCAAATTACAAAATCTATTGAACCTTTACAAACCAAAGTAGATCAATTATCTAATATTGCTATCACTGCAGCTTCAGGTGGTTGTAACGCTGGTTGTGTTGGTTTATGTGCTGGCGGATGTTTAAATACATGTGTCAGTGGATGTTCTGGATCATGTTCAGGATGTGGAGGAAATTGTACTTCTTCATGTTCGGCTGTTTGTAAAACTGGATGTCAAGGTTGCTCTCACTCTTGTGAAAGTAATTGTACAGGATGCAGTGGATGTGGAAATGCATGTGATGGTTCATGTACAGGAAACTGTGGAGCACGTTGCTCCAGTAGTTGTGGTAGCAGTTGTTCACTAAACTGTGGCACTGGCTGTGGTGGATGTGCATCTACTTGTAGTAAAAGCTGTGGAAATGCTTGTAGTGCAAGCTGTTATCAAGGCTGCGGTGGATCTTGTGGTGATAACTGCGGTGGATCTTGTGGTGGATCCTGTTCAAGTTGTTCGGCCAACTGTAAGGGTGGTTGCGGATTTTTCTGCTCTGGTGGTTGCGCTAGTGGATGTGCTAGCTGTGCAGGCGGATGCGATGGTGGATGTACAGGATGTCAAGGTTGCGGAGGAACTTGTTCAGGTTCGTGTACAGGAACTTGTGGTACTGGATGTAGCGGAAGTTGTCAAGGATGTAGTGGATGCAATGGATGTTCTAGTGGATGTTATACTGGGTGTTCAGGTTGCACTAGTGGATGTAGTGGATATTGTAGTGCTACTTGTTCAGCTTGTAATGGCTGTACTGGAACTTGTCATGGTACATGTGTCCAAGCATGTAATGGTTGCACTGGTTGTGGTAGCAGCTGTGCAAACGTATGTGGTGCTAACTGTACAGGCGGATGTTCTACTAGTTGTTCAGCAACTTGTGGTGCCAACTGTGCAGGATATTGTTCTACTACTTGTACAGGCAGTGCTAAGAATTAAAAGGAGAATCAGATATGGAATTAAAAGAATGTTGTTCACAGTCAAATCATTGTAATACAACAATATATACAATGAAAATAGATAGTGGTTTTAGAGATTATATACAATCTATTTGATGGCTATATGATAAAAATTGTAGAAACATTGCTGATTGTATTTTTTATAATATTGATTATACATTATATTCAGAAGAATTAAAAGAATTATTATGTACTAAACGTTATATAACATGATTAATTAGTTCTATGTTACAAAAAAATAATCCAGAATTATCACCAGATGTTTTATGAAAAATTGATTTTGCTGAAAGTGAGGTTATAGTTTATGGCTTATAATAGAATAAAAAACGAACAATTTCAAGATATGATCGCAAGATTATTTCCAGAACATAATATACAAAATTCTATTACATGTGAAGGATGTAATGATCAAAAACATTTGGTAAGACCAGTAACTTTTCAAGTTACAGACGCATGTAATCTTAGATGTAAATATTGTTATCAAATTAATAAACAACATCACAAAATGCCTTTTGAAGTGGCTAAAAAGTTTATTGATATGTTATTATCATATAAAACTTGTGAAGATAATCCATATATAAATTGTGAAAATACTCCAGGAATTTCAATAGAATTTATTGGAGGAGAACCTTGATTAGAAATTGATTTAATTGATCAAATTACTGATTATTTTATTAAAAGAATGTTGGAATTACATCATCCTTGGGCTACAAAATATATGATTAGTATTTGTTCCAATGGTATATTACACATGGAACCAAAAGTACAAGCCTATTTAAAAAAACATAAAGATCGCTTATCTTATTCTATTACTATAGATGGGGATAAAGCGTTACATGATTCGGCTAGAGTTTTTGAAGATGGTGTTACAGGTTCTTATGATATTGCTATAAAAGGTGTAGAAAATTGATTGTCAATGGGAGGAAAAATGGGGTCAAAAATTACATTAGCTCCACAAAATATTGATAAAACTTTTTCAGCTGTTAAACATTTTATAGAATATGGTTATGACGATATTAATATTAATTGCGTTTATGAAGAAGGTTGAACCCTTGAACACGCTAAAACACTATATAATGAATTAAAAAAAGTAGCAGATTATATGTTAGATAAAAATATAGTTAATGATATACGTTTAGCAATGTTTGAAGAAACTTTCTTTAAACCAAAAGCCGAAGATGATATTAATACTTGATGCGGAGGTAATGCATCAATGATCTCTGTAGATTGAAAAGGAGATATTTATCCATGTATTAGATATATGGAATCATCTTTAGGTTCAAGTAGAGAGCCAATTATTGTTGGCAATGTTGATGAAGGATTGGTTACAAAACCAGAATGAGAAGAAATTATGAATTCTATGCGTGCTGTAACCAGACGAACACAAAATACAGACGAATGTTTTTACTGTCCAATTGCTGCTGGATGTTCAGATTGTCAAGCATATAATTATCAAATGTATGGAACTCTTAATCATAGAGCAACATTTATTTGTTGTATGCACAAAGCTAGAGCATTAGCAAATGTTTATTTTTGAAACAAATGATATAAACAATCGAATGAAAACAAACGTTTTCACAATTATGTACCTGATGATTGAGCTTTGGAAATTATTGATCAAACAGAATTAGACATGTTAAAACAACTAGAAAATGATATTCAAGATCGTCCTATTATTAATGACGATCCTACTATAAAAAAGGAGAATTAAATATGTTAGTATTTGATAAAGAACGTGTAATGCAATATTTTAAAAATCACACAGTTGAATTAATTATCCATAATAACACTTTAGAAGATGTTGAAAAATTATGTAATCAATTAGAAGGATTAGAAGCAGAATTGGTTCTACTTCGTCATGATGATTTAACTGATGAAAATATTTATGTATATTGTGTTGCACATAATAATATAGATTATTTAATTCCTATGAATAAAAAAGATATTTTTCTTAAAGAAAAATAATCATATAAAAAATAATTAAACAGAATGTTAAAAGGAGAAAAAAATATGGAAAAAAGAATAGAAGTTGTTGAAGTAGATGTAGAATTAGCTAATGCATGTGAAGAAGCAGATTATGAATATAATTCTAAAAAAGATGTTATTGCCACTTATATTAATAGTGGTTTAGATACTTCTTTGCCTACTTTTATTAAATATCAAGAAGAATTACAAGCTGCTTATAAAAAATTTATGGCTGCAAAAAGTGCGGTTGAACAAAAATATATTTTATCTAAATATAAAGATTGCACAGTTACTTGAAGTTTAAATTATGCAACAAATGAGTTAACTCTTACTATTTTATAATTTTTCTAATCAATATATATAAGGAGCTGATAAATAATGGCTAAAATAAGACAAATTAATGTTAACGGAATTACTTATGATGTTAGTCAAGATGTAGATTTAATTTACAGCCCTACATCTAGCAATCCACAAAGCGGACAAGCTGTGGCAGGAGCTATTTCTACTAAAGCAGATAAAAGTCAGCTGGGAACACAAGTAATTTATGATATAGTAGATGGAACATTAAAAATTACAACTAAATAAATATATATGAAATACCCATATATAATTAATTATTTTATATGGGAAAAATAAATAATATAATATTTTATTTAAGAACGAGTAGTAAATGTTTATATTATTTAATAGATATACTTTAATAGTATATACAAGGACTAAATAAAAGGAGGAGTAAAGTATATATGGCAAATAGAAATATATACAAAAAAGGCGGTGGAGGAGGACTCGGAAGCTACATAATAGTCATAAAACGAACAGGTACGGGTTCTGCTTTTGAAACAGAAACTCCTTGAAGAAAAGTTTTAGATTCTTATGCTAATGCCGAGACTCTATATCTATCCGTTGTTGAGTTAGATGATTCTTTTCGAGTCTTAAATGTAGACTACGTAAGAGCAAACAATCAACTCAAATTATTAGCCTTGGATTCTGAAAGAAATAAATTATATACTTTAACTTCAGATAGACAAGGTTGGCTATCCATCACAGAAACCGACGCCGGGGGTGGAAGCATATCGGGCGATATAACATATGAGGAGATATAAAATATGGCAAACAAAAACATTCAATTGAAAAACAGAAATGGAGATTTATTATTCCCTCGAACCAGAGTTGGATTATTAGTTAATGATTCTGGTGTAGCTGTAGACGTTGCTCTTCAGAGTGATCTCCCTGAAAAAGTTAGTGATTTAGTAAATGATGCTGGATATATTACAGTTGATGTCAGCACTTTAGCTAATTACTACTTAAAAAGCGAAACCTACACACAAACAGAAGTTAACAATTTAATCGCAGCTGTAAAACAATTTGCTTATGAAATTGTTACTAGTGACCCAGAAAAATGGGATCAAGAAGAAGCTGCAAAACACCTAAATAAAATTATTCTTTATAAACCATCTGGTAAGAGCTACTACATTGAATATGTTGTAATTAACACAGGTTCAGAAGCAGATCCAGTTTATAAAGTTGAAAAATTAGGTGATACAGATATTAAATTAGAAAACTATTATACTAAATCTGAAATTGATGGTAAAGTTTCTGAATTAAACACTGCTATCGCTGGTAAAGTTGCTCAATCTGCATATGACACTAAGATTGCTGACATCGAAAGTGACATTGCTGACAAAGTAGATCAAGATGAATACGATGGTAAAATTAGTGAACTTGAAACTGCTATTGACGGTAAAGTTGATAAAGTTACTGGAAAAGGATTATCAACTGAAGATTACACAACAGCTGAAAAAACAAAATTAGGTGGAATTGAAGCTGGTGCTGAAGTTAATGTCATTGAAATCATTAAATTAAATGGTCATGATTTATCAGTTGATAGTGCAAAGAGAGTTGATTTAGGTACTATTGCTACTAGCGAAGAATTGACTACTTTAGCAGGAAGAGTAAGTGCTCTTGAAACTAAAGTTGGCAATGACACAGTTGCAAACCAAATCGACAGTAAGATTGCTGCTCTTAATTTAGCAAATACTTATTATGGTAAATCAGCTGGTGAAGCCAATGCTACTGCTATTACTGGTTTACAAGGTAGAATGACTACAGCTGAAAATGCTATTGATGCTTTAGAGTTATTAGTTGGTGACACTTCAGTCTCATCTCAAATTGATGCTAAGATTACTGCTCTTAACTTACCAAATACTTATTATTCTAAGACTGCTGGTGAAGCTAATGCTGCAGCTATTGCTGGTATCAAAAATGGTACTACAATCAATAACTTCGGTGGAGTTGAAAGTGCTCTTGCTGACATTGAAAGTGAAATCGAAGCTTTACCATTCGTTACTTACGAAGAAATTGCTTAATTAAATAAAAGTAAAGTTTTATTGGGATAGGGGAGAAATCCCCTATCTTTTGAAAAAATAAAGGAGGATTATATAATTATGGCAAATTATTATGAATCAAAACACACAGGAAATCAAATTGATAGAGGAATATATAAAACCAAATTTATGGGTTACTTTATTGATCAACAAATGTATAATCCTACTGAACTAGGAAATAAACCTGCCACAACACAAGAAAAACAATTATGTTTGATGACTCTCGTTAACGGTGCCGTTTATCAAGACTTAAGTACAGGTAGTTTTTATACATGCAAAAATAACACTTTAGTTAAAGTCTCTACGGTTAGTAATTACTCTGTTACTGGTAGTGCTGATGATGGAACTGAAGCTTTTAATTCAGACGATAACGAGATTGATTGAACTAAAACCACAATTACTTTAAGTGATGGTACAAGTGTTAATACTAAAAATTTAGTAATTGGTGACAATTTTTTTGTTGATATAACAGATAAACCTGATAGATGAGTTAGTGCAATATATAGAAAATCTGGAGGAGCTATTTCATCGATTACATTTTCAAAATTAGAAACTCAAAAAATTGATTTAAATAATGTAGCATATGTAAACGAAAATAGTGTTAACAGATTTGTAAGTACTAATTCATTTGCTGGACCTGTTGGAAATCAACAAACTCAAGCTGGTGTTTATTTAGGAGTGGATGGTAATCCATTACCTGGACCAAATGCTCATATATCAATAATTAGTGATAATAATGCAAGTTATATTGACTTTGGTAAACCTAATAATGATTATAGTTTTAGAATTATTAAATGAGACGATTCTTCTAATACTAACGCCCAGTTTGTTTATGACGAGGGGAATACTCTCACTTTACCACGTAAAACGGGTATTTTAGCAGTAACAACTGATATTCCAGATATTACTGGTAAAGTTAATAAAACTGGTGATACTATGACTGGTTCTTTAACTATTGGAACAGGAACACCTTTACAATTTACAGGTGTTGGCAGTGGAACATATAATAAAGCAGCTTTTGTCTGTAATATAAACGATGGTATTGGGTTTGAAGCACCAATGACTACTGATAGTGTATCAGGAACCAAATTACCAATTACTTTCTCTTGAAGAGGTGGCAGTGCCACTATGGGGGGTTTTAAAGTTATTGATACAGGATGCTATGAAAAAATTGGTAGTAATAATTGGAGAAAACTTACTGCTGTTACCAACAATGGTACGAATGTTGGCAACTTAAATTTACAATTAGAAAATGGTGTTTTAAAAATTACCACAAATTCTTAATATATGATAATAATAAATAAAAATATTTTTTTATTGGTTAAAACAAGGAGGTAGTATGTATTATGGCACAAATTAATCAATATATTAATTTTTCGAGTGGCGAATCGCTACCTTTTACTTTTACAAAAGATGAAACCTGTGTTGATGTTGATACTAACATTGACAATATTATTGAACAATTAAATAATAATTTAACTTCGCCGCGTTTTAAAATTTTAGTTTTATATCCAGACGAAACTATTAATTATGAAATACCATTAGATGATATTCAAATTGGTGGAAGTTATAGTGAAAATTATCAAAATGGACAAAGACGTTCTTTGTCTTTTACTTTATATAACGAGTCAGGTAAATATACACCTGATATTAATACATTATGAACTGGAACACGTTTGCGTTTAGAAATGGGTTTAAATTTAATTGATAACACTACTATATGATTTTCAAAGGGAATTTATGTTATTAATAAATTAACTCCTAATTATACTTCTTCTGGTAAAACATTACAAATTTCTGCTTCAGATAAATTTAGTTTGTTTGAAGATTCTACAGGAAAATTAGATGTTACTTATGAAATAGAAGCTGGATCTAATATTGAAGAAGTTATCAAAACAATTTTACTAACTGATATGGGAAATGGTTTTCCTTTGGATTCCCGACCTATTATTTATCATTCTAGTTTAAAAAATAAAACAACACAATGTGTTATTTCTAAAAGTCCTGGAGATTCTTATGGAAGTATTTTATTAGATTTAGCGACGCAATTATCTGCAGAAATTTTTTATAATGCTCAAGGATATTTAACTATTTTACCAATTAACGACGTTACTAATGATAGTGACAAAACATTAATTTATAATTTTAATACTTCAAAAGGAGATATTTCACAATTAGATTTTAATTTTGATATGAATACTATTGTTAATAAAATTATTGTTATTGGTAGTAGTGCTAATGGTGGGGTTTATCGTTCTGAAGCATTAAATGATGATATTAGTTCTCCACTGTGTTATCAACGTATTGGTTATCGTTTAGGTAATGTTATTAATGATAGTAATATTACTTCGAATGTATTAGCCGAAGAGCGTGCAAAATATGAATTGCGTCAACAATTAGTAATTAAAAGTTCAACAACTGCTAGTGTATTATTTAATCCACTACTAGAAGTTAATAATTTAATTACTATTACTGATGAATTTTTTAATTTAAATTATGAACGTTTTTTAATTCAAAGTGTTTCTTGTAGTTTGGACTTTTCAGGAACCACCTCAATAACTTTCAGTAATTTAAGAAATTTACCTTTTGTAGTAAAATAAGGAGGAAAAATTATGGCAAATACAATAATTGAACCAGGATTACGCGCCGACATTATGCGAAAACAAATGGAGACCAAAAATCAATTAAAGAACAAAGGCGATATTTATGTTGGAACTGGTGTGTCTGATGAAAGTACTGGAGAAGTTATTTACGCTACAGATTTTTTATCTGTAGGTTCAAACAATACAATATTACAAGCAGATAGTAATGCTACTAATGGTTTAAAATATGATTTTATTTCAGAAAACAATTTTGGTAATAATAAATTACCTGCATCGATCATTACCGAGAGTACTACTAAAAAGTTTGTTACTCAAGATCAAATAGATAGTTGAACCGCAAAACAAGATGCTATTACAGATAGTAATAAACTACCAGTAAATAAAATAAGCGGTTTAGGTACACAAGTTACTTATAATCTTGATGAAGACGGAACTTTAAAAATTACCACAAAATAATAAGGAGGGATATATATGGCAAATAGTCACGATTTACAATTTAATGGTACTAATGTTACCAATATTTTATACAACAATTCGCAAGTTAATATTTTAAAATATGGTGCCTCTGGTCAAGAAGAAGTTCGTTGAGCAAGACCTTTTACTTATTCTACAGGAACCCTTCCAACAGGAGTTGCTAGTATTACTTGTTATAGACAAACTTCACTCTGCGGTGCTAGTACTGGAGTAGTAGCTAATGGAGCTACAATTTACTATGGAGATGGATTATATTTTACAGCTACTGCAGCTAGTGGATACAACCCTCCAACTTCAAGTTATCCAGATAGTTCACATTTATTGACCGTTAATAGTACTATTATAGGAGCAACATATATTACACCTGGACAAAAAATGAACTTTTATGCAAGTATTACATGTGGAGCTGGATTTAATGGTAGTGCTGATGATCCAGCAGTAGTCTATCGATTGGCTGGAAGTTCAGAAATTAAAGGTATATCAACTGGAAGTGGTGCAACAACAAATATAAAAGTAACCACTGGTTCGATTGAAGTCGGAATACTAGATAAATATTGAACAGGTGACTATGTATGGATGGGAACATTGGTGACTGATAGTCAAATTACTATTGATTATTATCCAGATAAAAGCTATACAACAGAAAGCCCACGTATTAGTGTTGCACCTAAAAAGCGCGGTAGCGCTACTTTTGGTATAAGCTGAGGAAGTACAAAACGTCTTGCTAAAAATTTGACAGGTACTTTAGCTCCTGGCAGTGATCCACGTTTAGCATTCGATTCTATTGAATATGATGGTTCTGTGGTTACGGTATATATTAGAAATACTATGACCAGTGGTAGTTATTCAATAACAGGTTCTGTAACAGTTTCTGGAACCGTCAATGAATATAATAGTACAATTATAGAATATTAAAAAAAAGAGGATTTTTTATCCTCTTTTTTTTTGTTCAATATTTTTCACCGTTCCAATACTTTTTAAGTATTTCTTCTCTTAATTCGGAAGAATACTTTTTAAACTTTTGACCTTTTTTCGCCATATAAAAACCTCCTAACGTATATTTTACGCTAAGAGGCTTTTTTATTTCTTGTGAACTAAATTGGGTTCAGTTCATATTTCCCTCTTTTTTTTATTAAATGTTTATAATTTGTAAATATGTTTTTAGCGTATTTAAATGACAGTGTAAACGATTTTTAATCCAATTATTACTTCTACCGTCTTTTTTCCATTTAATAATTTTTTCAGTATATGGCTCTAATATATGATGTTTGTTTCTACTGCCCACTGGTCTACCCAATTGAATTCCTTGTGCTTTTCTTAAAGCCAACGCTTCTTTAGTTCTTTGTGAAATTAGACTACGTTCAATGTCTGCTGTTAGACTGAACGCAAATGATACAACTTTAGAAGAAATAGAATCATCTAATATAAAACCTTCTTTAATAGTATAAAACTGTACATGCTTTTTACTTAAGGTGTTAAAAATATTCATAATCATATATAAGCTTCTTCCTATTCTAGAAATTTCTGTACAAATTAAAGTATCATCTTTTTTTAATTTTTTTAATAAGTCCCCTAATAAACGTTGTTCAGGATCTTTTGTGCCAGATATAGTTTCTTCAATCCACTTATCAATTGTAATATTGTGTTCTTTACAATAATTGTTAATTTCAAACCTTTGGTTTTCAACAGTTTGACCTCCTGTAGAAACACGAATATATGCATATTTCATAAATAAAATCATCGTCCTTTCATATATATATTCATATTAATATTATATTGGGTTTTATAAGAAAACACAACTCTGACAAATATTATTCATTTTATTTCACCGTTACAGGTGCTGTAACGGTGATTTTTTTGGAATGTAAAAAAAAGAGGGCTTTAACCCCTCTTTTATAGTATAACTAAGCTTTTGGAATAGTAACACTCTTTGATTGTTTACCATCTCGTGAAAACTGTGCTCTAACAAATTCTGTGTCTACTGAAGGACCTGTTGTGCATGTCTCTCTAGTATATCATACCATTTTATCAGTTACAGTCGAATTTGCAGCAATAGTAAAACTTTCACTTCCTGAACAATAAGTTCAAGTTGATCCTGCTTTCTTTCATTTTGTAATGTCAACCGTACACACAACATCAAATGGATTGGGATTTTGAATTGATGAGATTGTTATTGTTTTTAATGCCATAAATATTCCTCCTGTTTATATAATATCGGAACGAGTTCCACAAATTGGATCTTTAATTGTTTTAATACCTATTCCTTCAATTTTAGTAAGGTGAAAAATAGTTTCAACACCCACTATAGTCGTCGTGCCACCACCTGCTGTAACAGACACTACCAGTTCTCAATATTCACCTGTAGCTGCGTCTAACTGAGTTTGAACTAAATATCCATCACAACTTTGTGAATATGATCTTTGAAATAATGTTCCAGGAATCTTTTTTCTTACAGATGATCCTGTCCCAATATCTCCCGTAATGTATATTTCATTAAATTGTTCAATTGCAGGAAATTCTGTATTTAAATTGTATTTTTGTGTTGATGTTGATCCATAATCTTTAACCGTACCACTAGAATAAGCGCGATCACCTGAGAATATAATTATACTACCAGGATCACCTGGGGTAATATAACTTACACCAAGTATAGCACCTGTAACGGTCATTGGATTTGAATATATTTTTAACAAATGAAAAAACAACAAAAAAAATAGAAAATTTTGATTATCTTAAATATGCCCAATATAATACTAATATAAGGGAAAGCTCGTTCAATGAAATTCTGATTTTATTGATTCATAATAAAATTGACAATTAAAATTTTTCCCATTATAATAGTAATGTAAGTGATATCTGAAATATTAAAAGCGTACTTTATATAATATAAATAATTTATCACTTATATAGTTTTTTATATCAAAATAATATATAGGAGGATACAAAAAAATGGCACAAGAAAAAACAAGTAGACAAAATTCTGTTCATATTGTAGGTTATTTAAAAGAAAACCTATTAGAACAAATTACTAATTCACAAGGAATGAAAGTAATTAGAGGATCAATTATTATTGCTACAGATGATGTTAATAGTCATAAAGTTCAATTTTATGTTCCTGAATTAAAGAAAGATGGAAGTGTTTCTAAAGATTATGATTCATTATATTCTTTATTACCTGAAAACACTATTAGTATTGCAAGTTTTTTAAAGAGTACGCCTTCAGCTAATTTTGCAACTGCAGCTAATGCTTCATCTAAAGTTTGGGTTATGGCCAGATTTGATGAATATGTCACTAGACAAGGTGAAAGAGAAACTTCAGCTTTATTATTAAAAGGTTTTAAAGCAGGATTTAAAACAGTTACTGACAATGATGGTTTTACTCCACATGCAGAATTTACCTGTGATGTTTATTTAAACAAAATTGACAAAGAAGTTAAAGATGGTTCTGAAACAGGAAGACTTCTAGTTGAAGGTATCATGCCAACATGGGATGGTTCTGTTAACAGAATTGGTTTTGTAGCACCAGCAGAAAATGGTATTGCTAATTATGTTACAACTAATTATAAAACAGGTGATACAGTTACATTAAAAGGTGACTTAATTAATGCATCTTATAGAGAAGAACATGAAGTAGATTCAGGATTCTTTGGTAGAGGTAATGAAGTTCAATATACCACTCGTTTTACTAAAGAAAGATTAATTCAAGGTGGTTCTAAAGATCCAATTCATCAAGGTAGTGCAGGATGTATTACTAGAGAAGAAATTAAAAATGGTTTAGCAGCAAGAGAATTAAAAATTACAAACAATACTCAACGCACTGTCAAACCAGCAGCACCAAAAGTCGAAACACCAATTGCAGATGTTTCCGAATTTGATTTTTAATTTAGGAGGTATATTTTATGGCAGAAAATCAATTAACAGTTATTAATAGTTTAGCAGAAACTGAAATTACTAGTGAACTAGTAGCTTCTCAAGATTTTAATCTTAAATATAAATTACTTTTAGATACAATGGCAAAATTAGAAGAAATTAAAACAGAAGTCAATAAAAGAATTCAAGAAGTTTTACGTGATCAATATTTATCTTCTGGTGAACAATCTGTTGCTAGTGAAAATTATACTTATACTTATGTTCCAGGTAGTATGAGAGAAACTTTTGATACAAAGAGTTTTAAAGTTGATCAACCTGAACTATATAAAAAATATGTTAAGACTAGTGAAGTTAAAGAAAGTTTAAGAGTTAATAAAAAATAATATGATTAAAGAAGTTACATTATTACCAAATGGTCTCGAGGTAGTTTTTTATCCCGAGACCCATCAATATTTTGTTAACGATCGCGAAGTCCCTAGTATTACTAGTTTATTAAAAAAAGTATATGGAGACACTTATGCAGGAGTTAATCCTGCAATATTAAAAGCGTCTGCAGAATATGGCAGCAGGGTTCATGATGAACTTAATAAATTAATTTCAATGAGAAAAGAAAATAATAATATACCTTTGGTTTCAGATCTTCAAGAAGTTAATAATTATTTTACATATATAGAGGATATATACAAAATACATCCAGAGATGAATGAAAAAGTTGTCGCTTTATATGATGAAAATAATAACGTTGTCGCATGTGGACGTTTTGATATGTTGTGTTATGTTGGTGGTAAATTAACTTTGGTTGATTTTAAAACCACTTCTTCCATTCATAAAAAATTGGTTACAGCTCAATTAAATCTTTATTTAAGAGCTGCTTATCAATCTAAATATATTACTTCAACAGATCTTGGATTAGGAGTTGTTCAATTGAGTGGAATCACCGCTAAATATGTACCTATTCCAAAATTAAATGATGAATTTTGTCAACAATTCTATAAATAGGAGGTATAAACAATTATGAGCAGTGAAAAACAATTTTCTGTTTATAAACATACTTTTCCAAATAACAAAGTATATATTGGTATTACCTCTCAAAATCCTCAAGATCGTTGAAAACAATATAACAACGATCAACCTAAATTGTATAATGCGATAAAAAAATATGGGTGAGATAATGTTCAACATGAAGTTTTATTCACTAATTTAACGCAAGAAGAAGCTGCACAACAAGAAATAAAACTCATTGAACAATATGATGCTATAAAAAATGGTTATAATAATACCAAGGGTGGTGAAGGACGACTTCGCTATACTACAGCAGAAGAAATTGATATGCATATACTTGAACAAAAAAGAAAAAAACAAACATATCAATACGAACATCGAGATCATATTAAGCAAAAACACCACCAACGTTATTTATTGCATAAAGAAGAAATTAGTAAACAAAATAAAGTATTGTATCAAGATAATAAAGAAAAATATCAAACTAAAAATCATGAACAATATTTAAAACATCGTAAGAAACGTCTTCAACAACAAAAAGATTATGATCAATCTCACATTGAAGAAAAACGATTATATAATCGTCAACGTTATTATAAATTAAAAGAACAACATAAGGAGGTATAATTTTATGACTAGTATTAAAATTCCATTATTAACAGCTTCGGATATTGAAGTTAAAATTAAGCAAGTTACTAAAGCTGGTGCTTTAGCTTTACTTTATAAGACAGCAAGAACTGATAGAAAATATTTAAATCAAGTTTATGGTCCTATGAATTGGACAAGTGATTATAAAGTAATTAAAGATAATCTATATTGTGGTATTGGTGTTAGAGAAGATGCTGATCATGATTTCGTTTGGAAATATGACTGTGGTATTGAATCTAGGGCTGATGACGAAGGTAATGAAAAGAAAGGTGAAGCATCTGATGCTTTCAAAAGAGCAGGTTTCCAATGGGGTATTGGTGAAGAACTTTATTCAGCACCTTTTATTTGGTTAAGTGTAGAAACTGAACAAGATAGTAGTGGTAAATGGAAATTAAAGAATGCTTTTTCTCACTATTCAGTTGGACACATTGAATATGATGAAAAAACACGTACAATTGTAGGATTAAATATTATTAATAATAAAGGTATTGAAGTTTTTACTTATACCGATCCTGATTATACAGCTCCTACTACTAATAAGGGCGCCAAGGCCTCAAATAAGCCAGTAGAGACCAATTCTAATGCTAATAGTATAAATACTAAGACAGTAGAAAAAATGCCTCTAAAGACATTAATTGGTCAAGTCGGTAAAATGATTAAAACTATGTATGAGGCAAATGGTAATATGGATGAGTATGCTAATATTGTTGTTGATGTTACTGGAGATAAACAATTTAAATGTAACCAAGCTACTGAAGAACAATATGATTTAGTTTTAGACATTTATAATAGATTAATAGATGCTGGATATAAAAAATAATTATGGCATTTAGCACTGGTAATAGCTTTGTATGTAGTCAATGTGGTAAACGTATTTGAGGAAACAAGTTTCAATATGAAAATCAATCTTTATGTTTACATTGTTATGAAGCTTTAATTAAAAAAGAAAATACACAACAAGAGGGCAGTCGAGATGATTTGTATAATTATATTCAAGGATTATTTCACCAAGAATGTCCTCCTGAAGTAAGTGTAGCAATAGAAAAATGAATTAAAAAAGGTAAAAAGTATACGGGTATTAAATATACTTTATATTATTTTTATGAAATTTTAGGTAATAAACCAGATTCTATTACTCTTATTAACTGAATTATTGAAACACAATATGATTTAGCAAGACAACATATAGCAGATCGTAATGAATTAAAAAATATTAATAGTCAGGTTCAAATAAATATTCCGCCTACTATTATTAAATTACACCCTAATAAAAAGAAAAACATACATAGGAATATTAATTATAAAATGGAGGATTTATAAAATTATGGAAAACGATAATATTAATACTTCGTCAAATAAAATTGCTGTTATTCAAGTACTAGCAGCTTTAATTGTTAATCCATTATTATTTGCAGATAATAATTATCGTTTTTCAATTGATGATTTTCCAGAACAATTCCATAAAATTGTTTATGGAGCTGTAGAACATTTGGCTAAAAATGGTATGCAAAAAATTGATTATATTGATATTGATCAATTTTTAAAACAATATACGACTCAATATAAAGTTTTCTGTGCAAACAAAGGAATCGAATATATTCAACATGCTATTAATATGTATGATGCTAAAAAATTTGATTATTATTATAATACTTTAAAGAAGCACAGTTTAATTAATTCTTTAAATTCACAAGGTATCGATACTAGTGATTTATATGATCCTAATATTATTGATCCTAAAAAAAGTGCAGAAATGCAGGCCAAATTTGATAATTTAACAGTTAATGATATTTTATTAAACGAAGAAACTAAAATTATCATGGCCAAAGAAACTTTTGGTGGATCTAGTGATTTAGTTCAAAATAGACTTGGTGATGATATTGAAGACTTAATTAGTGAGTTAAAAGAAAGTCCAGAAATTGGTTTACCATTGTGTTCACCTAAATTAACCACTATTTATAGAGGTCAGCGTTTAGGATGTGTCTTTATGGAATCCGCTCCTTCTGGTACAGGTAAAACTCGTAGAGCTGTTTCAGAGGCTTGTCATTTATCAGTATCTGAAATATATGATTTAGAACAAAAAAAGTGGGTTCATAATTCTTTTACTGAATCCGTATTAGTTTTAGAAACTGAATTAGAGCTTAAAGAAATTCAAACAATGGCTTTAGCATATGTATCTGGAGTTCCTGAAACTCATATTCTTGATGGTAAATATTATGATGATGAAGAAGCTAGAGTCAATAAAGCTGGACAAATTATTAAAAATAGTAATTTATTTTTAGTTGCTATGACTAATTATGACACAGAAGACATTATTAATATTATTAAAAAATATCATCAAATTTATGGAGTTAATTACGTATATTATGATTATCTTTCAGAAAGTTTAAAAATATTGGCTGAAGGAACCCGTAAAACCAAAACTCCGTTGCGTACAGACCAAATACTTTTAGCTATGATTACGAGTTTAAAAGATTGTGCCAAGCAATTGGGTATTTATATTTGGACAGCAACACAATTATCAGGCGACTATAAAAACGCCAAAGAATTAGATGCTGGATATTTAAGATCAGCAAAATCTTTATCTGACAAAATTGACGTAGGTACTATTATGATGCCAGTACGTGAAATTGATCAAGATATTATAAATAGTTACTGTGCAAAAGGTTTTGAAGTTATTCCAAATTTTGTTGTATCGGTATATAAAATTAGACGTGGTACATATCAAAATATCAAAGTTTATGTTAATTTTGATCGTAATACTTGTCGTATGACAGATTGTTTTGTTACAGATGCTAAAGGGGTTATTTTACCTATTGCTGATACTAATATTGAAATGATTTTAGATGATACTAAAATTGAAGATTTTGCAGAAGCATATGATTTTGATTTTTAGAGGTAGACAAATATGTTAGATAGTAATAAAGTTAAAGACATGTTGTCTACTGATGATATCATCAAATTGTGTTGTGATCTACAAGAAGACCCTAATTATTTTTATGATAATCAAGGTCACCCAATTTTCTTAACTTGTTTAGATCACCATGGAGGAGATTCTTGGAAATGTTATTATTATCCAGAAACTAAATTATTTCATGTATACACAAGAGGAGCATCAAAAGATATTTTTGAAATTGTTCAACAAGTAAAAGATTTTACTGACTTCCGCCAAGCTTTTGAATATGTTGTTGATTATTTTCATTTGAAAGATGATCATAGTGAATATATTAATACAGATTTGACTAGTGACTGGGGGATTTTTCAACAAATTACCGATTACTCCAATATTGAAAAAGAAGAACAACAACAAATTCCTGTTATACAAGAAAATTTAATTGAGTATTTTTATCCATTGGCAGCGCCTGAGGAATGGATTGAAGATCATATTACTCCTGAAGTAATGTATCATTTTGGAATTCGTATTGATAGCGCATTACAAAAAATTATCATTCCACAACGAAACATAGACGGACAATTAATTGGTATTAGAGGACGTTCTTTTGATCCACAAGAAATTTTAGATGGAAAGAAATATATGCCAATTTTTATTGAAGGTCAAGTATTTAGAACACCAAATGGACGTACATTATTTGGTTTATATGAAAACAAAGATACTATACACAAAGTTAAAAGAGCATTAATTGTTGAAGGTGAAAAAAGTGTTATGCAATTAGCTTCTTATTATGGTATAGATGATTGTTGGGCAGTTGCCACATATGGTTCAACTCTCACAACAGATCAAGTGCAATTATTATTAGATTTAGATATCTCTGAAATTGTCATTGGATATGATCGTGAATTTGAAGGTGGACGTGGTGACGGTGATACTGTAGATTATGAAAAGAAAATTTTAAAAATGGTTGAACCTTTATTACCTTATGTAAACGTTTCGGTAATTATGGATTATAATCATTTAACTAAATATAAAGACAGTCCTACAGACTGTGGAAAAGAAGTTTTTGAGCAATTATTTCATGAACGCATGAAATTAAATAGTATAGGTTAAGGAGGAAGTATATGACAAAACATAGTAATAAATTTTCATATAGTAAATTAAATACATATGATAATTGTGGTTTTAAATATTATTTACAATATGATCAAGGTCATTTCTTGTATACAGAATCTTTACCATCTGAATTAGGTACAACTCTTCACCATTGTGAAGAACATATTGCATTAGCAATTATGGAAAATAAACCAGTTAATTATGATAAACTTAAAGATGATCTTCTAAATATTAATATACCTAAAAAATCAGTTTACGACACTGAAGGTGGAATTTTTGGGGTTAATATTTTGAAAAAGAAATATCCTGAAGAATTTTTTAGAGTAGATAATGAAGGAAAGTCTTATTTAACTAAAATAGAAAGATATTTAGAAAAAGGGATTTATAGATTAGAAAATTGATTAAAAAATAATCCTGATTGAAAAATATATGGTGTTGAACATTTCTTTTCTATCCAATGAAATGGTGGGGTGTTAAGTGGTTTTATTGATCGTATTTTGTTTAATCCAAAAACAGGAGAATATCTTGTTGAAGATTTAAAAACAAAAGATCATCCATTTAGAGAAGAAGACTTAGTTACTCCTCTACAATTTGTTATTTATACAAAAGCATTGAGCGAATCGTTAAATATTCCCGTAGAAAAAATTAAATGTCAATACAATTTACCATTTTGTGATTTGATTCAACCAGCTGGTACTCCTGGTTTCGTAGACAGAGGAACTAAAAAGATAAATCAAATATTTGAAAAAATTAACAATCATGATTGGACACCAAAACCATCGCCATTATGTTATTGGTGTAATTTCTCAGATACTAATCCTTCTCAACCAAAAGAAGGTAAAAACTTATGTCCATATTATTCTCTTTGGACAAAAGGAGGTACTCATAAAGTTTGAGAAGTAGCACATAAATGGAATGGCATGGATGATTATGCAAAATTAATTCAAGAAATTAAAAAAGAAAATGAAGAATTATTAAATATAGATTTTGATTTTTAGGAGATAAATTATGGAAAAAGAAATTATAAAAATTACATTTAATCCAGAACAATTAGAAGAATATACTTTCCAAGATAAAGATAATATTCCTGTTTGTAGCTTTTTACACATTTATGAAGCTATAGGTTTATTTCCTTATATTGAAGAGTATAAAAACGAACATTCTGACTATCAACTATGTGCTATTACTGATTTATCATGTAATTTCTACACTCTACAATTTTTTAAAAGATTAATTAATTTAAACTGGGGATGTTATGAGTTAGACATTAAAGATGATAATAAAATTATTTGGAATACTAAAAAGTATCCTAAGGGCACTAAACATTATGAAAAAACATTAAAATCTAAAATAAAAAGTTGTATTAACTTAGATTTTGCAAATTATTGTCCTGGTCTTGATGATGAATTGGAAGATTATGTATTAAAATTTGCTGTTATTATTCCAGATTCTGAAGAAAACGATAAATAAAAGTGGTATGATTATCACTTTTTTATTTAATTGCAAAAACATTTATTTCCCATTATAATATATATAGTAATTAAAAGGAGGAAAAAATGGATATTACATGGAATATTATCGAATGGTATAAAACTACTAATGATCCTTTCAAAATTATTCTTTTATATTTATTAGTTCAAATGATTAATGTAGTGACCTCTACGTTAAAGAGTGTAATTTTAGTAAAAGGAACTAAAAAAGCTGCTATAGCAATTAATACTTTTCACTATGTTATTAACGCTTTAGTTGTTGCATTGATTGGTAATGTTATTGCTAATATTCCAATTGTTTTAATAATCACAGCAATTACTAATTTTATAGGAGTATGGTGGGGATTAACATTAATTGATAAATTAAAGAAAGATCGTTTGTGGCGTATTAGTGCGACTGTCAAATCTGCGGATTGGGAATCATTAAAAAATGATCTTAAAAATCATAACATTAAATTTATTAAATTTGAAACCGATTGGGATAAAATTGATTTAATTGATGTATTTTCACATTCGCGTGAAGAAAGTAGTCAAATTAGTGAAATTTTTAGCCATTATAAAGTAAAATATACTATTTATAGTAATAATTATAATTTATAATAGAGGAGAATAAAAATGAAAATTAAAGAACTAACAACATACTTGTCTACAGAAATTTATAACAACAATCCTATAATTTTATCCGATTCTGGTTGGGAATGTGATCCTACTGATATTAATGGAATTTATTATAGTAAAAAAGCTAATGTTCTTATTTTTACACAAGGATATGATTATCATTTTGATGATTTTACTTTAGATGTTATTCAAGATGATATTAATAATTACAATTTAAGATTTCACGTGGACGATTTTCAATGTATTAAATAAGGAGTGCTTATGAATAGAAAAATACCAAAATTAAAATATTTTAAGACTAAAAAAGAGCAAGAACCATATATTATAAAAACCACAGCAATAGCTGACGAGTTTAGTGTTGCTTTAAACAACAGTATTTACAAACAAATGAATCCCAATTTACCAGAAATTAAAGTGGGACAAGAAATTGAAGTATGTGAAGAACCTTTTGCATATTTCAAATATAAAGGCAATATTTATCCAATATATAGTGATGATCCTGGACAACAAAATTATATTAAATTAAATGGAGAAGATTATGGAGCTGGTTCTTTTACTTCTTATCCATATGATGTCGAATATTTTATTTATATTATTGAACAACAAAAAAGAGGAAAAAAATAGGAGTGGAAGTTAAATATGTATAAACATTTATATGAAAATTTTAAACACTGGTATCATGGTGGAAATATTTGGTTTTATTCTGATCCACATTTTGGTGATATAGAATCTTATAAAATTAGATTTCCTAAAGAGTTCGACTTTGATAACAACTCAGACAGACCATCAGATGATTGGGTTGTAAATAAATTAGATCAAATCCAGATTGATAACATTAATAAAAAAGTTCGTAAGAATGATACATTAATTATTTTAGGTGATGTTGGTGATTTGGAATGTATTAGACGCTTAAAAGCCGACTATAAAGTTCTTATTATGGGTAATCACGACCTAGGCGCTTCTAATTATCAAAGAAGAATCGGGTATTTAGATAAATCGCATCTTGGTGAAGATAAAAAATATCATTATATAGAAAAAGATAATAAATTGTTTGATGAAGTGTATGAAGGAACGCTACAAATTAGTCCTAAAATTATATTAAGTCACGAGCCAATAGAATATAAATATTGTTTAAATGTTCATGGTCATGTTCATCCATGCAGACCTTTAACTGAATTAGATTTGCCATATTATGAATTAATCACAGCTGATCATATTTATAAATATTATAACTGTTGTGCTGAATATTTAAATTATACACCAATTTGTTTAAAATCGATTGTAGAATCTGGCGTATTAAAACATATAACAGATATTCATCGAGAAACTATTGACAAAGCTAGTAGTGTAAAAGGAGTGTAAAAATTATGGATGACAAAAATATAAAATTATTATCACTATTTAAAAGATTTTTTACAGAAGAAGAAGTTTGGAAAGATTTGGCTTTTGGCACAGATCAAAATAAACTATATATTGATAGTTGTATTGTATATAAAGATGAAGAAGAAAAAAAATTGTTACAAGAATGGTTAACAGAGGAGGAATCAAAACATGAATAATTTAGAAATATTAGAAAACACCGTAAAAAGTCCAGAAGTTCAGTCGAATAGTTGGGATGCTTTATTAGAACTTAGCAGTGCTAGTTGTTTAAGTTGTGATAATGATGATTCACAATGTTCTGATTGTATTGTAAGAAATAGTAAGAATATTATTCGTGAAGATTTAAGAAAATTAGTACAATATCAAGAATTATTTCAAAAAATTATTAAGTCCGACCCCACTTTAGAATATAGTGGCAAAGAATTAAGTGATTATTATTACGATATCGAAAACAAGGAGAAAACATTATAATGAAAAAGAAGATGGTGTTAGATCGTCAATTTACAGTTTTAGTTGAATGGTGCTATACTAATAATCCTAAAACATCTATTGAGCACTGTTATATTTGGCCAACCAGAAAAAATGATTATCAATATGATGGTGAAAATTATGTTGGACATCATGGTAATGAAGGTATGTCTTTTTCTATTTATGATTCTTTAGAAACCGCAATCGTTCATGCTCAATATAATCCAAAGCATATTATTTTTCAAAAATTAAATAGATTAGAGCGTCGTAAGAAAAAAGAAATTTTAAATTCTTATTCTTGGGATAATTATAAGGGATTGATAAAAAATAATAATTAATAATATATTAATAAAAGCTTGTTTTTTAAATCAATACCCACTATAATATAATTAAAGGAGAAAAGAAACGCATGTTTAAGAAATTATCAAAACTTGATAGAATCTTAGTAATTATTGCTTTAGCTTTAGCTGCAATATGTTTAGTTTTAGACTGTTTTATTGCACCAACCAGAGCTACTACAATTATTAAAGCTATTGTTGGTTTATATATGTTAGGTTGTATTGTTTATTTCGGAATTAGAGATGACAAGAAACCAGTTAAGAAACCAGCAGCTAAAAAGACTGTTGCAACTGCTGCTGCAGAAACTGCACCTGTCGATTCAGCTAAAGATACTACAAAATCAATAAAAATTAAATATAAGATGCAGGAGCTTCGGTCTCCTGCATATCTGTATGGGGCTGTAGCTCACCTGGGAGAGCACTTCCATGGCATGGAAGGGGTAGCGAGTTCGATCCTCGTCAGCTCCACCAAAAAAAGGAGAATATAATGTGGTACGAAATATTTTTAACATTTTATTATATATTTAGTTTTACTCAAAGTATTCCTGCTGTTATTAAATTATTAATGACACACAAAAGTCATGATTATAATCTTGGTTATAAAATATTACAAACTTTAGCGTTAATTTGTTGGACAATTTATGTTTTTAATACAGCACAGCAACCATTTCAAAAAATTGCTGCAATTGTAGATATGGGATTACTTACTTTAGAAGATATACTAATTTTAATATATTATAACAAATAGAAAGGAGATATCAATGACAGGTTTTTATTCATTACATAATCATTCTCAATATTCTAATATTAGAATGTTAGATTGTATTATTAAACCTAAAGATTTGGTTCAAAAAGCAATTGATTTAGGATATAAAGGTATTGCACTCACTGATCATGAGTCTCTTTCTGGTTCAATTGATATGTTAAAGATCCGTGATAGTATTAAAGAAACTAATCCAGATTTTAAAATTATTTTTGGTAACGAAATATATTTAATTGAAGAGTGTATGATTAAAAACACCCCTAAATATTATCATTTTATATTATTAGCAAAAGATGAAATTGGTTGGAAACAATTACAAACACTTTCTGATAGAGCATGGGATCGTTCTTATGTTGAAAAGGGATTGCGTAGAACTCCTACAACATATAAAGATCTTGAAGAAATTGTAAAACCTAATCCAGGACATGTTTTTGCATCTACTGCATGTTTAGGTGGTTATTTACCAAATTGTATTCTTGATCACGAAGTTGATAAGGCAAATCGTTTTGTTCAATGGTGTATAAAAGTTTTTGGTGCTGATAATATTGCATTAGAAATACAACCTTCAGATTCTGAAGAACAAACTACTGTTAACAGAGTATTGGTTAATTTTGCCAATCATTATAATTTACCTTATATTGTTACTACTGATAGTCATTATCTTGAAAAAGATGATTTTAATATTCACAGCGCTTTTTTAAATAGTAAACAATCTAGTGATAGAGAAACAGAAAAATTTTATCGTTTTACCTATATGATGAACGAGGAAGAAATTCGTTCATTGTTAAAGCTAAGTAAGTTAACTGATCAAGAAATTGATATTGCTTTTAGCAATACTTGTAAAATTGCTAACCAAATTGTAGATTTTGATTTTAGACACGACACAAATATTCCTTGTCCAAATCTTCCTCAATTTAAATTAGAACACATATTAAAGCCTTGGTATGAACAATATGAATGTATTAAGTATTATGCTTATAGTAAATATGATCAAGATCAATATTTATTATATTTAATTGAACAAGGTATTAAATCAAAAGGTATTAGTATTGACACAGTTAAAGCTGAACGTATTAATACTGAATTAGATGTTCTTCGTTACATTACAGATGCTAATAATCAACCTGTAAGTGGTTATTTAAATCTAGTCAAAACAATTGAAGATATTATTTGGGAAATTAGTTTTATAGGTGTATCTAGAGGATCTGCCATGTCTTTTTATATTAATTACCTTATTGGTATTGTTCAAGCTAATCCATTAGATTATGATATTGCTTATTGGCGTTTCTTAAATAAAGCAAGATCAGGCGCTGGCAACTGGCCTGATGTTGATATTGATATTGCTCCATCTAAAACTGAAGATGTTATTAATTTATTGAAGCAACGTTTTGGAGAAAAAAATGTTATTAATTGTGCAACTTTTAAAACAGAATCTTTAAAATCTGCTATTTTAACCGCAATGAGAGGGTTGGGATATAACAATGATGATGCACAAGCAATTGCATCACTTGTTCCTGCTCATCGTGGTAAGATTTATTCATTACAAGATTGTCTCGAAGGTAATGAAGAAATGGGTTTTGAACCAGTTCCAGGATTTCAAGATAAATTAAATCAATATCCAAAATTATTAGATACTATTCGTAAAATTGAAGGGCTTTCAACCAATGCAAGTATTCATGCTTCTGCAGTATATATTACTAAAGAAGGATATGATAATTATGTTTCTTGTATGAGAGCACCAAATGGTACAAAAATTACATCATTAAATATGCATGATTCCGATGATTGTGGTATGTTAAAATTCGACCTATTAAGAACTGATGCGGAAGAAAAATTGATGCAATGTATGTCTTTGCTATTAGAACATAATGAAATTCAATGGCAAGGTAGTTTAAGATCAACATATGATAAATATTTACATCCAGATCATTTAATATATAATAATTCAAAAATGTGGGCCGATGCTGCTTCTGGAAAAATTGCCAATTTATTCCAATTTGAAACGCAAGTAGGTGCAGTTTGTATCGCTAAAACTAGACCTGAAAACATTAAGCAAATGGGGGCCGCAAATGCTGTTATGAGATTACAAGCTGAAGGTGGTAAAGAATCTCCAATTGATCGTTATGTCCGTTTTAGAAACGATAACGATTTATGGTATTTAGAAATGGCTGAAGCTGGATTGAATGGTGAAGAAGTTAAAATTCTCGAAAAATATTTAAAACACAAATTTGGTTGTGCTGTTGAGCAAGAGGATGTTATGCAATTATTAATGGATCCTCAAGTTGCTAATTTTACTTTAAAAGAAGCTGATCATGCAAGAAAAATTATTGCTAAAAAGAAATTAGCTGAAATCACACAACTTAAAGATGACTTTTATAATGCAGGAGTTGCTCGTAAAGAATTTTCTGATTATGTTTGGACTAATTGTATTGAACCACAATTAGGTTATTCTTTCTCGGTTCCTCATGATATCGGTTATAGTTTAATTGCTTTACAAGAAATGAATTGCGCATCTAATTTTAATTCATTATATTGGCAATGTGCTTGTTTAAATGTAAATAGTGGAAACTCTAACACAGACGCGATAGACGAAGAAAATGATGAAGATGATAAATTAATCGAGGAAGAGGAAAATAATGCTGAGGAAGCCGAAAAAGGGGCAAAAACAAAGCGTGTAGCTCCAAACTATGGTAAAATTGCCAAAGCTATCTCAGATGCTCAGCTTTCTGGAGTTAAAATTGATCTTCCCGATATTAATGAAGCTGAAGATCGTTTTATTCCAGATATTCAAAGAAACAGTATTCTATATAGTTTACAAGCTGTTAATACTATTAGTTTTGATTTATTAGACCGTATTATTCAAAATCGTCCTTATACGGGTGTACTTGATTTTTATAACAAGGTACAACCTACTCAATCTCAAATGATTGGAATTATTAAAGCTGGATGTTTTGATAATTTATGTTCAATGGATAGAAAATTAATTATGGAAAAATTTTTATATTATTTAGCTAATCAACAATATCCTAAAAAAGAAAAAATGACTGCTGTTCAATTAAAGAAAGCATTAGATATGGGATTAAATCTTGATAAATATTCAGACGGAATTCGTATGTATAAATTTAAAAAATATTTAGACTCAACTCCTATTGATACATCTAGTAAAACTCGTAGATATATTTTAAAAGAAGAAGTCGCTTTAAAATTCTTTAATGCTAAAATTAAATCTAAATTGGATATGAATAATTTTGAGTATGGCTATCTACCAAACAACAGTGTTTTTATAAAATGCGCAGCATTTGACAAATTATATCAACAAGAATTAAGTGAATTAATGATTTATTTAAATTCTGATGAAGGTAGGACAGAATTTATGAATTTTGAACAAAAAATTTTCATTAACGAACTTAAAGAAAAATATTGCCAAGGAAATTTATCTACTTGGGAAATGGAGACCATGTGTTTCTATCATGGATCTCATGAACTTAAAGGTATGAATGAAATGATTTATAATACCAAAGATTTCAATCAATTACCAGAAAATCCCGTAGCTAAAGTTATAATGGATAAAGATGGAAATGAAAAAAACATTTATAATTCTTGTACTTTAGCGGGAACGGTTACTAATTCCGACAACAACAAACACATTGTTAGCATACTTACTTTACATGGTATAGTTAATATAAAACTATATACTACATTCTATACACAATATAATCAAAAGATTAGTACTATTGATAATAAAACAAAAAAGAAAACTACCATTGAAGATTCGTGGTTTACTCGTGGTAATAAAATTTTAGTTCATGGATATCGTCGTGAAAATATGTTTATTGCCAAACCTGATTATTCACAAGGTGGTATGCGTTGTGTTGGTTTAATTGAAAATATTTTACCAGATGGAACAATTAGCGTGAGATATAAACGTAATAAAAAATAATAAAAGGAGGAAGAAATTTATGAAAAAATATTTTGTTGTTAGTGATATACATAGCTTTTTTACTCCTTTTATGAACGCATTAAACGAGGCACAATTTGATATAAATAATTCCGAACACATTTTAATTGTTTGTGGAGATTTATTTGATAGAGGTAAAGAAAGTGTAAAGTTATATAAATTCATTAAAAGTCTTCCAAAAGATAGACGCATATTAATTCGTGGTAATCATGAATATTTATTAAAAGACCTTGTGTCTAAAAAAGTACCTGAAAGTCATGACTTTTCTAATGGTACTGTACAAACTATTATGGACTTTACGGGTTATTCATCTTTGGATTTACACAATGATTGGTGGGTATATGATGCGTGGCCATCCATGTGCGAAGACTTTAAAAATTATACTTACATTATTGATTGGATTTTTAATAGTGATGAATGGGTTAATTATTTTGAATTGGGACAATATATTTTTGTTCATAGTTTTATACCGTTAAAAGATACTTCTGTTTTAGGAGGGTCATTAATATATAGTTATCATCCACAAGTAGAATTTATTCAAGATTGGCGCAATTCCTGTTCTGCATTGGAATGGGAGGAAAGCACATGGGGCTGTCCTTGGCAATTATATAAAATGGGTTTATTTCAAAAAGAAGAAGATAAGGGAAAGATTCTTGTGTGTGGTCATTGGCACGCTTCAGATTTTCATCGTGAATTTGATGAAGATTATAGTGACAATTATAATATTTATACAGGAAAAAATTTAATTGCTTTAGACGGGTGTACTGTTGTAACGAATCATGTTAACGTATTGGTAATTTCAGAGGAGGATCTAATTAATGGATAATATTAATAATAACAATGTGAATCATCCAAGTCATTATAACCAAGGAAAATATGAAGTCATCGATGTTATCAAAGATGCTTTAACAAAAGAAGAACTTTATGGATTTTGTATAGCTAATGCTTTAAAATATATTTTAAGAGCTGAGCATAAACATGAAAGTCCGATAGAGGATTTAAACAAAGCTGTCTGGTATTTAAATTATATTATTGATATATTAAAAGAAAGTAAATAAATATGGAATGAACACAGTTAAACACTAAGCGTTATTATGAATATATTAATAATATAATAACCACTAGAGGGCAATGAAATATTCCTGAAGGTGAATATTGAGAAGGGCATCATATTATATTAAATAGTTTTGGTGGTCTTCCTAAAAAATTTCATAAAAGTCAACCACAACATGAAAATATTATATGATTATATCCTCAAGAACATTTTATTGCTCATAAAATCTTAGCTGAAGACAATCCTAATAATTATATTGTTAATCTTGCTTTTAGTGCCATGGCTTTAATGAGTAATGGATATTCTTTGACTGCTGATGAATATAATTTGATTAAAAAAATAATTTCAGAACAACGAAAAGGAAAACCTGTAAGTGAAGAAACCAGGCACAAAGTTAGCGAAGGATTAAAAGGAAATATTCCATGAAATAAAGGATTAAGTAAAAAAACAGATCAAAGACTTCAAAAATTATCTGAAAAAATAACTCAATTAAATATGCACAACAAACCATGAAACAAAGGTTTATCAGGTTATGAAGGGTACAATAAAGGATATAAATGGACAGATGAACAAAGAAAACATCAAAGTATGGCTCAAAGAGGTTGTAAAAAACCAAAGGTTAGTCAAGCATTAAAAGGTCGAATTAGATCCGATATTAGTTTACGTAATAGGGGACGAATCGCAGTTAATCGTAAAAAAGTTTTATGTTTAGAAACGGGACAAATATTTGACTCTGTTGCCCAGGCTCAACAATGACTAATTGATACTACAGGTCACGGAGGTCATATTACCAGTGTATGTAATGGATCTCGAAATATAGCTGGTGGATATCATTGAACTTATGAAATTAATAAACAATTGAAAAAATAATAAGGAGGACAAATAATGAAAATTTATTTAGCTGGATCTATATTTTATTACGGAGATTATTTAAGAAATAAAAAATGGGCCGAACAAATTCGTGCTACTTTCCCAGGGGTAGACTTATATAGTCCAATTGAAAATACAGATATCAATGGTACTGAAGGGAAAAAGAAATTTGCAGGATCACAGGAGATTGCCAACGCAGATAATGATCGATTAGATAAAACAGATATTCTAATTGCTTGTTTAGATAATGATGTAATTCCTTCTGGAACCTGTGCTGAAATTGGTAAATTTCATGAAAAAATTGCCAGAGGAGAACATAAATATATAATAGGAATTTGTACCGATAATCGTCAATGTTTTTTAACACATAGTATTGAAAAAGACAATGGTGGATGTCAATCATTAGGTGAACAACAGTATAGTTATCAAAATTTATATGTAACAGGTTTAATTAAACAAGGTGGTATATTAGTTTCTAATATTGATGATGCTATTAATTTTATAAAAAGCAAATGTGCTGAATATTTGCAAGAATATATAATGGAGGATGATGATGAATAATATGATTTATGGAATTACAGACAAACCTAAAAAATGGTATGAATGGATTTTATATCCTCTACAAATGGTTTTAGCAGTATTTGTAGCAACCGTGTTGATTGCGAATATCTGTGGAACACCAGTCAGCTCAGCTTTAATTGGTGCAGGTTTGGCGACTATTATATATGAGTTAGTTACAGGTTTTAAATCACCAATGTTTATTTCTAGTTGTGGAGCCACTGTTTCAGCTGTTCTTGGTGCATTAGCATTAGGAGGCGGTAATAATTATTTAGCAGTATTTATTGGCGGTTTAATTATTTTAATTGTTTATGCTATTTTTGCTTTTATTGTTAAATTAGGCGGAGTTGAAAAATTTAGCAAAATTTTCCCTCCAATTATTGTTGGTCCAGTCACTATGGTTATTGGATTAAACTTAGCGGGATTTATTCCGACCTATGTTGGTACAAACAATTGAGCAATGGTAGTAGCGTTATTCACAATGTTTATCACTGCTCTTACTTCTCACTACTTTAAAGGCTTTGCTAAAACAATTGCATTCTTAATTGGTTTAATGAGTGGATATATATTTGCACTTATATTAACATTGACAGGCGTAGAAGAATTGGTTGTTTTCGAATCTGTTCAACATTTCTTCACTCTTCCAGAATTTGCATTTTTAAAATTTAAGAATAGTCCATTTGAATGGAAACAATTATTAGATATTTTATTATTATTTGTTCCTGTTGCTATATGTGCTTTATTAGAACACTATTCTGATCATAAAACATTATCTAATATTATTGGAACAGATTTGACTCAAAATCCTGGTTTAAATAAAACTTTATTAGGAAATGGTGCAGCTTCTGCTGTAGGAACTTTAGTAGGTGGACTACCTCAAACCTCCTATGGAGAAGGAGTTAGTGTTATTGGTTTTAGTAAAGTTGCATCTGTGATTGTATCTACAATTGCTGCTATATTCTTATGTTTATTAGCATTTATTGAACCTGTTAGAATATTTATTAATTCTATTCCATCATGTGTTTTTGGTGGATGTGCAATGATATTATATGGATATATTGCGGCTTCAGGATTAAAAACACTATTTGCAAGCAAAGCAGATTTAGATAATAGTAAAAATTTAATTATTGTTTCTGTAATTCTTACAGTTGGTGTTAGTGGAGTATTTTTCTTAACTGAAAGTTTTGTAGGAGTATCATTAGCAATGATATTAGGGGTAATTTTAAATTTAATTCTTAAAAACAAAAAGGAGGTTATCAATTAGTATGTTAAAAATTATATTTATGCACCAAGATGGTTGTCCACAATGCACTATGGTAGAAAATTTATTAAAGAAAAATAATATACAATATGAAAGCTGTAAAGATATTGATACTATGGTAGCTATGGGTATTACTCATACACCTGCATTAATAGTTGATGATCAAATTTTACAAGGCAAACCAATGATGAATTGGATTAATCAATATAGAGGTTAAAACATATGGATAAACATACTTTGTTAAATACGGAGATGTTTAAAGATAATGAATATTTAGAACGATATATCAATTTAATTAATTCAAATTTATCCACAGAGTCCAAACCCTTTATTACACAACAACATCATATTGTTCCAGTACACGTCTTTAAATATAAAAAGATGCCAATAGACAACTCAATTAATAATTTAGTTAATTTAAAATTTAGCGATCATCTTTTAGCGCATTATTATTTAATGCGCTGCGCTAATAATACAAGAGTGGAATTAGCAAATGCCAATGCTATTTTTAAAAATATTAATAATCCTCATTCTCAAGATTTAGAAACATGAATTATTAATAATAGCGATTTACTCAATGATATTAACAAACGAAGATGTGAATTAATATCTATACATCACTCTGACGTATCTGGTGTTAAAAATAGTCGTGCAACTAAAGTATATCAATATGATAAAAATGGAAAAATAGTATGCGTTTATTCTTTAATTAATGACTGTGCACAAGCACTTCATTATTCACCTGATAGTCTTCGTTCAATACTATCTCGCAACAAAATTATTCAAATTAATGAATTTTTCTATTCTAAAAATTCTAATATTAATTTAGTGGAAATTAAACAATATAGTTTGTATAAACAGCAATTAATTAAAAGAAAACGTTCACCAAGAATGTTTATTTGTGAATATTGTGGCAAAGAATATAGTTTATTATTATCTGAACAAAATTATATAAGTAGTTTGGAGCATCATCACTATTGTTATGAGTGTGCAAAAAAACACTGTGGTAAAGCAAAAAGGAGGTAAGTCAACATGAAAAAAGAAAATATTATAAATAGATTTAATGATAAAAAATGGAAATATATTACTGATTATAAAACAGCGGCTAATGCAGCTAGTGGAAGCGAAGTTGATAGTAATGCAAATGTTACATCTAAAAATGTGGCTACACTTTCTGCTGAAATCAGTAAAAAGGATGTTATTTCATTAGGATATTACATTATTTATCATTATATAGAACAAAAATATGGTAGCGAATTGGCAGAGCAATTTTTAAAAGATGAAGACGAACATATTATTTATGTACATGATTCCACCTCTTTAATGCCTTATTGCGTTGCAATTTCATTATATCCTTTTCTATTAAACGGATTAAGAGAATTAGGAGGAACTTCTGCAGCACCTAAACATTGTGATTCTTTTATTGGAGGATTGTGTAATTTAATATTCTTAATCGCAGGACAGTTTGCAGGCGCAGTTGCTGTCCCAGAAACAATACCATATTTAGATCATTTTCTTCGTATTGATTATGGTAATGATTATGTTAATCATTTAGATGATATAATTGAATGTTTTGGTAATCGTAAATCGACATTACGAAATAAAATAGAAGATTTATTTCAAGAATTTGTTTATTGTGTAAATCAACCCGCTGCAGCAAGAGGTTATCAATCACCATTTACAAATATAGCTTATTTTGATAAAGGATATTTTGAATCTATATTTAAAGATTTTGTATTTCCTGATGGAGATGAGCCTTGCTGAGAAACAACTAAAGAATTACAGAAAATGTTTATGAAATGATTCAACAAAGAACGTACAAAAGAAGTAATTACATTCCCTGTTGAAACCATGAATTTATTAACTGATGGAAAAGAATATGTAGATAAAGAAATGGCTGATTTTACTGCAGAGATGCATAGCGAAGGTCATTCATTCTTTGTGTATCAATCTGATTCAGCCGATGCATTAAGTTCTTGTTGTCGTTTGAAAAATGCAATTGAATCAAATGTATTTAGTTATACATTAGGTGCTGGTGGTATTGAAACAGGTAGTAAAAAAGTTATTACTTTAAACATTAATAGAATTGTTCAAAATTGGTTTAAAGAAGAAGTTAATGTTAAATATAAGAGAAATAAATTAACCCTATCTGAATATATAACTAATATTGTCAGTAGAGTTCATAAATATTTAGAAGCTTGAAATGATCATTTATGGGATATGTATAATAGCGGTTTGTTAACCGTATATAAAGCAGGGTTTATTGATTTAGATAAGCAATATCTTACTATAGGTTTTAATGGTTTTATTGAAGGTGCAGAATTCTTACAAAGTATGAATGAATTTATTCCTTCACAATATCAAGGTATTGAAATAAGACCTGATAATGAAGCTTATAAGCAATATACATATGATATATTAAATACTATTAAAGAATTAAATGGTAAAGATAGAACTGAACATTTAAGATTTAATACTGAACAAGTCCCTGCAGAAAATGCTGGAGCAAAATTATATAATTGGGATAAAAAAGATGGTTATGTAGTTCCTACAAATAGAAATTTATATAATTCTTATTTCTATCCCGTAGAAGACGAAACATATGATCCAATTACTAAAATGTATTTACAAGGTAAAGATTTTATTGGTAATTTAGATGGTGGTAGCGCTTATCACTGTAATCTTTCTGAACACCTAAGTCAAAAACAATATAGATATTTAATGGATGTTGCAGTTAAAGCTGGATGTTCATATTGGACATATAATATACCTAATACTATTTGTAATAATTGTGGTCATATTGATAAGAGAATGTTAACTGAATGTCCAGAATGTCATAGTACTAATATAGATTATGCAAGTCGTATTATTGGATATTTAAAAAGAATTTCAAATTTTAGTGAAGTAAGACAAATTGAAGCTCATCGTCGTTATTATGCCTCAGGTTCTACTATAAATCATGAAAAAGAAAAGTAAAAATTTTAATGAAATCTTAAAATTTTATCCGCAATGTAAAGTTGATTATCGACACGGAGGAATTGATTTAAGCGGTAAAAAAATAAATCATTTATTACCTATTTATTTTAGTCATTACAATAATAGAGGTGGCTGAGTATGTAAATGTGATTGTGGACAATATACATTCTACAACACAGATAAATTAACAAGTGGAGAGGCTACCACTTGTTCTTCCTCTTGTGTATATAA